TTCCTACTATGCTCTCTTCTCTTAGCTACTGTTAGTTGGGTAACACTCTTATTTTCTCTTTTTGGGTGACCCCGAGTTGCTAAAAGACACATCTCTGGATTAGCCCTTGTCCAGTACCCTGTACCCATAAACTCTGTGCTATCTTGATTTAACTTGACCCAAGTAAATGCCACTGTCTTATACTTAAATCCCCAACAATCTATTACGTGGAGTCCATCTTTTAACATAGGATCAGTTACCCACATCAATAGTACACAATCAGGTAAACATATTCTACCTACATCTAAATAGCAAATATCATCTAAGGACATTACTGGATAGTGATTAGTTGCTGCTCTATTCTGATTAGTTTCTGAGTATGTCTTAAATGACCAAGGAGGATCAGCATATATTACACCATACTTCTTATTAGTAAAAGGAGGAGGTTCTACCTGCATTTCTGAGTATTTAGGTTTCATCTAGGATTTATCCTTTGGTTCTTCCTAGGAATAAAGTTTCTAATAGAAATAGCAGTTTGACTCATTGTCATTTCACTACCAAGTATGAACTCTAAATATGTATAGCAGCAATCGTGGCAAAGATCAAATTCTACATTGTTTCCCCCACTACCATCCTCCTTAATATCTATTGTAAACTTCAATCGCCTTTTAACTAGGCCAATAGGTTCAATCTCTTTATTACACTTGTCACATACAAATACTTCTCTCTTAGCCATTGCTATGCTCCTTTAGCATATTCATTATGACTATAAATGATTTATAATCCTTTACTACATTTGCTAATTCAAACAAACAATTTGGATCAATGCATAACTTCAAATTCATTGTTTCGGCGGCTCTAATACAATAGCAAATAGCATCTAAGAAGTTAGGTTCTACTAGACTACCATTAGGACCATCTATAATACAACTACCATCTTCTCTTCTTAGTAAGGTAATCATCCTATAATCTCCTTTACTTCCTCTACGGCTTCTTCTATTCCTTTCTTAGCCTCTGTAACTGCCTTCACAAGTTCATTATAATCCTTAGTAAGATCACTAAATGTTGTTCTAATAGTAACTGGACTAGATGTTGTAGAAGTTGCATCTACTAATTTAATAGTATCATCTAGTTCATCTCTTAGCATCCTTAATACGGGAATAGATTGAATACTAATAGCATCTGTAGGACATGTATCTAATAGATATTTCAACGCCTCAGTTACTTTGTTAAAGCAAGGAGTAGATTTACACATATGATAAGATAATACTTGATTACCTGGTAAATCATAAATAACATCTTCATCATTTATAGCAACTGCTCCTTCGGTATCTAGATCATAAAAGATGTGATGTCGTTGTCCTTTGTATAACATTTCTTTTCCTTTCTAGTTTAGCCCCGGTTTGAGGAACTCAAACTAGCAGTGCCTAAAAAGCACACGGTACTCCAACCACTAATTGCCGGGGCTAACAATTAAGAAGAAGGAGTACCGTGTGTGTACATCAAAGAGTATCACTATCCTTTTATCCAGTAAGACATTTATGTACTAAGAACAGTAGACTATCCTATAGGAACTAAGCTGCGTAGTAGCTATAAATCATTTATAACCTTAGTGTGGTCCTGCTACATTACTGCTATCATCCTCTTCATACTCTAGGTCACTGTTATCATCGAATCCATCCATGTAATCAATCATATCAATAATCTTATCATCAATCTCTTCCACAGTACAATCAAGAACTAGGCATCCTTCATCATCACTACCATTTATAAATATACAAGTTTTATCTTTATAGGTAGCATGTGTATTATAACTTGAAATATGATCTATGTTGATCCTTGTGCCATTAACTTCGATGAAACCTCTAGGAATAGACATCTTACTCTCCTTTTGCATCTTTTATTAGTTTACTAATTTCATCTACTGAAAGTACGGTTGTTACTATCTCTCCATCCTTTAATCTTAGTGCACATTTTGGACTTTCATTATCACATGAGAATGCTACTACCTTCTTAGTGGGTTTGTACTCCCCATAATATCCTATGAAATCTACACTAACTATATACTTTTCTACTTGAATAAATCCTAATGGTATCACTACTATTCTCCTTTTGTTCTCTTGTATAAACTCCAGACTGCTTGGCCCCACTCAGTAGAGCCTTCAGCATATCTTTTACCATAACTAATCACATTGTACTTCGTAGGTCCATTAGCATCTGAACCATCTGAATTAGCGAACCTCCTAATAATTTTAGCAGACCACATTGCTTGTGTTCTTAGGTCTGTTCCTTTAGCTACCTTAACACCATAAGCATAATCATCTCTGTTTGGATTTTCATGTGTCCTAATGGCTATTAGTAAATTAGGTGATACATTGTATAAGTCACCAGCTACAATAGCAATATGCCAGTTTCTTAGATCACCCTTAAAAAACTTAGATGTAGAAGAGTAGATAGGTACTCTTACCCTCTTACCATTAGGTAGATGCCTGTAAATATCATTTACATGATTCATTACTGCTGTATCCCATGCTATACTATTTAGTTGATCCTCATTAGCCCACTTGTTGAATTTATCAGCTAAGTCGTAACATGATCCATTGTTTCTGATTATATATTCATCTTCTGTTCTACAGTAGTTGCTAGCAAATGAGACAGTTGCTAATAGCAGTGCTACAATCATTACTTTCTCTCCTTAATCTTAAACGGTAGTTCTTTACACTGAAACCCTGCTGCCCCCTTATGCCCATTTCCACCATATTTTCTAGCAATCTCTGATACATCTACTGTTTCTGAATACAAACTAACTGTCCAAAGATAACCATCAAACGAAATACAAGAGCAGATTGGGTATAGATTCTCCTCTATACTATTAAACATATCCGAACTTCTACCATAGTTAATAGCTAGGATAGTATACCCTTCAAACTCAGCCTCAAATGATCTCTCTATAATCATAGAAGCATTAGTAATATCTAGCTTACGTCGTATCTTGCCACCAACACTTGTTGCCCATTCTATTTCTTTAGCACCTGATAAGGAATACACCAGTGTCCACAACTGATTTGAACTAGGTGTAGTATTATAGCAATACTGTAACCCATAATGAAAATCTTTAGTTTTATCACCAAACTTAAATGACCATGTATCCCAATCTCCTATCAACTGTACAGCTATTGGAGTGTCCAGACCATTGTACAAATATCTCCAAACTAATTCACAAGCAGCCATTCTTTCACCATCATTACCTGCTGCTCTAATACCACAAAGATGTTGTGGATAGATATTACTATTACAATTTTGGTGATGATCTATCCAGGTTACATTTGGAGTAATACCAAGAAGCTTATCCCAATCTCCTTCTTTCTGTAAGTTAAAATCTACAATATAAACAACTTCATCCTTCTCAATAAGATCAAATCTAAATGATAAGTTGTAGTTAGTGGATTGTAGTCTTATACCGTCCCCCGTTCTATTTCTTACAATAAATGCTGAACATTCACCATCTAAGTCATTGTGATAGAAACAGATCATTGTCCAATCTCCTCTTCTATTCTTGCTTTAGAAATATCCACATACTCTTTGTCTATATCTATTCCAACACAATAGTTACCTGTTCTAATAGCAGCTATTGCTGTTGTACCACTTCCTATATAAGGATCAAGTATTACATTATCCTTTCCTCTTGAATAGACCTTGATTGCCCAGGTTGGTAGTTCTACTGGAAATGCTGCTCCGTGTGTTTTAGTTCCTGCTGAACTCCTCCAATCCTCTCCTAATACTCCTCTTTGAGATAACTTGCGGTCATTTACATACTCCGTGCCGTCTCCATCTCTCTTTCTCCAAGTCCAAATGTATTCATAATCAAATACATTTAATGGTCTTCTATTTAGATAGATTGGGATAGCTATCTTAGCAAACTGCTTTCTCCATACTCTAATAGACTGCAAGTCTAACCCTAGTTCATGCCCAAACTCCCAGTGTGTTACACTTGCAGGATACCTACCAGGTACTTCCGCATCATACATTCTTCCTTTAGAGTTATGATAATCCCCAAAGTTAATAACAAAATAGCATCCTGGTTTTAGTAGCCTCTCTACTTCTTGATACATGTTGTATAAACCAGTTCTATATTCATCAAATATCTCTGTTAGATCACAATGTTTCTTATTAACAAAGTAAGGTGGACTAGTAACACATAGATCAATTGTCTCGTTATAAAAGTATTCCATTACATCTACGTTATCACCTAAATACAAGTCTACCAGATCAGTAGAATAGTATGGAGTATAAATCATTTATAGTTCACCATCTACCGTCCAATGTAGTTGAAACATCTCTTTAGATACTACCTCTCTCCTGGTACCAATATACACAATAAAATCACCAGGATTAACGTTTACTTCACTATCTTTCAGCCCCTCACTTGTCATAGGACCAGCATTATAGAACTTACAAGGAGTTTGTATTTGACAAGCAATGCCTCGTATATCCCCGTTATGCACCCTCAGTGAACTAAGTGCCCTCAGAGAACTCATTTTTCTCTCCTAATAACTGAGTAATACAATCTCCGAGTATTCCTACGATATTTTCATCTCTTGTGTCCATCTCTTCTCTAAGAAAGTTCCAAGCAGTAGCCGGTAGCTCGTCCATTACTTTATTCACTGTGTCTATTAGAGAACATGTCAGCAGATGAAGAATCTCCTCTCTAATAGCACACTTTAATGCCTGTTCACTACGTCTTGTAGCAATAGTAATTGTTGCACATAAATGCTTAACATTAAAGTCAAGTGCTGCAGAACAATTACCTTTCTTAGGAACTTCAATATGTTCATGGTCAACAAATACTATCTGCAATCTAGGCTGCCACATTGTTAGATGAAGTCTAGTCATCCACTCATCAATATACTCTCTGCAAAACTTCTCTGGATCAAATTCCTTAGCCATTACCTACTCCCTCTTGCTATGATGTTCATCTGAACTAATTACATCTTCTGTTTCCCCGGCACTAAAGTCTTTCATATTGATCTGTCTAAACTTAGAAATATCAACCTTAGCTTCTACTAAGACAGTACGTAATGTTACTGCGGGGTTTTCAAGCCCACCCTTCTCAATTAGATCAATAAGTCCATCACATAGCCCACGCATTCTACCTAACATAGTAGCAACAAAATGCTCAAACTGTCCCTTCCAATATACTGCAGTAAGCATTCTTGCAATATCCATTGTACAAACCATTAGTGCATTAGTAATACCAATAGCACTAATGTTATCGTATACTACTCTCTTTGCATAAGTTTCTGCTGCCTTGTCATAGACATCCTTTATGTTATATGTAATTGGCATTTATCTAATCTTCTTTCCTAGAATTCTTCCGGCTGCTCTACTCATTCCACGACTTAAGTCTCTTACTCCTCTTTGCTCTAATCCTGCTGGAACCATATTATCTGGTGGTCTTGGCCCAACATTCATAAATCTTGACTGTTGTACTTGTTGTGCTTTCTGTTGTATTTGCTGCTGTTGAGGATTAGGTTGTCTAACAGGAGGTGGTACATTCTGTTGTGCAACTTGATTTCTTAGTTGTTGTACTTCTTGTTGTAGCTGTCTAATCTGGTTATGTGCATCTGATTGAGGAGGTTGATAATTCTGTGCTTGAAATTGCTGAGGCTGTTGTACCATTTGAGGCATCTGTAATGCTTGAATACCTTCAAATACTCCTTTACCATGCTCCAGACCAGCCTTTGCTGCTGCCCCTACATCCTCTTCAGTTAGTCCTACATTATGAATAATAGTCTTTACTAACTCATTAGCACCTTTTGCAGCACCTCCAACATCTGCTACTTCGTGAACACTTTGTTTCTGTCCTACTACTCTTGCTCCTCTTTGTCCCGATAAACCCCTTACTGGTCTACCTTCATTTCTAATACTATCCATTATTGATCTCTCCCTCTATTCTACGAGCACCGTAGGTATCGTACTGAAAGTGTAAGAACCTTGCATCTATACTAGAATCCCTAAGAAATACATTATTAGAGTATAAATCATTTATAACCTCAATAAATCTATTCTGTTTCTCTAATGGAACAAATGCCATTATAATACCTCCACCACCGCTACCTAACACTTTACATCCCGTAGCTCCTTGATAGTACATAGTATCAATGATACACTCTATTCCGTAAGTAGTTACTTTAGGAGAGAACTGCTTCTTAATCTCCCATGCATCTCTAATAATAGGACCGCACCCACTAATCTCAAGGTCTTGTAGACATCTATGAAACTTATCTACTAATGGTAGCATCTCCTTAGCACATTCAATGTTACTTGATTGATCTTCAAGTATCTCTACTGTCTTATCAGAGGGGCCAGCCCAAAAGAAAAGACAGTGTGATAACAAAGTTACTGCTGCCTTATCCTCATGCTTATATACATCGTGGATACTAAATACTCTATCCTCATTATCTTCGTCCTCAAACGTATATTTTCTTAGCCCTCCAAACATTGCAGCATACTGATCTTGTCTTCCTAGCTTAGAATACTTCCTCTCAATCTCAAATGCAAGTTCCGCCATTTGAAACTTATAATATGAATCTACAATACCAAATCCGTTATATGCTGTAAATGCATTTAGCAATCCAACAGTAGTAGCAGAAGAAGAACCTAAACCAGTTCCTTGTCCTGGCATATCTGCTATTGTAACGATCTCTAAGTTGTCTGGGATAGTGAAACACCTATGAGCATCCTTAACAAGATTATGTGAACACTCACTAATAGAGTTTACTATCTCTGTATGATTAGCCCATGATACTCTATTAGTATTATCAAACCTCTTATTTACCATTACATACACATATCTATTGATTGTTGTACTTATTACTTGTCCTGATAATCCAGTTACTTCTGTAAACTCCGGTAAGTCTGTTCCCCCACCAACAAATGATACTCTAAGTGGAACCTTTACTATAATCACGCAACCACCCTCCTAATCTTAGCAATCTCATTAGCCTTGACTAATCCTTCTGGAGTACCAGCATCAGCCCATTGAATACTTCCAACATCATTCATTATAACATCCATAACTGTTCCATTACTAGCAGTATGCTTACAGCAAAGAGCATCCGCTATTGAGCCATCTAGCATACTTCTTTGGCAGAAATCTTCATGCTCATTCTGTGTACCATAAAGCCAAAATTGCCCAAGCATGGCAAAATGCTCAAAGTTAAGATGTCCATGATCCTTCTTTGATCTAAACCTAATAGATGTATCTTCACATACAAACAAACAATCATATAAGGAATATTCTAGCGGCTCTACCTTAGAAACGAATAAGTTGAAGTCAAGAACATTCCTGCCAGGATATAACAAAGGCTTAGAAGTAATAAAGTCACAGTAAGTAACTACTACTTCACTTCCTCGTATAAAAGGTATAGCTGCCCTAAATGCATCTACTTCTCCTCTTGGTTGATCCTGACAAACAAATACAAAGTTACCAAAGTTTCTTCTAATAAGAGGAGTAGATAAGTATCTCATAATCTCCTCAGAATTTTCGGGGCCAACAACAACACAAAAATTGGTTATCCCCAACTTCCTTAGATTATCAATAGGCCACATAATCATAGGAATACCAGAACCAGGTCTATCATTCTCTAATAGCCTTACCATACCCTTGTTTTTGTATTTTGTTAAATCTCCCAGCCTTCTACCTTGTCCTCCTGCTAATACAACACCTACTGTACTCATGTATATGTTGCTCCTATCTCTAAATCTTTACTGTTTGCCCACTTTCTGATTGCTGTGCTCAACATCTCCTTATGTGATTTCTTGCTATCTTCTAACATTTCTAGATTAGCTCTATCTAGCTTAATATACCCACTTCTGAATTTATCAATCCTTACTCCTGCAGCATAGAATACCTCATCTCTAAACGTATTACCTATAAACTTAACTTCTTTTCCTAACAACAAACATATCAATGCACAATGTACTCTATCAGTCAATACTCTTCTAGCTCTAGAGTACAGGTCAATATAGTCTTGCCACCTATCAGATATAAAGGTAGGTGTCCAGTAACACCTAGAAGGAATAAAATCCACATAGGGAGAATGAGAAGACGTTACGTAGTTATCTCTATCTATATACTTATCTTTTCCAATAACAGAACCATCATTATCTAAGCAAACAATATCATACTCCTCAGATAAATCTACATCAATGTAGTCCCTAAGAAACCAAGCTACATCTATCCCGCAATAGATATTATCATTATCACTAGAAGAAAGTTGAAATGTTCTTGGTCCTCTTGCTATAGAATATACCAGATTACTACAATTCATCCCCACTTCTCTACCAAATCCATATCCATTAAGAAGAACATCATATCCCCTATCTATAAGTGTATTAACTAGTAGTCCATTTACCATCCCAGAGAATATAATCAGGTCTGGGGAATGTTTCTCCCACAACTCAAATACATTATCTGTTCTTCTTCCTAGTATCTCAGGAAGCCATAAATCATTTATAGGTAATTGTACTATATCTGCATTAGGAGCAACACTTTTTATAAGTCTTAACTCAGACTCACAGATAAATCCATTACCTATGTTTGTATACTCCATCCATCTATTACATAATATTCTTGCTGGTCTCATAGTAGCACCCTATAAATCATTTATAATTTCAGCAGCAGTCTTTATAGCACCTAGAACAGCTATTCTATTATTATCAATGGTGTACTTCCATCCTTCTGGAAGTAAATCTGCACCATCATCTATATCAGTTAAGCTTAGAGGATTTACAATCTTAGAGAAGCCACTAGATACTTCCTGAAGAGGTTCCATTGCCCCCCAGCAATCCCATACAATAGAAGGAACACCCAACATCTGTGCAATAACGGCTGTATGCTTTCTTAGTGTTATTACAAGTTCTGCATCTCTAACAATATCTATTACATCATCATAACTAAGAACTCCTTCTACCAATAAAGAATCTGCTTCTCTAAATAGATCATTACATACAATAATATCCATTTCCCCGGCTACTGCACTAGTAGGAATTAGTACCGTAGACTTTCCTGCATCACCCAACTTATTGATAACATTTCCCAGCACCCTTGTAACCTCAAGAGTTTGAATTGCTTTAGGAGCAATAACTACCTTCTCTCTGTTTACAATAAGACTTCTACTGCTAGTCAAATCTTTGCCATAAGCACAATCAGGAGCCTCAATTCCATATACTTCGGCATTATTACAGAACTGTAACATGTATCTATCTCTGCACCACATAAAATGAAAATTGTTGCCAATAAATCTAGTGATAACCTCTTCTGGGGTATTACCAGGAAAGTATCCACAACTTACTCCAATATGAGGAACACCTGCCATCTTTATTCCCCACTTAGGAATAGCAGTTACTACACCGGGAAATATTCCTCCTGGTCCCCAAACAATAACATCAAAGTTAGAGAATATATCTGGTGAACAATCCTTAAGTGAAACATAATTTCTAGTAGATTTATTCACAGAAAATGTCAGTTTAGTAAATTCATACTCTCCATACTTAGATAACTCCTCCGTAAATACATCATAACAAAGATCATCACCAATATTATGTGCAGCAAACCCACCAACCATACCTATCTTCTTCATACAGTTGACTCCTTCTCATGTGTAAGCTTTGCCTTATATCTAACAAATGTATCTATTACTCTCCAACCACGCCTTGCTGTAGTATTCAACCTAAACCCAAAACAATCAAACATAGTTCTAATCTGTTCAGCAGTCCATATATAGAATGGACACGGAGCATTAACTTTATCTACTAAGAAGTGTATTCTACCTTCTGGACAGAAATCTGTATACGCAGTTAATACAGTGCAATCTTCTCCTGCATTTCTTTCACAGAAATCCATGAACTCATACACATCATCATAATCCATGTGATGCATTACATTCCAACAAAAGATAGATGTATATATCTTACTGTCTGTAGCATCTAGAATTCTACCACCAAAACAGTTAACATTGTCCTTTCCAGATAGTGCCACTCTATCTATCAAAAGCTTCCTAGAAACATCCACAGGCTCATAACAATGTAGGACATTACAATCAATTGCTGCTGCTACACTAAGTCTACCATCACCAGCCCCATATTCAAACACACAGTCTAAGTTAGGCATAAACTGCTTAATCAGGTCCCATTCTTCTTGCCCACTCTTTAGATACTGCTCCTCACTCTCACACTTTCCACCATAATAGGTAGCCCAATTTCCATTTGCCTCTAAGTTCTTCTCCCATGTAAATTGACTGCTCTTAGAAATCCTACTTAGAATACTCATAAACTAATAATCCTCTCTAGTGTATCTATCCAGATTTTACCTATTCTTTCGATAGAGTATAACTCTCTTGACCTCTTCTTCCCTGCTTTTCCAACACTATCTCTTAGTTTATCTGAACTAAGTAACTTATCTAATGGAGAGTACCAATCTTCTGGGCTAAAAGCCAAGAAACCAGACTTACCATGCTCAATCAAATTCTGATAACTTTCAGTATCTGTAGCTACTACTGGTAGTCCATGCCTCATAAAGATGGCAGACTTACTTGCACATTTACACCAACACCAGATATTCTGAAACAAAGGACACACACCAATACTAGCTGTTGACATACCAGCGATTGCATTCTCAAATGTCCAGTTTATCAATCTATTATTGTACTTCTTCTTCTTAGCTATATCTATATTACTAACCCCATCTTGTCTATACTCAGGACAACAAAACATTACAGTAAAATCATGCTTCTTACTTAACCTCTCCAGTACAAGATCAATAGTCTGGAAATAGGTAATATTCATATGCATACCCATCCAGAATATTACTAACTCCTTGGATGGATTTCTCTTTACGCTGTCATAGGAAATATCCGCTGCCTCAGGAACATGAAAATTAGGCAATCCACACACATTATCTATTAGTCTTCCTAGCCATTTAGAGCCCGTAGTAACATAGTCTAACTTATCATAATCCTCAAAGAACATATCTCTTTCGGGATGTCCATCTATAAAGATAAAATCATTACAGTCTAGTACAAGCTTATCACATAAACCTCTTGCTACATTAGTTCCTCTTGTATCATACTGCAATACAATAACATCAGCAGTCTCACTACCATCCCAGGAATCAGCATCAACACCAATAGACTGAAGATGTTTATAAACATTGATACCTCGATGTCTAGTAGTGGGCTCTTTATAATCCTGATACAGTCTAAATCTCACTTTCAAGAGTATCACCTATAAATGATTTATATACTACCTTCTATTAGCTCCATAAATTGCCTACACATATTCTCCCTACTCCTGCTATGTGCAGTCTTTATTCCATTATAATATAGCTTCCACCACAACATATCAATATTAGAGAATATAGTATCAATAGCACTAAACAAGTCCTTTGGATTATCATCACCAACAAAAGTAATATTCATATCTTTTCCGGTATCTATCCCATATTCTACTCCAACCTTTGTACTTACTACAGGAACACCACAAGCCATTGCTTCCATAACTATAACAGAAGAACCTTCTAATGTAGATGATTGAATACATATATCATTGTTGTTGTATAGTCCTCTTATCTCATCTCTACTAAGAGTACCATAAGGAATGAATACATCACACTGGTCACTCTCTCTGGCCCCTACTCTGGTATATACTAAATCAGGATACTTACCCCTTAGCTGCTTAATAGCACTACTAACAGATAACAAACCATCATAAGCACTAGGAAGTCTTTTCCCGATTGATAGTATCCTGTGCTTTATTTCTCTCTTCTCATTCCATTCTGGATACATCCTATGAACATCAATACCAATATCCATCTTACCTACAACATTCATTCCATACTTCTTCTCAAACTCCATCATATAATCTGCTATGATAATATGCTTAAATCCAGGAAGACTAAACATCTTAGTAGCTTCTACTCTGGTATTAACATCCCACTCAGGCTCATCAGACTGTATCAATGCAAAGTTGCTGCCACATCCTAATTCTAATGTCTTCTGCATAGTAGTCCAATGTGTAGATACTACAACAGTTGGTTTCGTATAACTGTTAGCATACCTACAAACAGAAACATCATTCCAGTATCCAGTCAGCATGTCATCATCGTAGTTACCCTCATTCTTAACTTCTATGCTAAGAATATTAGTATGCCATCCGTTCTCCTCCATATACTTAGCAACATCATGTACTACTGATATACCACCACAGAAGTATGTACTACCAACTACAAATGATATACTTCCTTTCTTTCTATTCTTAGATGCAGTTGCTACAAACTTCTTCTTATCAAAACTCTCACTAGCGCCCTTTTGCTCTTGGTGCTTTCTTAATCTATATAATACATTGTCACTAAATCCAAAGTTATAGTAAGGATAGGCTCTAATCCACATATCCCAGTCTTCTGCTATCTTACAATCCTCTCTAAATCCTCCAAGAGACCTGTATACTCCTTGTCTAATCATTACGCTCTGACAAGGAATTGGGTTACCTTCATATATATTTCCTTCTAAAGTCCACCCAGTAACATCACCATCAGAACATTCTGCTTTCCCATACATAATGGCTATATAAGGATTAGATTCCATGTAGTCAAACTGATACTGTAGCTTATCTAACAGATACTCATCATCTGGATCAAGAAAACAAATGTACTTTCCTTTAGAGTGGTTAAATAAGAAGTTTCTATTCCAAGGTAATCCTCTGTTCTCCTTATTGTAGAAACATCTTATTCTTCTACTTTCTTTCTCCCACCATTGCACTCTTTCCATAGTATTGTCAGTAGAGCAATCATCTACTAAAAGAAGCTCCCAGTTAACGAATGATTGAGATACAACACTCTCTATAGCAACATCCATATATCTTGCATAGTTATAACAAGGCATCAACACAGAGATGTCAGGGTATAAATCATTTATAGGTTCTTGTCTAGATTCTATCTCTACCCCAGAAAATAGACCAGAAGCAATTAGATCATCTGCATCATAGGAAGGAAGTGCTAATGGTATATTTCTCTCAAAGTCATACGTTCTATTACCTCTTGCAACAGATATTCTATTCCTAGATACTACAAGCTTAGTGTCCTCAGGAGATTGAGTATGCCCAGTTCCTATTCTCTTAGGAGTACCTTTCATCTGACAACTCCTCTTCATAATCATCTGTCATTTTCTCAAAAGGATCATCAGAACTAGTAACTTTCTCGAGGTCTAAAGCTACCAATTCCTTATTATGCCACAACCTTCTTATTTCGTCCTTTAACTCGAACAACTCATCTTTCATCTTAGATAGCATACTAGGTGTCACACTAACTGGTACTACATTAGTAACAACAATATCATCTAAGTGCTCCCAATCAACATACTGTGCCAAAGACCAGATCATCATCTCTGTAAACAATGCATCTGCTTCACGATAGAATACTGGAGATTTATATGTATTATCTTCTGCTTCTTGATAAGCTCTAATAAGACTTCTATCCACAATAAAGGAACTCATGCTTATATCATTTACATTAGCTACACCATCTTTAGTTGCCCATCTTCCTACCAGAAGTGGATTAACCTCCACAGACATTACTCTATCAATTATACCACTATTTAACTTTTCCCCACCTCTAAGAAAGAAAAGAGTATTACCGTGAGAGTTATCTACTGCATGATTTAGATAGTCTGCTAATGGATATGTACCATCCACTAAGAGATTTCTCACCCTTCCATCTCTTCTTACCCACCTATCTACTTCCTCATTCTCATTCTCCCCAGTTACTATCACTTCAATATTAGGATAAGGATCGGCCAGTACACTCTCAATAGTTGGCCCCAGAATATCTTCTTCAGAGGAAATAACAATAATGCTAGCAGTAAGCTGCTCTAATGATGCACCTATAAATGATTTATAGCTCCAACACATATCATCAAGTGCATGATTAGCTCTCACATATTCCAATGCCACTCTTGACCTAGTCTCTGCCGTTCTCCTATCAGCTATTACACTTTCTACGCAAGCAGTAAACTCATCTACATTACCTTGCTCAAACAAGTATCCTCTTTCGTTATCTCCTAAGAGGATAGGAACATCTCCTACAGCAGCAGACACTACTGGTAACATAGCTGCCATAGCCTCTAGCACCACTAAAGGCATACTCTCTGAATTAGAGGCTAGTAATAGACAATCTGAACTTCTCATTAGATTAGAAATTCCATCAGGAGAAACAAAACCTCTAAAGTGTACTCTGTCTTGTAGCCCCCACTTCTCTACGAGTTCCTTCGGAGTATGTTCGTCATTACCAGTACCAGCTACAATCAAATGCATCCCTGGTATTCTCTCACATACTTCAACCATTTGTGGTACATTCTTATCTGCATCTACTCTTCCGGCGTAAAGTGCTACAAAATCATTCCTACTGATACCAAGTTTGTCTCTAACATTAGCACCACTTGAAAACTTAGTAAGGTCTACACCATTAGGAATAATAGTAGCATAACCTTCATCTATATCAATTCCAGAACTCATAAGGGCTGCAGCACTAGTAAAGATGTAGAATGTATTCTCTACATAAGCTAGCTCAGTTTGTGCATGTACAATACTGATACAAGGAATATCAACAAACATACTTCTTAGACTCATATCACTTGATCTACTAGTAATCCATACCAACAAATCTGGCTTCTCATTAGTAATTAAGTCTCTAAGAGCAGATTCATTACTCTCGTCACAAACCTTTACCTTGGATACTTCTGAGAATTCTCCTCTTAGAACATCCCTATTCTGTGTCCTTGTTACTACTACTGTGTTATCCCACTTATTGTACTTAAGGCTTTTCAATAGCTCTAATGTATGTCTTTCGGCACCGCCCAATCCAACATCAGGAATAATCCACACAATCTTTGGGTTAATAGTATCTTCTTTATCTTCCGTATAGAAATTGTTACCCAACAGTAGATCAGTAGCATCTGGTTCCTGAACCCATAATGACTCACCCTTCACAAACTGATACCTTGTAGCCCCGCGTTCCACCGTAAGAGTAGATCTTGAAAATATATCTCTTCCAAGCTGTTCTCCATCCATTACATTCTTCACCAGCCTATATACTGTATCTACCTTTATTTCTCCACTATCATCTGGAGTTACTACTGAATAGTTCCTATAATACTTTGTTCTAACTTGTGGGTCTTTACTATCTGTCTCTTTCTGCACATAGGTTGCAATAAAAGGAGTATTCAGTGCAGCAGCTACATGCATCATTCCTGTATCTGGTGTTATGATTAGCTTACAACACATTACCATTGCACACGAAAACTCTAACTCTGGTAACAGCATTAGCCTAGTAGTAGAATCCGAAGCTGATCCTCTATAAGGCCATCGTATATCTATAGACGTAAAGTCTATTGTTACTGTTGCATATCCAGAATCAGCAATACTAGCTATAAATGGATTTACATCTCCCCACGATCTTCCCATACTAACAGACTTTGGTACAATCCCTATTATTGGTTTATTACCAATCTTGTTAGCACTAAGTAGATCAAGACATTCTTCCCACTTACTAACAAGTATCCCCAGTCTAGGTTGCTTAGAGTATAAATGATTTATACCACACCCATACCCAAAGAGATCAATCCTATTTATGTATCTGGCTCCAGAATGTCTTTCCACAAAACTATCCAAGTCAATAGTAGTAAAACCATTAGGAACTTTACCAACAACCTCTGCAATATTCCTGTAGATAAACTTATACCTTTCATCACTAACTACCACAAACTCCTTGTTAGGATAAGTCTTTACTAACTGTCTAACAGAAGGCTGGAGCATCACCATATCTCCAAGCCTTCCCTCTCTACTTATTGCAATCTTACCACTACTGTTGATAATCTCTAATGAAGTCTCATAGCTAATCTCTACTGGGTATACTGGTTCTTCTGAATGCCCACTACCTATTCTCTTCGGACTTTCCAAGATGGAGCCTCCTAACCTTAAATACTTCCAGTGTCTCTTCTACTCTTCTTCCACCAGTAGCCGTTAGGCTCATTACCTTTGCTTCTTCTACTCTATAATCCATTGGGTAATGTACTGCAAACCTATGTGTCCTATTAACATCAATTTCTACTAAGTCATTAGGTTTGAAATCTATTAGCAATGTCCTAAGATAGAATGCATACAAATGATAGTGCCTAAACAGAATGTAAGGAAGCTTAATCTTTCCCTTCTTAGCTAAAGTTCTATCGAATGCATCATTCAATACTCCATAATTAGCACCAGGACTTTTCCAAGGATCAGTTACTACCAATCCAAACCAGAAGAAGTTTAATGCAGGACCTCCTACATAATACCTACTCTCAAAGGAATTAAACCCAAATATATACTCCGCTACTTCTAGTGCAGGATTTCTGTCCCTAACAACCTCTCTCACTGAGAAGACCTCCTAGAGTATATCCTAAACTCTCTAAGAGTACACAGTGAATATACTATATGTGCATCATCATCGTGCTTATAGTACCCCACATGTAAGTCTTTGATACCATTTGCTGATTGAGCACAGACGACAAAACGGTGCTTCTTAGGCACCGGAACATTGATAGTCAAGTTATTTGACATTTCATCCATGTGTGCAAGTGAATCCTTGTTCCTAATCAAGTATCCAATAGACTGTAGAACATTTAGTCTATACTCACGAAGATGCCTCATCTTCATCTTAACTACTATCTCTTCTCCAGACACCCTATCCAACTCCTTGTCCAAGTCCTTATCACATTCTACTAAGTACCCTGCCCATAAACAATTCCACGGTCCTATACCTATCAAATAACCCTTGCTGCATTTGAATTTATTACTAGGCCACAGATAAGTATTGATGTCCTGAAGACTGTACACTTTGTTCGCTCCTTTTAGAGAGTAGGCTTTGGTACAATGAACTTTATCCTGTGCTCTTGTCCAGATGGTCTTATCATATTCTTCAGTTTGCTAGCTATAAATGATTTATACTTTGTGTTTAGCTCAAATCCTACTCCCACCCTACCACATCTTACTGCTGCCTCTATTGTTGTACCACTCCCTAGAAATGGGTCTAATACTATCTCCCCACGAAATGAGTACATTCTAATAAGTCTATATGGTATCTGCATTGGGAATACTGCTGGGTGACCATCTTGTTGAGCAGGAGGTACATCATACCATATTGACCTAAACCAAGTAACTCTCTCCTGTTTGGTTAATCTACTCTTCTCTTTCCTACTACCTTCTGGAGTAACACCTAAACCATTCTTCTTAAAGATGTGTATATATTCGTAGTTTAACCACAATGCTCCATCACGAGGATAATAAGTTGACCCCATCCACGATCCACCACCACTTGATTGTGTATTACAACCCTTAATCCATATAACACTTCCCATAAACATAAAACCAGAAGTCTCTGCTAAAAGTATCATATCGGAGCCAGTAGGAATAACCCTAAATGGTGTATTCTCCGTCTTAGCTACATACACATCACCAATATTCATGCACATCTTACATCCTGGTTTCAATACACTAAAACAATTATCAAACACTATTTGCATTGAATCAAGATACTCTGAATACATCTCTCCATATCCTATTTGATCTTTGTGACCATAGTCTTTTAGATTACCATAAGGAGGTGATGTAACAATAAAGTCAATAGATTCAGGATCAAGATACTCTAACATATTTCTACAATCATCAAATATAACTTTATGTGTTACTACCATGATCCTGGAAACCTTCACCTTCTACTAAGAAGTAGAATGATTCACTAAGATGATCCTCTTGGCTTTTGACTACAACCTTGTCTTGAATGGCTTCCAAGTCTCGTCCTTCTCCCCCGCCTTCCAGATTATACTCTTCCTCTGCAATTGGTATAGACCTTCCTCTACTTTCCATATTCCATTCTTCCCCCATCCTATTTCTATTGAATTACTTAGTATGTCATTGATCTTTACTGTCTTAGTTCCTACCAACCTCTTAGTTAGATTGTACCATCTAGATATAGGCAATAGATGTAACTCAGTATAAACAACACAATCAGAAGTGTATTCTCTACCGATAGCAACAACTGCTGAACCTCCTCCCTTCACTACTCCTATTAGAGACCTTATTTCAAACTCCGTAAACCTATCTTTAGATAGCCCTCCAGTCCCTTTTATCATTTTAACTTCTATTGCATAGTATCTTCCTTTAATACAGGCAGTAATATCAAATGCTCTTGCAGGTCTAAAGGACTCTGTTTCGATATGCCTCGGTGAACTATCTGGTATCTTGTATGCCCAAGATTGAGGAATTAAGTTTATTGATCTTACAATCTCGGTGCATAGCTGTTTTTCTTTCATTACAAGGTTGGCACACCCTTAAAGACAGTCTTCCATCCTGCTTCCCAAATATCAAACGCTTCCCTTAAACCATAAACTCCGTATACAAGTTGAAACTGAATACCAGCATTCATAGCACATCCACCATCTGTAACCTTTCCATCTCCGAACAACACCTTATGCCTACTACCTACCATATTTTCTCTTACCAACTTCATTGCTTCTCTAAGTAGTCCAATTTTAGGCTTTCTGCAATCACAATTGTCCTCTATTCTATGACAACAGTAGTAACTTGCACAAGGATGAGCACCAATTAACTGCCACATTCTTTCTTCAATCTGATACAAAGTCTCTGCCTTTAGTTCTCCATCCCCAACCTTACGTTGATTAGAGACTACAAACACAAAAGGAGTAATAGCTTTAGCCCGTTTGAATACGTCACTAGCACCAGGGAATAGTTCAACTTGACTTACATCTGTAATATAGTCACCCTTCTCACACTCAATTAGAGTACCATCTCTGTCAAAAAAGATAACCGGACTATCCTTGAAACAACCAACTTTATGATTGTACACCAACTTATAAATCATTTATACCTTCCTTTATCTAATGTTTCCTTGTCTTGATTCCAACTCTGCTAATGCATCAGAAACAATATCTTCAGCCAACTGTTCCTTAATTCCATGCCTTTTTATTAGTTCCTTAGCTGCATCGTCCTGCGTCATCTTCCTTGATACTACCTTGAATACTAATTCATTCGCTGTCTTCCATACTGCCGGATGCTGCTTCTTTCCTGGCACCTTAATTCTCCTCTAACTATCAATTCTTAATTCTAACACTCTTGATGCATCCATCATAACTAAAAGAGTCACATCTTCAACTTTTACCAAGCCAGACCTATCGGGATGAGGATCATGTATACACCCACCATCTTTCCAAACAACAGCATGAGGGGTATTACGAAAACTAATTCCTCCGGCTATAACTGTAACTCCTTTAATTATATTATCTAATTCATCATTATAGTTTATCATTACCAACCTTAACCCATACTTTGACACTAGGTCACTAAACCTAGCTAACCAATCTTCCTCCATAATATAATTAGGTACAGCCCCAAGTGAAACCTCGAGAATTGATGCTATACAGGATGCATAACAATTGCCACCAGGAACTCGTAAATCGGTCTGTGTTACGGGTATCATATTAAACTCCTAACTAGTGCAATAGTAGTTAATCTGTAGCCCCATAGCATTCCCATCTGCATCTAGTTCCGGTATGTTTCTGTACTGCATCCAGAAACCAGTAGCATCATAAGCATCTATATTTACACCATAATCATCTAACTTCTGCACCCATATCTTTGGATCATCATGTGTTTCATCAGTTCCTAATGGTGCTACTGCTTTTAGCTTCTCCTCAAACAATCTTGGAAAACTAACAATAGCTGTACAAGGTGCCCATCCTATTGTTACATGAAGTTGTCCACTACCAAAGGTTAAAGGATACTCATCAAGACCAGAGGAAGGTCTATTATCTGCACTCTTTCTACTAAACCTTCGTATCATTACCAAGCACCTCTTGTGTTATAGATAATTCCCCAATCATGTAGTTTCATAGTAGAGTCTGGACTCTTATTCTTTATTCTTAATACTAATCTAAATGATTCTAAGAGACTATCTTTTGTTCCTACTTGGCCCCGCCAGAGTAGTTGAGGAAGTTGATAACTACTCTTAGAAACAATAGATGTAATCTTATCTACTGAAGACCATTCCAATGTTCCTTCTTGGTAGATACCTACTTCAATCTCTGAACCTACAGGAAATGGAGAAGTTACATGTGAGAAAAGAACTTCATAGATAGCTTCCACTGTTGGTATTTCATTAGACCAAAACTCTATTGGAGTAGGATTTGTGTAATAGATAACTACTGAGCTAACAGAAGGAGTAGTCATCATCTTACCAACAAGTATTACTCTGAACTTCCAGTACATATAACACTCATTGATAGCTGCTGTATCCTCTGCTCTTACTAATACAGGAGTATTCCAACTCTTCCCATCCTCACTTGTCTCATACTCTAACCATACTTGGCAATTAGCTGGTACTGTGGCTGTTACCACAACCTTATCTACATAAGTTGACTCAGTATAGGTCTTTGTATATTCCCAGTATCCACTCCTTAGTCTACTCTTTGGATCGTCATCATCTCCATAAAGAATGAACTCACTAAGATTAGTCATATCTACTACACTACTACAATAGAACAAGCAAGCATCTGTTCCCCTTGTGTAAGACAGCAGGGACTGCGTATCAAGTATACTACCTATTGCCACACAATAGATAGGAGAACTGTTTGGATAATCCATCGACTGAAATACTGCAATACCTTCTGTTATACTATGAACTATTCCCACTGAATCAGTTACCCCGTCCGTAATCATTACTGCCATCTTGTAGTAATCATGTAGTATTGATCCTGGAGAATTAAATGATACAATATTCTCCCCGGCACTAACTACTGCATCAATGTAATTAGTACCATCAGATGAAGTATTACAAGAATCTATATCAGCCTCAAGTGTAGCAATATCTTTAGTCCATGCAGAAGATACCATAGTAACAGCATCATTAAAGCTAACTACATATCCATATAAGTCTCCAGTAGCAGAGTATAAATCATTTATAAGTTGCTTCATGGCAGCACAACGAATACCAGTAGGATCGCTGGTTGCCATACTGCCACTCTTATCAATGATAATAGTTACTGCTACTCCTGCTGCCGGAAGTTCTAACTTAGTTGCTGCTACTACTGTTCTATGATGTACCCCACTTCCCCAAGCAGGAGTTTCAGTAACTAAATCTGCAGCTAAGATTGTTACCTCTTCATTTATTGTGTCAGGAGTAGGTATTGTACTAAGAGCTACATCGTAGCTATCTACCCCGAATGTAAAGAACTTGCTTCCCCCAGGTATCCTACTTATCCTTCCTGTAATAGATGATATGTCATATAGATGCTTGGTACTTAGCAAGTCTTGTGAAAGTATTCCTTGTACTACCTGGCTAGCTCCAAGATAAGAATAAGCATCATACAAAGATATTAGATCATCTACACCTTCATGCCAGTTAGTACCAGTATCTAATATAAAGTATCCATTAGCACAAACAGATACTACATCACTAGGACTAAGATGATTAGTGAATGTTACTGTTGTACTTGCTGAACCTTCTACCGTTGTATACCCAGAAGTCTGTAGTTCTCCATTCACATATACACTTAAAGTAACTGCTGTTCTTCCAGTAGTTACTATATCTGAGGAATATACTTTGTATGATGTAACTATCTCAATTTCTGCACTAATAGACTGCTTCACTAAGAAAGTTACTGTATGTGCTGCTTGACTATAGGTATACTCAGTAGAAGGAACTAATACAGAATTCCTCCACACAGTAGGAATAATTCCTACATCCCACTGTCCGTTTACATTATAAGTGTAGTAGTCTTCGGTATATGTAAACTCTTTAGTTACATCCAATACCCAATCCCATAGCCCCCGATGATCTCTCACCGGCATATTAGCTTCAAGTATTACACCAGTAATCATATCAGGAGTAATCGGAGGCATTCTATAATAAGGAAGAAGTCCTGTAACTTCAGAGGCTAAATCAACTAAAGGAGACAGAGTACCATTATGATGATGTGCATCTATTACTGCTTTACCTAATACATATAAATCATCACAAGGAGTTAGTTTAGGCTCCATTGTTATTGAAGTTATGGCCCCACCAGCAGTTACTACAGTAGCTATCTTACAAGAATTAGCAGGTAGTGTTGTTCCAGAAGTTATAATAACATCCTCTGGATCATACTTAGGACTCATTGTTGAAATCTGTAGCTTCTCTACATCCCCAGTAAAATGTGCATATACATAGTTAGTAGCATCATCTACTAAAGTTAAGGAGGTTGCTATAACAGTCTTAGCAAACGTATGTGATGCAAACCCAATACCTGTTGCTACAGATACACCCAATCCTGATACTTCACTAACAGTCCAACTATTAGTACCTATCCTACCATTACCTGTATACTCAAAGAATGTTGCAAGTATAGTATCAGCAGTAAGCCAACGATCCCTCTCTTCATATTCAAAGAGAAGGCCTCCTGGCTCTAAGTAGGATAGTTTTGGAATGTTAGTGCATCTAATCATCTTACTAGTCCCTTGTACTTACTTGAGTAAGCTGCTCTACCCATCCCAGTCTTTGCTGCCCCATTTCCGTACTCTTTAGGAAATCTGTTCTCACTCCTTGCTTCTGGATATAGGTCTGGCCTTCTCATCTTTCTATCTATTTCTTCTGCTCGTGATATTGTTCTAGCTGCACCATCTATTAGAGTTTGAGCAGACTCTCTTCCCCTAATACTTCCAACATCATCTGCAGCATGTGCAATCTGATCTTCTATATTCTTTACCCTGTCTCTTGCATAACTTGTTACCCCGGCTTTTCTAAGAGCTTCTCTTGTCAGTTTCTCTACCCGCACTTTCTATTCCTCTCTCCTTTCAATATCTCTTCCCCACTCTTATTACCAAGCATTTTACTTATCTTCTTACCCACTATCTTTACTTGTTCATCTATATAACTTAGAAGTAGGGCACGATCAATAACTATGGGTCTATAGTGACTATAAATCATTTATACCTCCTCTTCTAAAGGAGTAGAAGGAATAGGATAGTTATGGGACAGCCTCCACTTTTCCACTACTATCCCATAGATTACTCCAGCCACAATTGCACCCTCAAAGTGCAGACACAACTTTGTTCCACCTAAAACTAGGGGAAGAACAATGAACACAATTGGAGTAGTAAGAACAACGAATATCCATGACTGTACTTTCCACCAATTAGACCAGCCAATGAATTCTGAGATATGAAACATTCACTGTTCTCCCCTTTACTTTTTACCACTCAAAAGGAAATGCTTTCCCCAAGTAGATCATAGTATCATTGCTACTTGGGCAATAAGCACAACCCCACCGAAAACCATCATCAACCTTAGACGCAGCCAAGCTAATGCTCCCACCAAAGTAAACAGATCTTGTATTCTTGGTAGCATAGTCCACATCACCAAAAAGCTTTCTGCCACCAATAATAGGCCACGCACTTGGGATAGTAGTCAACTGCAAACTAATACCCGTACCAATATCAATAGTATCAAGTGTCTTAATAGCCCTACCTTCGAGATTGCCAAACCCAGTCCAGTCATTCTCATCTGCTACTGCCGATACACACAGAAGAACCATCAGAGCAATTACTGATGCAATCTTAATCATACAACATTCTCCTAGCTATAAATCATTTATACCCATAAGGGTACTTGTTAATTGGCCTCTGTCAGAGACTCTTAGGTATGATAGTCTCTGTGATTGACCCACTAACGAGGGGGGAGGGAGCCACCCCGCATACCAAACCAGTTGTTAGCACAGAGGCCAAGAAGGTTACAATATCTGAATCTGCTCTCCATTTTCTAGTGCAAAGATTACTGCAAATTCGTCTAATACTGCTTCATCTGTTACACTACAACAAGTCATCTTTGCTGCCACCCTCATCTTAGTTCCTGATAGATATGTAGAAGTTAGTACCTTTATGAACTCATTCTTGTTTAGTGCCTTCATACCGGACCAAGTTGTTACATTATCTACTGCATACCTATACTCTACAAAACATGCTGCATCTTGATCGTTCTGTACATCTGTTAATAGCATTGAAGCTAACTTAGCTGGTAATGTAAAGTTAGTCGTATACACATACTTAATATCTGGTTCTACATCTTGTGTGAACTCTATTTCCAGTTCACTAATCTCTGGAGTTGCTGCCCCACCTGTAAGAGTTACAAGAATATCTAAGTAAAGAGAATCTGCTGAAGATACATCATTACCACTTACACAATTAGCAGACCAAGTATCTGGCAGGTCAGAAAGATCATTATAGCTTCTTGTCTTGACTGTTAATGTAGTTCCTACTGGAGTTACTGAAGTCCAACTAATCTTTCCCCAATTTACAAAAGCCGGGGCAGCAACTCTAAGAATAAAGGACCCTGGTGTATTGTAGATATTAACTGTAGTACCACTTAGTTTTGCTGTATCGGCAGCAACTACTATATTAGTTAATGTAGCCTCATTCAATTCAGCAGTAGTATCCCACTTCTTGGCCCCCGCCGAAGTCTCTTCTACTGTATAGAATACCTCTAATGAGTATAAGGTAGGAGTAAAAAGAGCGTCTGTTGTAGTAAGTGTTACCTTTAGCTCTATCCATCTTCCCGAATATGTTGTTGTATCGTCTGAAATCTTATAGCCACTTGTTGTTATTCCAGTAGTAGGATAGTAAGTTGCTGTAGCCAATGCTGCTTCTGTTGCCGCTGTTCTAAACTGAACAGAAAGACCTGTACTAGCTGGTGTTGCCACAGTAAATGCCAACAGGTCCCATACTGTACTTGCATAGCCCGAATCAAACTTTAGATTGATTGTGCCCGTTGCTGCATACTGAGCAAGTAAATAAATCAATGATAGGTCTGTACCAACAACTGATACATTACTTCTTGCCCATCCACTATAGTCTGCTGCTGCATCACCAATTACTAACTGTTTTAGTGTATATCCACTTACATTGGCTGTTGCACTATCAAAAGTAAAGTCTGTACCACAATAAGCCCACACCTCTACTTTTACTTCATCCCCCGCCACTAAGACTATTCCAGAGAACCAATGCTCTATTGCCCCAAGGTGAGTTATCTGATAGGTTGACTGGTATAAATCATTTATAAACAGGTGATACTCAACAGAAGTTGGTAAATCTGTTCCTGCTAAAGTTCCAGCTACTCTACATTCTGTATCCCCACTATTAAGACTAACACCAAGTCCATGATCTACTACTAATCCACTAATAGTTAAATCTAAGGATGGCGGAGGAGGAGGTGGAGGAGGAGGTGGAGGAGGAGGTGGAATATAAGTACCATACACAAAAACATTTACCACATCAGTATCTAATACTACTCCACCACGAGACCACGTAACAGTTAAGGTGCCAGCACCAGTAGGAATAAAGTGTGTGTACTCGACGTAGTCCCTATATTCTACATATCTTCCACTTCCACCAGTAAATTCACCATATAATCCTGTTGATACACCACCCACTAATAGTGTAAATACAATAGAATCAGGAATGGGGATATAACCGACTCTACCCTGATTTATATTTGCAAATACTCTATGATCCCAACCTTCTGTACCTATTGTGTCACCATCTAACGGCCATGACATCTCTATTTCATATTGCTCAGTAAATGTAAGAGCAACGTCAGTATCTATATAAACTGGAACAAGAAGATCACCAAGATTAAGTTTTGCCCTAAGAACAATTGATCCCTCTGGAATATACGTTGCTGCAAACTGTAGATCAACCCACCCAGTCAATGCTAAATAAGTGCCAGTAAGCTTTCCAATATAAATCTCTGCACCAGTAGCTTCATAACAAAGTATTTCTGGGAATGAACCATCATACCAGTCATTTACATGAGCAGTTATCTGAAACCTTCCTGGTACTACTGCTGCCGCTGCTGGTATAGTAACATGCACAGCAGGAATAGTCATTGTATAATCTAATGTATCTGAGTTTATTTGCCCCAGCACAGAATTATAAACATCAAGTGTTACAGTCTTTACCCCAACAACACCTAAATAAGTAACCCAAGAATTATCCTTTGCATAAGGAATAGGAATACTAAATGTCTCTTCTTCACCATATTTCTGAACTCCCCCAATACCCAACAAAGATACATCTTCAAACTTATTAGCACCCAAGTATACCCTAAGAACTTCATCACCAAATCTCTGTGTCACATCCCAAATATGCATACCTCTTAATAAAACATCAAGATACCCACTAAAATCAATACTATCTATTACATTCCAACCACTACCAGCAGTAGATCCAAACTTTGAATATTTATGATTGGCCCCGGCCTTCCATTTTATTTCTTCTGGATCACTACCCCCTATTACTATTTCTATTGTAGTAGTAATATTATGAATATGCTGATTGCTTCCAACACCTTGAAAAACAGTAGCTATAATAGAAACATAACCAATACCAAAACCAGTTAAATCAATAGCTGCTGTACTATCATCCACATCAGTCAATGCACCATAAGCCTTAGTTATGGTTGGTGATGTTTTCAAAGAACTTGATGCATATACCTCTACTGTTCCTGCTGTACCATCTCCACCAGTTACTGAGTAAGCTACACTTGGATTAGAGCTAAGAACAGCAGCATCTGCTGGAGATGTAATATCTATTGCTAATGAGGAGCCCCCGGCTACTGTCGGGGCGGGGGCAGTGGCGCCACTGTATGCCCAGCCGCTTGGCGGAGGGTCCCCGGGCATGCAAGGCGTGCTGATATACCCGTCAGCTATGTTTCCTGGCACCGGGGTCAAGAACCAGTTGTTTGCGCCGTCAAACCACAGCCAGTGGCCCACGTCCAACCGATAGGCCGGTTGCCCACCATAGGTGCCGTTCTCGACATAGGTACCGTCATAAGTAGCATCTCCAGCACCAGTTACTACCCAAGAAGCCATTTTAACACCTTGATCTATAAATGATTTATAGCGTAAGATTTCTTGATAGTTCTTGCTGTCTTGATAATGACTGTAGGATTGACTTCCTTGTATTCCAATTGTTTTTTCCGGGGCCACAACAATAAAAAAAGAACAGATAGCTAACCCAATTACTACACCAATACCCCAACTACGCACCTAGCTCACTCCTTAAACTTTTTACTTTTATCCATGTGCTTAACAGCTAAATAAGCATTATAACATTTCTCTGCCTTATCTTTTGAATCATATATCGGACGACCTGAACCTATACCCCACTTGTTTGACTTTTTGTCGAAGTAGATTGGAATAGAGACCTACCCCTTTCCTTTCCCTTCTTCTCCTCTTCTTCTATTTTCTTCTCTTCTTCTATTAAGAGTTCTAATCCTTCTCTACAGAGAGAGGAGATATTAGGACGAGTTTTACCTGCCCTTAAATCCTTCCCTATCCTTCTTACTAATACACCAACTAATTTCTTATTTAGCTTCTCACTGATAACAAAGTTAATTCGTACTCCTTGTGCCTCTTGTACCTCCATAGTCCTTCTCCTTTATCCAGTTTATACCATCATTATAACACATCCTACATAATTTGTCAAGTGCCTAAAATAAGTAGTTATTATTTACCTATTCCTTATAGATTAGAGTCATCTCATCAAATGTTGGTGTTACTGAAGTATCTGAAGTAGAGAACTCAAGCTTTACTTGAATATACCTACCCGTTTCCCCACTTAGGTCTACACCACCTACTGCATCTGTAAATGGCCCTTGCCAAGGAAGAGTTAGTAGAGTTGTTGCATTAGCATGATCTCTGTAGTAGAGAAGAAGATCTGTTCCTGTCTGTAGTAATTCTACCCAAGTTAGACTTACCCATTCTGTAAATGCTGCCCCCGGATCAATTACATCGGAGGTTGCAGTTCCTGTTGAAGGATAAGTACCTGTTCCTGTTGTATCAAGTTTAACTGTATTAGTTACTACTACAGTATCTACACAAGTTCCATCATTAAAGTCCTCAAAGGTGGGCCAGAGAACCCTTCCACATCCCCCGCCCACTGCTTCATAATCAATCTGTACCCAATCTAAGATTGGAGAGATAGAAGTATCTGTTGTACTAATAGTTACTTCTATTTCAATCCACCTATTATCTTCACTTGTTACTGCATCACCAGAAGCAGTTATTGCTGTTGACCAAGTAGCACTTGCTAAGAGTGCTTCTGTGTTTGCGGTCCTTGTTCTTACGCTAATAGGAGTTGTTATTCCCCCACTTACTACAGACCAAGTTATTAGAGTAAACTCTGATATTCTTCCCGAGTCATACTTGAATACTAAAGTACCACTTGAGTTATAAGTTGTTGTAGAACTTAGTACACTCAATGTCACTCTATTTGTTATTACTACATTAGTCTGTGAGACCGAGGTTTCCCACTCTGCTTGAGTATTCCAATTCTGTGAATATACCTTTGGTGTTGCCAGTGCCACCCCAAGTCCAGTTTTGAATAATCTGTTTACTTCATCTATTGTTGCTGTAGTTAGTGCAATGTCTATCAAGTCGGTGTAGTTTGGTGTATCTGCTGAAGCTACTTTACAAGTAATTCCAGGAATGAATAATGCAAGATTAGGAATAAATCTGAAGTACCCGCCCGGGTCTGCAGATTCATAGTAAATATGTGCTTCTGATAACATCTTCTGTCCTACTATAACTGCTACTACATCACCAAACTCCTTGTATCTATCATCTGTTATTGTATCTACAAAGTCGTCCAGTTCATCATGTGTATAACTTCCCACCCCATCTAAATCTGCATGATCTTGTTGAGGAATACTTGCTACACTAATTAGCCCCGTTAGCTTTGAGCTTGGAATAGGTCCCATGTTTGCTGCTGGAAGTATTCCTGTTACATCTGTTGTTAGATCAATAAATGCTATTGGATTGTTGTCATGTTTATGGTGCTCTAAGTAGTATCTAAGAGTTCCTGTGAAGCCCGCACTTGTTTTCACACTGTTTGTTACTGTAGTTATCGCTCCATCAACTGCAACTACAGTAGCCAGTAGAACTGCATCTGTCATTGTAGGAAGAGAACTTGCTACAAATGTTACTTCCCCAGTTGTTGCTGTATCATCTGTAGCAAGTGCAAAGATGTATGTGGTTGTATCATCATCTACTAAAACATCCTCAGTCAATACTGCAGTTTCTGCAAAGTATCCTTTTACTAAACCAGAACCGGGAGATACATCTACATATAATCCAGTAGCTGCTGCCACAGTCCAACCAGTTAAAACTCCATCCCCCATCATGGAGTTTATTCCATATAGTTGCCAGTCTACAAACGTCCAATTACGTTCCTCCCCATCAGCATCTACATTCTGCTCTGTGAGGACCCCAATGTATCTTAAATCATAGTTTGGTGTATAGGGCATTTCTTCCACCCATTAGCAGTTATAAATGATTTATAGTCTACCAACCACGATCAAAATATGAACCGGGAAAGATAATGTCATCTGAACCTTGTAATGTTCTCGGAGAGTTAATGTAATACTCAATATCTCCACTAATAGGGTCACTACCACTTAGGGAGATATATGATGGTGGCTGGTCATAAGAGTCAAACCCAAACTTACTACTTTCTGAAACAAAGGGAGGAAACCCTGCAGGATCAACTGCTCTAATGGTTGCTCCCTTTAGATGTGCTATTGGGGAGGTTGATCTCTTTATTGCCATTTATTTCTTCACATCCCACTTATTGCCACCAACTCTTCCTACTTGAGGTCCCGTAAAGGTACTCTCTGCCCAAGCTACTTTATCTTTTCCAGACCACACATGTCTTCCACTTTCTATTTCTATTACAGAAGCTGCAGTTCCTTGCCCAGACGATCCCTCTAATGAATAATCAGAGTAACTTACATACTGTCTTGGCTTTATTCCAGGATGCCCATAGGTAGTTAGATTATATACTCTAACTAACTGAAAACTATAATCTGCCATAGTTCTTGCTACATTAGCTACTAATTGAAAACTATCCCACATCGGATTACTTATTACTCCCCGCTTAATGAAGGGTATGAACAAGGGACTAGTATTATCATTTGCTAATGGATTTTGTATTTCTACTACAATTGCTCGTCTACCACCCATATATACTGCTTGCCCCACTGCAGCAACAGTTCCGGCCAATGCCTCTGAATTCACTGCCTCATCCACTGGAGACACTATACAGTAATCACTATCATTAGTTTCTGTAGTCTTGAAGTTCTTCACCATTGTAGAAAGAGTTATGCTAACAGACTTTCCTACTCTCCACTTACCTGTACCTGGGTCCTTGTATGCAGAAGGATAAACCCCATTATAGTAGAATGGATCATAATATACATATAACCCATCTACCATTAGTAATCCATGCTCATATTCTGCTAATGACTGCATTACTTGCCAGCCATTATCCCCCGCCCTTGGCTTCCACTTAGGGTCCTTTCCGCCATGAACATCTAACTTAGCTAACATCTTTGTCCATGCATTAGCAAAAGTTGTAGTACCTAACTGTGCTACTACTGTAGATATTGGAACCCACTGAACTGTTCCTACTATATCCCCAAGTCCAGCTACTAATGCTTTAACTAATATTCTATCCGAAGGTATTCCACATTCCTGACTTACATTCTCCATCGCTTCTATAACATACAAACCATCATAAGGCCCCCAGAACCCATCACACATTGTCTCCTGATAGTTTACTATAGCAGAAGCAATGGAGAAGTTAAAATCTGAGTTCTCAGATAAACTACCAGAAGGGTCTTTAACTAGCCCATAAAACTCTCTATCCCACGTATTAGCCCCCACACCAGCATCATACAGAACACCAGTAGCCGGGTCCCTTCTTGTAAACCCCAGTTTTACTCCGGCAAACATATAACTACTTAGTCCCTTGAAGTCTCCACCATCATCTACAATAGAGTGTGCATATTCAAACTTCTTTAGGCCGTCGTAGGTAACTCTCTTTAAGGTATTAAGAGATACTGTAGCTCTTGTATTCTCTACTTCCTTGGGCTCATCTAATTCAATTCTGTACGTATCCGCTTCTAAGTGACAATGATTTGCCGGACTGTAGGTAGAGAATACTGGAGGAACAGTCATCAATACACCGTACACAATACTATTTGGAAAAACCTTCACCTCATAAATAAGAGACCCATTTGGCCCAGTTCCATACTTCGGATTATTTATTACATGAGAAAGAATAGAATTGCGAGAACCTGCTGTGGGCCATTCTCTAAGAGTAAACTCTATGCTACCGAGAATAGAGCTATCTGATCTTGGAAATACTGGCCTTCTTATTGTTATATAGGAACCATATTGATAGAAATCTAATCTTCTAATAGCTACCTGTGCTCTTCCCCCGTTTTGGGTTACTCCGATTGCTGTTCCTTTAACAGTGATTGGTGTTCCTTCCTCATACACATCAGAGGTTGTAAACCAGTCACAAGTTATAACAATCTTTCCATCCAAATGCATCACAAGTACATCGGCTGCCTCCGACATACTCTTTGAGTCTGGAGTATAAGATAATGTCTTTACTGCCCCCCATATCCCATCTACACACTTCATTAACTGAGAAGCACCGCTATAGGGTATATAGACTGCCCAGATACCCCCGAACTGTATCCAAGTATACGGTGCTTTTTTCCAACTTCTGTAGTCTCTTGGCACCCCCGCCGAAGGTTCATATCTTCGCAACCTAATACCAAAACAAGGATTACTTCCTATTGAAGGATTATCATAGTATAAGTTCTTTGTAACTGTTGAATCATATAACCAAACAGAACTCTTACTATAAGTATTCACTTCATAGTAAGTTCCCCATGCATCATTATCATTAAATCTTGGAACCCAGTTACCATTAGTTGAGTATACTAAGAAGTTACTATCTGTCACCTGAACATAAGGCTTTACTATACATCCTTTTAGTTCATTGATAAGAACTAACGTCTCTTCACCGTCCTCATCGGAATATCCAATAGTTCCATCCGACTTATACTTACTTCTAACAAAGTCAGGCCAGCATCTATATACAGAATCATACGACATCCATCCTTGCTTAGTAAGGACAGACATCGCATCTCTATCATATAGTATTACTTCTGCTTTTGCTTTCTCTCTAAGAAGCATCTTGCTGGCCCCAACCTATTATAAATGATTTATAACTGAAGGTAAGATAAGTCCCAGGTCATTCCCGTATCATCACTTGTATAACAAACTTCTTTTCCTGCTGCTGTATGTGCTGTTGCCACTAAGAGACCTGCCCTATCACTACACCCCCCAGGATATTCTGCTTTACACTTGTAGCCTAATACGTGCCCCCGGTACAGGTTATCTACTACATAGTTACTAACCTTGCATATTAACTCTGCTTTTGGTGGCACATCATCTACATTGATTACTATCCCACCAACTATCTTAGACTTTGTATTACCGTTGTACACTGAACAGATAGCACTTGTTAGTGGTTCAACTCTCTTTAAGAAAATGTAGTAAGTTCCATTACCTATTAGAAGTGTTATTGGATTTACTGTTAGTGGTCCATCTATATCTACATGTCCTGCTGCTACTGTGATATATCCATTAGCTACTGAACATGTACAACCATCTAATACACCATCATATCTATTCTGAAATACCATAACAGGACTTTTACCTGTTAAATCTGTTATAAGATTATTCGTTACTGATGCGCTAATAGTTGTAGCCCCGACAGCAGTTATTCCAATCTTATGCCATATATTACCTACCCCAATAAATGCATCTGAGTTTGCCTCAAACTTCCAAGGTTCAGCTACTGGAATAGTTGTACTTGTTATTGCAGATACATCAGTAACAAAACTTAGTGCAGTAATGATCTTTCTATATGCTACTAATGTACCTCTAACGCCTAATACACCATGAGGAGCGGACATTATTGAATCTGAAATTGGTGTTGGATAGTCATATCCGGGCCAATAGAATCTACTCATTTATTGTTCCCCCACCATTCCTACTAACAGCAAACCTAATACCATCCTTATCTGCATACCAGAATGGAACATCTCCATCCCTGTTAGTTACTACTGCAGAACTCCTCTTCTTATTACTTGTATTTGTTATTGATCTTTGTATGAATGCTACAGTTGTATTCTCTCTTCTTCTTAATGATACTTGATCTGCAGAAGGTACTGCTGTATATATTCTTCTTTCGTTATCTGCAGCTATTACAGTTCTTTCTCCGCCACCAGTATCTAATCTAATAGTAACTACTGCAGGCTGAACTGTAACTGCCCTAGTTGCTGTATTCCTTGCAATCCTGAACCTTGATCCTGTAGGAACTGCAATCTTGTACATCGGGGACTGCCACTCTGTCTCTATCCACCCAATTTCACCACTTGAAATCCCGTATCCATATCCACTTGCAGGATCATTTATTCCAACCTCTGCTGCACCATAAGTAGTATATGCTCCACCCTCTGGATTAAAGCCTAAGAAACTTGGCCTATTAGTTATTTCCTCTTTCCAAATATACCAAGTAAACAACATCTGTAAATACGCTATGCTATACTTCAATACTACTTTCTGAGCAAACGGACTATCTTTACTCTGCATATTCTCTGATGTCTGCAGCCAGACAATGAACTCTATCTGCCCATTAAATGCCATTCCAGCAGTAATACCAACAGTTAGATATATCCTATACTGAAAGCCAACAGCAGGCAGATACTTATTATCAACATAAGAATTAGTAAGTAAACTTGCCCACCGCTGACTGATAGTATGTGACCATGCCATTAGAAATAAGGCCCATTCAGTTTTGGTGTAGTCTCAGATTCAGTATGTATTCTACGATCAAGTGCTGGAAGTACATGATCGTTCAGCATAGTTTCTAAGTCTCTACGATCTTCTATTACGAATGCTGCACTAATATGGTGTGGGCCTCCCATTACCTGCCCACCTCTCCACAACCTTACTCCGCCAGCCCCAGGTGCCCGATATTCCATACCTCTAAGTGCTCCCAAAGCCTGTGTTACATAGTCTCTTTCTGTCATTCCTCTGATCTGGTCTTTTAGTGCCTTAACTGCTGATATTTCTTTCTCTCGGGTATTCAGCAAACTAAGTCTTGCTTCGTAGGTAAGTTTCTCGGTCTGTAGTATTCTTGTTACATACTCTAACTTCCTTCTATGGTACTCTAACTCCTTATTCATATTATCTACGTATGCTGACATGTACCTATCATCGTCCGCGTATCTTGAGGCCCGTTCTTGAAAGATAGACATCTCTGCATCATAACGACCCATTACAGCATCCGTAGAAGCCTGAACTAGATCAATCCTCTTAGCATATAAATCATTTATAGCTGATACCATCTCATACTCTTTTGCTCTCTGCTCTAGAGTAGCCCCAATATGTTTAGCCCTATTATACTTCATTGTAAGATCAAGCAGCTTCTCATTTTCAGCAATCAACTTATCTGTTCTTGCAATCTCTTCCTTATATGACCCAGTAATATCTCTACTAGAAGAAAAATACTTCCTCCTAATATCACTAGCACTTCTAAAGGATTCTGCCTCAGCTACAGTTATGTCAATACTTCTTCTTTGATACTCAGCCAGTGCCCCGTAATATTCTCTCCAAGGAAGAAACAGGTCATCTGGAGTTTCTTTCTCTTTCCCCATCATACCATTCTTATAGTCAGCCCACTTCTTAGCAAACTTTTGGAAAGCATCTAATGCACCAGGAGCGTATTTCTTTACCTCAGCCTCTGCACTTTGAATGAGCTTCCCTACAGGACCTTCCCCTTCTTCTGGAAGTTCTGCAAAGGTTCCACCCAATGATTTTTTGAATGCATCCCAAGTATCTCTAAACTTCTTTCTGTGTTCTGCACTTGCCCCCACTCTAGGATGAAAGATAGCTTCTAATCCTAATGATATAGCCTGTCCAGCCAAGCTTATTGCATTTACTATACCAGACAAGAAGTTATACAACTTTGATCCCTTTGCCATCAAGGTATCTATCCAATTGGCAAATGACTGTACTCCATCACTAAGAGATGTGAACCCTTCTCTCATCTTCTGCAATGCTGCAGATTCTCCCCAAGATGCCATTGCCATTGGAACAAGTAGTATTAAATCTATAAGCCACCCAATAGGACCAGTAAATGCCAATAAGGCTGCTATAACTAACAAAAGACCAGTCTTGGCCTTTGACATTGTTTCCATTATTCTAAACATCCACGCATTAAACTTTGCCCATAACTTTATTACTCCTTCAATTCCACCCCTCTTATTAAACTCACCATACAGCTTTGTTACCCATCCAATTACCCCAGTTATTATCTCTCTTGCTCTTGCTATTGCATTGTTAAATCTCTGCCAAACTCCTGGTAGAAGACCCACCCATTCCTTTATTCTGGGAAGATAATCCTTAATAGCTTTTAGACGTGTATCTATATCCTCTAAGTATGTCTGCCCTATCATCTGTATTACTTGACCAATTTCCCCCCAAAGGTCCGCCCACTCCTGAGAAGTTGAAATATCCTTTACTGTAGTAGCAATCTTCTCTACAAACGGAATTAGCTGAACCATTCCATAAGACACAGCAGTAAATGCACTACCTAACCCCTTAGCCATATCATCTATTGCACCACTCTCAGTCCACTTGCTTATCATACTACTAATCTGTGTCATTCCACCAAGTACAACCGACCCCATGCCCTCTCCCATACTTCTCTTAAACCTTGTAGCAGTATCCTCCAAGTTACTTACTTGTGCTTCAATGGTAGTGGCTATCATTCTGTTCATGCCACCACCAAAACGCTCCCTCATAATCTCAGAAATAGCCCAGCCCAACTGCTTTCTGCCAAACTCAGTCATTGCATCTATTTCTTTACCCAACTTCTTTTCAATATCGAAAGAAGTAATACCAATCAACTTCATTCCCTCAAGATTTCCAGTTGTTGCAGTAGCAAAGGCATAGCTTAAATCTTCAATACTTCTACCAGTTGCTGCAGCAGTATCTCCAATATCATACATATACTTATTTACTGCATTAGTTTCCATTCTGAATGCTTTTAGTGTTGTTGCCGCTTCCGTAACCTGAGGAAGATTGAATGGAGTCTCCTTAGCAAACTGACTGAAATGGGCCATTGCCTCCTGACCCTTTTTCCAACTATTACTGTAAATAGTCATATAGACATTACTAAACTTCTCAAATTGTCTTTGAGTATTTAGTAATTCTATTCCAATTGCTTTGAACTGTTGTACATAAGGATTAGATGTTATAGCCTTTACTACACTAGCTGAACCCCCACCATAAACAAACGACAAAGCTTTAGCAACAGGAACAGCAGCTTTCGCTACGGTTGCTAAAGCTCCAACAACAAACTGTAATTGCTTACCTACTATACCAAGACCTGTACCAAGACCCTTGATAGCCCCTCCTACAAAGCTACCAACACCTACAGCAGCAACACCAATACCTGTAGTCAGTTTTGACAAACCAACAGTGAATAATCTAAGTACAGGAATGCCCTTTGTTATATAAGCCATTCCATCTATAAATAATCCAGTAGCAATGGTAGCTACTGTAATCTTCTGCTTCATTTTCTCAAATAGTTCTACCTGCTTCTCCAGTACGGGTGTCCACTTATCATCAATCTCTTGAGTTAGTTTTTCCCTCCGTGTAGGCAATTTACTCTCCTCCAGCGGATGCTGCCTTCATTCTGGCTTCGGCAGCCTGTTTAGTTGTATAGTAAATTAGCCAACACTCTGAAAAGAAGTAGTCCTGATCGTTCCATCCACCGATATCTGGCAAGGTATGTGTACTCTCTACTAAGAGACAGAGATTGAACATCTCTAAGAAATCTACTGCTAAGAGCTTCTCTGCCGGAGTTAGTGTATCTTGTTTTATCTCTACTGGTATTCCCTGTACCCATTGTATTGGTGCTGCTTCTTGTTCATCCATTAACAAGTCTTCAAACGTTGCATTTGACCCACGTTCCCCCGAATTGAAGAACTTATCTAGGACTCTTCTCCAGGTACCAAAGGGTCTTCAGTCTTCTCCTGTCCCTCAAAATCCGCACTAGTTAGATTTAGATGCTCTGAGAGCACACCAATCTTTGCCAGCTTCTGCATAACATCTTCATCCGGCACGGCACCCTGCATTACATCAATAGCAGTATCAATATACAGTTCCAGGTCTTCGTCGCACATATCCAGAAACTCCATCATCTTACCCTTTGACATTGGAGGTTCTGTATATGTAGTTGTATATCCTTGTGCATTATCATCTGGGAGGATAAACCCCACAATACTATCCTCCCACTGCTTTTTCATAATAGAACCAGGATCATAGATACGCTTAACTTCCTGACTATCCTCTTTTCCCTTTCTCTCTTGTCTATATTCAGCTACACCAGTTTTCATATAGCCAAGTCTTTTACTACGAGGAAGAGGCTGTAACTTAAAATGATACTGCTTCCCAGCCGGAAGTTCTGGAGCCCCTTCAAGTTGACTCTCAGGAATAACAAAATCTTTTGTACCTTGCGATGAACGAAGTCTCATTTCTCATCTTCCTTATAAATGATTTATACTCTTACTATACTCCGTGATACACCAGTACGTCGTTTATATACACACCAAGAGCATCTCCTACTATGTAAGGAGAGGTTGGGCTAGCAATACTAAGTGCTCTCCAGCCATAATTCTCCTTGTTGTATGCTTCCTTATCACCCTCGTTGTTTAGGTCACCTTCATTATATGCACAACGAGGAATATCGAATGCTAATGACACACCAGCAGAGCGATACAACCAATGCCCTACTCTACAATCCGTCTGTGCTAAGAAGTATCCAAAATCCGTTACCGACCTAAAGTCCTTAGAGAATGTACCTGTAATTTCTCTTCCGGTATTGTACGCACGGCGCAACTTACCCTCTCCATCCAGCCTAAATCCATCTTCTGATACCTTATTATCAATAACTATCGTCCACGCAAGTGAGTTAATATCATAGTTAGTAGCCGGATTAGGTGCAGCACTAGGAAGCCAAGCACCAGTTGCTGCAGTAGAATAAAATCTACTATCTAAATGACGATACTCAGGTACAGTTGCCAAAGCCTCTGAGCCGTAGATACTTGTTAGAATAGTAGAGAGAGAAATAGCATTAGTATCTAACGCCATGTCTCTTCCTACAATGTCCAGTGTCATATTTACCCAGTTACTTCCTGCTGCACTTTCGATTGTTACTTTTGATACCTTAGCCCCAGTTACTTTTTTAACTTTAACAAAACCCGTTTGATTAGAAACAGCTACCCACAACGTAGCTGAAGGAAGTTGATAGTAGTCACCTGCAAATGTAAATGCACCAGTAGTTCCAATAGCCCAGTCCATAAAGTCTCCACTAAACAGCCCCACAGGAATTCCTACTGGAATACTCCCAGTCACAATCTCTGCACCCTTTGAGGTTCTCATTGGATGAAGAAGGGACTCAATAGACGGGGAGAACATCGTATTAGGATTTCTTTTAATACTCTCTGCCCCGGCCAAAGGAAGAAATACTGTAGGAGAGGTTTCTCCCACACCAGCAGCACCAGTAGCCTTATAGGCAATGTTATCTCCGGTCTCTAGTGTAAACCCCACCCAGTTTTGCCACGTTAATCCAAAAGGCATAATCAATTCACCTCCTATAAATGATTTATACTATTGTGTGAGAGTTCGTTCTGACTTACTTTTCGCAATTACATCTTCCGCCGAAGCCCCACCAGAGGTAGTATCAATATCTGTAACATCCTTAATCATACGAATAACCTTAGCACCAGTATAGTAAGTATGCTGAAGATTTCCAGTAAGTACAATCTTCGTATTAGTAGTTACACTAGCAACGGCATGACATTCCTGCCAACCTTCTCTACCAGAAATTGGCGCTTGAAGATATACAAAGGCGCTAGCCCCGGTTGTATACGAATTACCGAGAGCAGTTGTCATAGTAATCTTACCAAGTTCATAGTCAATATCTTCAATCGTTAGATTCTCATTAGCTGATCCATCTCTAACAGTTACAGGGTCTCCTGTTCTGAAGCCCCCGATCTGAGTTGGATCAACATAGATAATCTTCTGCGCCGAGGAAGCATTGGCAGTTAGCAGTGCCGGATACTGATCGTCAACCACCAACACATATTGCCCCGCCACAAACCCTGCCGTGGCTGCAATTCCTATTTCCGTTTGTCCTGCCTTTGCTACTGCATTAGGAAGATTCGCTCCAATATCAAACTGAACCCCTGCAAGACTACCGTTAGTTATGGTCACTGCTTCTGTACCGACAGTATCATCTGCATAAGTAACATCTACGGCTAATACCCAATCTACTCCACCAATTCCACCAGTACCTACTTCAATTACACCCCAACAATAATCAACATCTGTAGAAAGATTGCTTCCTGCTACAAAATCTCCACCATACAAAAACGTACCTAAGGACACATCCGTATCCGGGAACAACCTTGCCCCATCATAAGCTGTATCTGCAATACAGTAATCACACCAACTTTTTGGAACCCTCAAGTACCTATCTGCCAGCAAATCTTCAATACCCGTACTTGTCGCATCTATCGCACGAGTGTTCAGGAAACTTACCCAATCAGCAAACAAATTGTAAAGTGCTGTGCATCCTTGTACCTTTGCATCACAGTTAGCCGCAGAAACTGCTCCGTTAATTGTTCCTGTCAAGTCACCAGGATTATCTTCTCTTGTAACCATTGTATACATATCTTCGGTCTGTGCTACTGCAGCTTTGATTGCCTTAGCTGTAGCAGTTTCCCTATCTATTGAACCAAGCAAAAGAGTATTACTAATATCACTCATTTTAGGCACCTCCAAACATCTTAGGATTTGTAAAGGCTTTGTACTCTATTCTTCTACATTCTTCGTCTTTGTTGGGCCAGATATCACCACCAGTAAACTTGTTTAGTCTTCCTGATCCATAAGGCCCTCTGTTATGAAATACCTTAAGTGCCCCCGCCCCTCGTCTCTCTAAGACAGTAGGTTTTGGTGAGTGACCAACACCAAACCCCGGCCTACTAATACCAACCACCGTACTAAAGTTTTTAGCACCTAATCGAGCATTTGACCTACCACTTCCTATTACTCTCATTATAATCACACAAACTGTTTTGGATTGTTGAATGCTTTGTATTCTATTCTTCCACATTCAGGGTCTTGATTGGGCCACACATCCCCACGCTGGTAGTATTGAGTAGGTGGAGGACCCTGTGATTCCATTCTTCTCTGTCCTCTATTTCTAAGTGCTCTTACTCCTAATGCAGCTACACCTATTGCCCCCGCAGCTACACCAATCTTACCTACCCTAGACATTCCTTTTGACGCTACACCAGTAGCCGGATTAGCGGCAACGGTTGGTGCAGATACTGGAGCAGAAGGTCTCATTCTAGCCTCTGTTTCAGCCAACTTTCCAATTCCACTAGCTGCCCTACCACTAGACTCCCTGCTCTTTCCAATATTCTGCATTACTCTTTCTCTAGTATTTTGTCTCTGCACAAGCTTATCTCTAAACTCTTTTCCTCTATTAACAGAGGCATCTATTCTAGCCTGCCTCGCATCTTGTATTTTTTGTTCTCTAACTGATCTTGCTGACATATCTAATTCCTCCTCTCCATTATAAATGATTTATAACCAGCTAAACTAATTGCCTAAACGGGATACGACACACCGTTGTAAACTCTATTTGAGGAGCGAACAAGTTCTCTTCTTCTTTGAACTCTCTAATAGAAGATTGGTATTCTCCCTCTACTCTACCCACCCAAGGTCTTCCATAAAAGTGTACTAGCCAATTATCAGAGGTGCTTGGATTTACTGGAACTCTTAGAGGAAACCTATCATTAACAGTTGCATAAGCAAGCCAGTCTAACATCCTTGCTATCCATGCTTTTGCCGTTAAAGAAGGGTCTTCTGTGTATGTTGACTGTGTAGCCCGCTTTGCTTGAAAAAGATATACAATCTTGTGCTGTATCTCTTGATCTGAAATATATGGACTTTCTACGGCTCTTACTTCCGTATCCGCAGGAACACTAATTAAACAAGGCCAATTGGAAACATAATCAGGAAGTCCATAATAAATTGGTTCCGAAGAATCCAATTCAAACTCAGTACCAAGGTCGGCATACATTAGATCAAGTATGCCATCATTTACTTCTTTGTCATAAAACTCTCTTGGTACTGTCATTCTGACTTCTTCCTTACCTTATCTAAATACTGCCCCAACGGAAGATTCTCTGGTAAGTCTAATCCTATCTTTAATTGTCTACTTAATGCTTTCTCATTAGCTAGTACATCCGCTGCTTTACCCTCTGCAACAATCTCTACTACTCTTCCGCCAGACCTTACTGTATTAGATGTTTGCACTAATGGTGCTTTACCTATTCCTTTTCTTGATTTATCTAATAGATGCTGCTTCATGTCTCTGGCATACTTATCACCCCACCTCTTTTGATAATCCAACCAATCTTTCTTTGTTGTATCTTTTTTATCTTTTAGTACCATTCTCATGGTAAATCACCAATATCACCATCTCTAACTCTACTTAAGTCTACCACCGTATATATTCCCCCGCCTTGAATATCTCTCTTATTTATCTCATATACATTTCCTTCGTGATCTGTTATCAGGTCTCCCATTGTAAAGTCTACATCATCATCTCTTTTTGCTACCCCCACAAAGTCCCCCTTAATAACTATTCCTAGTAGAAGCTGAGATTTCATAGCATCGGCTACACACCGAATAAACATCTTAGCTTCTACTGGATCATATCTTTGATAAGTCCCCTTCTTACCTTTTGCCTGTGCCTTCTCCCACTGAATAATATGACGATCTCCAAGACTATCAAAGAAGTCCTCTGATATTCCTTTCATTTCATCATATATCTTATCATCAAATGATGTGGGTTTGAATTTCATTATTACACCATAAATGTCTTAGGTTGCAAAAAAGCTTTTCTTTCTATTCTAGCGCATTCAGTATCCTTGTTAGGCCACACATCTCCTCGTTGATCTGCCGGTACTACCTTTCCCTTTACAACCTTCTTCCCCAGAACTTGTGCCTCTATATTGATTATACTTCCCACAGTATTATCAAGATTACTTCTAATAGTAGCAGGACCACGATCATACCTAGAAAATAACATAATAATCTACCCCACAAACGTCTTAGGATCACGGAATGCTTTAGCTTCAATCCTTGCACATTCAAAATCTTGATTGGGCCACACATCACCACCTTCATAATACTGAGGAGGTGGAGGTCCTCCCACTAATGCCCTTGAAACACCTATTGAAGCAGGAGCCAACGCCCCAACAGCACCATATTGGGCACCCTTTTTTATGGTCTTTCCAGTTTTAGTATTTGTAAAATAGTTTCTGAAGTATCCCGGTGGTCTCTTTACTGCACTTATTGTCTCCTCGGTAACATGAGCACTTCTCATTCTTTCTATATTCTCTACATGAGCCTTCTTAGCAACCCCAGTATCTAATACTGAAGACTTAATATCTTTAACAACATTCCCGAAGAAAGACCTTCCTTTTCCCGCTACCTTTTTTGTAACCGTAGAAGGCTTAACTGCATTAACAAAAGACTTTCCTTTTTCCACCACCTTATTAGCAATACCAGAAAATACTCCCATTAGATATAACTCCTCCCCGTGTTAATATTCCCTATTGCTTTTGCTGCTGCTTGAGCAGACATTCCTTGGAGGAGAAACATCTGATCCTCATCGAACTTCCCTCTAATTTCCACCACCATCTGTTGAATACTTGGAGAAAGTTTACTTGGATTTCCTCTTGTTGCTGGTCTAAATTGTCTAAGAGGAAATCTATCCGTAGCTCTCTGATTAGTTAGAGTTTCGTTAGTAGGTATATCATACCTACTTGGAAGTCTATAGTTATACCAAGGAAATGTGTTCATGGTTTACACCTATAAATGATTTATAGTGCTTAGTCTACCAGGCTCTACCTTCATTACGAGTAATTGGATACCCGCTCCTTGAGTCTGGCGCCCCTTGTGCAGCAATAGAGAACTTAGTAAATCTACTAAGACCAGACCCAAAATAAGGGCATCTACTTACCCCCGTTCCTAATGCAAAAGGAACAAAGAGTTTACTATTTACTGGCCTTACTTCTGGAGCCCTTCCTGCTTTTCCTAGTCTTGGCATCTTTATCAATCCTTAACAAAACTGTTTAGGAGAATGAAAACCCTTATACTCTATTCTTCCACACTCAGAATCTTGATTGGGCCAGACATCTCCCTTATCATATCCAGTATCCTTAAGTGCCTGCTCGTGATACTTCTTAACTAGCCTTGCTCTCTTAATTGGATGATAAAATGGAACCTCTTTAATTGCTCTCTTATTAGCATCTTCTAGAGCTTCCACCACTTTAAGATCAATCATCCTCTTAGTATTTTCTTTATCCTTCTTTAGTGCCGCCCTTAATCCCACTCTAATCAGTCCTTAAGGAAGAGTTACTTCCAGTTCATTTGAGTCTATGTACTTATAGGTACTTGCTGCTGGCTGTGCTGGATATGCATTCTGTCTTGATACTAAGAGAGAGGTCTTCAATCTTACCTTATATGTATATGTTGTCCCCGAGACTAATCCGGTATCTTCATAATCAAGAGTATGTCTATCATAGATCGTTGTTATTAGAGCATAAGCCCCCGAACCAGTCTTTCTGTAAACCTCATATCCATAAAGATCGTGCTCTAATGTCTGCGTCCACTTGATTGTTGCCGTAGTTGTTGTACTTGTATCAAGACTAACAATAACAGGAAGTACAATATACACATCTGCTGAAGGTGAAAGTCTCCCTGTTACATTACTCTCGTGTACTATTCTTCCTTGTGTAATTGTATGACCAATATCTTGTAGTCTTTCTCTAAGACTTCTTGATAGCTCTACATAGTTTCTTACTAGTGCTGATCTATCCGCTGTAAATCCTTCAAAGCTCGCCCCAAAGTATTTTGCCGCCCCCGCCAAGAGAAGAGTGCTTCCATGTAATGCTGCATGTATTGAAACAAACTCTTCATCGTCCTGCCGCAATGTTTCTGGAACATAGTCTTGAAGTATTCTTAGACAACAATCATATATCCACTGATAAATCTGATAGTCCGAGAACCAGTGTTGAGTCTTGAGAACATACCTAGTTCCAAGAATACTCTTAGAATGAACAGAAAGGAGGTCTCTTGGATCATGGCTACCATCTGTCCCCACAAATGTTACTTCGTAGTCCCCATTATCTTCCATCTTCTCTACTACATCATATAAGGTTGATTCATTAGCTAAGATAAGGTTTAAGGCACTACCTGTTCCACCACTTACTGAGGTTGCCAATGAACCATTTGCTATATCAAGTGTAGCCGCTGTTGCATTATACCTTGTACATCTTATCTTTATTACATTCTCTCTGTTATCTCTATCCCCGATAAAGTCTCTTACTGCAGTTATCATTCTCTGTACATTATCTGCGTAGACTACCCCGGCACCAGTTAATGAGGATACATTTATCTCACCAGATATGATTGTTGCTGTAGCCCCCAAGGGGAAATCAGCATGACCAACGGGCCAAACACACTTGATATAGTATCTATATTTTCCTAGCCAAGAAGTTGTTTGTCCTGCCGTCAGTCTAAACGTAAAGATACCTGCATCTGCATCATCTGGTGTTATTGCTGTCCAATCTATCTTAACTACTGCAGGATTATCCTGTGTCTCTACTTTGTATGTCAAAGTACAATCAGTAAAATCAGTAGCTACACCATCTACATCTACAGTAATAGCCCATTCTATTGGGTTACCTTTTAGAATGGAGAAGTCGTTGATATAAGGAAGGACATTGAAATCAATTGTAGCCATATCTCATCCTTCCCTTAAGTAGCTGAACCTACAATACTCCACTCTGCTCTTAGACTATCTCCACTAACTAAGTTCAGTGCAGCAAATGTCTTTCTCGCAAGCATTGTCCCCGCCGATGCTGCCGAGAATATTCCAACTTCTGTAATTGCATAAGTATTATCTGCCGGAACTGTTGCATCAACATAGAAAGTATCATTAGTAAGTGTGGTAGTTGTTCTTGAGGCAGTTCCTTCCACCCTTGAACATACCTGATTTCCTAGTGCAGTATTAGCAGGAATTGGTGCTACTGCCCCTGTACCCATTCCTACATATTTTACCAGTGTCGGGTCTACTACATCACCGCTAAGAGCACCCATGAACCATGCTACACCAACTGTTACTACTAAGTTCTTTCCTTCTCTAGTTGCTATTACTTCTCCACCACGTATCTGTGATACCTTTAAGTGGCCCCGAAAGGAGATACTTTCAACCAATCCACTCTTTCTACTACCAAACAAACTCTTGATAAAGTTATAGATCATTTATGTCCTCCTACTTCTCAATATCAATTTCACTACTCTTCTTTGTTATGTTAATTGTTGATCTTCTAAGTAAGTTTAGTGCTGTACTTTTCACTGCTATATTGATTAACGTAGTTCTACTTACTATAAAAGTAACTACATCTGAAAAATGTAGTGCTTCTACTAATCTCTTAATAACTTGTCTTGTAAATGCTCCCTCTGAAAACGTAACTGAGTCTATAAATGATTTATACCCCAACTTTACAAGACTTGTTGAGAAACTAACTGCATCTGAGAATATTATAATAACAGACTTATTTACTGCATCTGAAAGAATAAGTGCATCTATAAATGATTTATACCCAGATTTTACAATTTCCGCTGAGAAGTTAACTGCGTCTGAAAACAGCTTAACTGGAGTATTCTTTATTGAATCTAAAAGATTAAATGTGTCTATAAGTGATTTATGCCCCGTTCTCTCCACCAAACTTGAGAATACAACAGTATCAGATAATACTTTCTTTGTAGTATTCTCTTCTATGTCCACAAACAGAACAGTATCTAAAAGAACTTGTATATATACAGTTGGCAGAAATCGCACGAACGGGCCGCCGTTACGCCAAGCGGTCAGGCTGGTAGTGTTGCCCATGCCAGCCGCGATGAATGGGCCGCCGTTACGCCAGAGGGTGAGGTTGTCAGACATTATGCCCACCCGAAGGTCGAGAGGTAGACGCTGCCCGCAGTCCCTCGCACGCGCACGCGGAGGGCCACGCATGGGCCGCTGCGCGGGATGTCGACGCCCGCCACCGTCACCGTGTAGGTGGCGTAGCTGGTCGTCAGCGTGGGCACGACGGTGTCCGTCAACTTCCCGTCGACGTAGGCTTCAAGCACCACGTCGCCGTTGAAGTCCACCGACTTCTTCGCCAGGATGCTGAGCACAAGCTGTGTGCTCGCGGTCGCAATGGCCGGGAACGCTTCGTCCAGTAAACAGGTGCCGATGTAGTAGGTGGCGCTGGACGGAGTGAGTGCGAGGCATCCATCGAGCCCAACCGGCTGGTTGGCTGTGTCGTACTCCGCCATACCGTGCTCGTAATAGATGCGCCGGGCATTTGCGACACCACCATAGCTCTCCATCAGCAGGCTTGGGAACTGGGCGTAGTCCTGCCCTGCCACGATGTTGCGGTCGGTCCCGCACCCCGTGAAAATGGCGTTGTTCAGGACGTTGCCCAGGCAGCGGATGCTGTAGTAGCCGGTGGTGCACGAGTCGAAAATAACATCGCTGAACACGTTATCGTCGCACTGCTCGTCCATGTAGACCCCGTAGGTGCAGGAGGTCGCGGTGATCCCGGTGAACTCGTTGCGGGTTCCCAACCCTCCAGAGGCTTGATAGATTCCGTAGGTGCTATGTTCAAGTGTCGCTCCGCGAATTGCCGCGTCGCGAGTATATGCAACCATGATATTCGCATTAGTATTGCGCCGTGCTGTAACATCCGAGTACACGCTCTGTTTGGCGCGGCGCAGATACAGCCCGTTGGCGTTGCTGTCGAGCGTCAGCCTCGTGAATCTGCTCTGGCGGCAGGACTCGTAGCAGTTGATACCGTAGGCCCCATTACCACAGGCGACGATGTCCGTCAGTTCGCAGCCCACGAGACGCACATGTACTCCGTCGCCAGCCGACCCATTGCAGGTGATGTTGGAGACGTCGGCATTGGCGCCGTAGTAGAACCCCAGGCCATAGGAGTGGCGTAGGCACCCAATGTCCTCGAACCTGACGTGCTCCTGCGAGTTGTTATCGAGACCGGCCGTGTCCTTTGGACCAACCCTGCAAAGCCAGCTTTCCCCGTCCTGCGTCTCGGTCGCTAGGTTCCAGCCACCCGACACAACAACGGGGTTACCCTCACTCGCGCTGATACCAGCCATCGTCTGACTTCCGCTGGTAATGGTCCCGATCTTCTTGGTCGACACCGTCCCTGTCGCTCCAGGGTAGGTGGCGTAGAGCGTCACGGTCGTCCCGACGCACGTGTTGACTTCCCAACAGGTCTCTGCGCTGCCAGGCCCTCCCGCTGATGTTTTGGCGATGAAGTCACCGTTGACCAGTGTCGGAGCGCTCGTGAACTCGACGGTCGTGCTGCCTTCCGTCCACAATGCAGTCCCGAGGTCGGTATGCGCCGGACCTTTAGCGAGGCGTGCCTCGTCGCCGCCGACGGCTCCGGTGGTCGCCTTGTTCAGGGTGGCGTAAGGTAGCGCCGCCGTCCCGGTTCCGGTGTCGTCGTGCCCGGTCACCGGGTCCCAATACCGATAGGTTGCCATGCGCTACACCTCCCCTCCGACAAGCTGTGCCAGCGCAGCCGCTTCGACTTCGGCGGCCTCGCGCGTCTTGATGTCTGCCTCGCGCAGCGCAACCTGTGCGGCGATGGTAGCCGCCAGCGCAACTGGGTCGGTGCCCGTCGCGTCAAGGTCGAGGTAGTTGCCGCTGTGGCGTCGCACGAACACCATCACGCGGTAGCCGGTATCGCGGACCTCGGTGCATGTCCACGCGCCACTCTCCCAGGTCTGCCCGACGAAAGCGGCGCGGAGGGTTGCTATCTGCTCGGGTGTCATGCGCCTCGCCTCGCCTTCGCTATGTGCGCTCGGATGGCGGCCAGAGCGGCGGACTTCGGCAACGGCTGGCCGGTCCCGTCCAGCACCAGCGACGGGTCGGCCAGGAGTGTGATGTGCAGGCCATCAGCGTCGCGGCGGATGGTGGCTATGCGCATGGGGTCGCGGATCTGCCCGTTGCCGTTGTTGGCCTTGGTATTTGACATGATAACTAGCCAGACTATAAATGATTTATAGGTACTACAAAGTTCTCGGCTGAAGCTTAAATGGCTGAAGCCCATAGAAGTTATATGTAGCTGCTGAGACTGGTGAAGGAACCTGTACTTGGTAATACTCTGCTTTTAGTGTTGTATTATCTAAAATCTTTACCGTTAGTTTTAGCCCCGCTGGTACTTTGAAAGACCACTTACCATCAGCATCTGTACTTGTTCCTGTTCCTTTATCACTAAGAGCAGCCCAGTGTGTCTGTACACCTATGTTTCCTTCATCTACTGATACTACATAAACAGTTCTTGCCCCAGAGCCTACATGACCGGCACCCTGAGGGTTATATTCATAGGCTTCAAGTGTTACCTCAACTATACTTGGTGCTGCCATGCATATCCCTACTTAGAGACTCTTATTAAGCTAATAACACTTCTAACAATCTCCACCACAGATATTCCAGAACTCTTAGAAGCCACCTCAACTAGCTTTACAAACACATCTATATCCTTTTCATCCATTCCAGCCGACCTTAATTCATTAGCTACAACATCCCTATCATTATCCATAATCTAGAACCTCATGTATATTTTCTTCTGATCTCTTCTGTTCTGATCTCTTCTGTGGTCCCCGTTTTCTCTAAGAAATACCTCTTTGTCTTTTCCATCTACTGCTACAAATACTCTGAACTCCAACTCCTGCTGCCCCGGTTCACCTATAAACCATTTATACATCTTGCTGTGTAACTGTCTCGGAGTTTCCCCCGAGACTGCTTTTCCATCATACCACAATTCAAAATGAAGATGGGGCTCATTAAGATCACTTCTGACCAACCCTACTACATCACCTTTACTATAGTTTCTCCCTATTCCTGTATACTCTGCGTTGATATGTGCATATACCGCTAAAGAATTTGCCCCCTGAAGATAGATAACTTCCAATCTACTTTCATCATTACTATGTCTAATCTGTTCACAATCTTCTATTGCATAGACAGGTGTTCTTCCTTTACAGAATAAATCTAGTGAGTCCCCCACACCTCTATGCCCATTATCTTGCCACGTAGAATAACCTTTGAATACATTATGCCCCGGAACATCATAAGGCCGATAGACACTTCTACCATGCAACGTATTATTCACCGGCAAATCTTCAAAATCACTAATAGGAAGCTGGTATTTCATCTATTAGCTCCGTTTGCGGTATTGATTACCATTTCATCTGTCTTCGCATAGGTATTATCTGTTCTAGCGTTAATCTCCTCTCTCTTAGCACTAAGGATATTAGCTACCTTAGACCAGCCTAGTCCCGCAATTGCTGCTAAGAGAATACCTGTTAGCACCGATCCACCAATTCCAGCCGTTGCATTGAAAACAGAAAGCCCAGTTGCCAGACAATATCCCACGCCTACTCCTACTGCTACCAACTGCTTAACTGCTCCTTGGATATATGTACCAACCTTTGGTAGCTTTGAAAGAAAGTCTACTACCCAAGTTAGAATAACTGAATAGGCTGCAATCTGTTCCGCCGTAAATGCATCTGACATAGTATCCTCCTACGTATCGTGATTTCGTAACTTATCTAATAGAGACTCAAGTCTATCTAACCGCTGGCATACAATAGTAAGTCTCTCTTCCAACTTTGCTACAAGGATACGAAGTGCTATCCAACTTCCTATTCCCCCACCAACTACAGTTCCTACCACAACTAACAGACCGAACGTGATCTTACTCTCAGAGGAAAGAATAGCTGCTTGTGTTATCAAGGTTGCTGAAGACTGCCCTATTGCCACAGAAACTAAGAGTATCAATACTACCAGAACTACTCCCGTAATTAAGTTGTGAATTATTTGTACCACCACTATCTAACTGGAATTACGTTCAACTTATTGGCAATCTGATCCAGCAACTTCCCTTGTCTTTCCTGCTCTTTCTCAATTGCCTTAAATGTCAGAGACGTTTCCTCTCTTGTCATATACTTCTCTGGAAGATCATTTATTCCGGTATTTACTGATTTTACATTATCCTCTAATGCACAAACCTGTCCCTGTAAATTGAAGTAGCCCCCAAGAATTCCCACAGCCAACATTACTAGTGTTATTACTACGCTAGGCCTCTTCCATTCTGAAAATCCACTGTTAATATCCTTCTGCATATATTGTCCAATTTCCCCCGTGATTTTTTTGCAGGCAACAGCCTGCCTGCACAGAAAAACTATAAATGATTTATAGCTGCTTTGTAGCTTCTGCACTACGCTTAGATACTCCGCAGCAAGCCCCACCTATTACCGCGACCTCTTCCCTCTTCCTGTTTTACCATACCTATCCCGTCGTGTAATCCACATCTTCTCGTAACGATCCCCCACACCTGCCCTCGGAGTATATCTCTCGTCAAACCTCTCATCTTGGGAAGTTCCTACGTGCGAACCAATATCATATCCTAATGTCCCCAAACCAGTAGATACTGCTGCTTGTGCTGCTTCTCCCTTAAACTTCCCACCCATCTTTGTTCCTAAGTAAGTTCCTGCTACTACACCTACTGCCCCACCTATAATTGCAGTAGCTGTAGACATGCCTCTATTCAAATCAATACTGGCTATTTGATTCCTGTTAGTAGATTTACCAGTCTTGGGGTCTGTAAAAGTTCTTGCAATTTCCATATTACCCACCGATTATTGGTTTAGGAATTCTCCACTTACCTGCGGCTTCAATATTCTTAATTGAGTTAATCTGTGCTTGTTTAATTACTGCTGCTGTAGCCCCACCAACAAAGAGTACACCAGCTTCTTGTAGAATTGCTGCCACACTTCTTGGAACTTCCATCGGCTCAAAGGCTAAGTATTGGTACTTAGTATTTCCTACTGTATGTTCATAGTCTATAGTAGTTGATACTTCTATTAGATCATCTGGATTTCCTTGTGCTGCCATCTGATCTTCTGCTATACCGAATCTCTTTTCTCTAAGTGCTGCTACTCTTTTTGCCCCACCCTTATTTACCATAAACAACTTTGGTAATACAGCCTCGTTTGTCTCAACTTCCCCGGCTGTTGCCATTGGAATTGGAGGAGCAATATCTCCGAATCTACTTACTTTAGCCATGCATACCACTTTCTCCATACTTCCTTCTACGAGTAAGCCAAGACTTCTCTACACGCTTAGAAGGATCAATTTGATAACCTGCTTGTTCATAGATACTGTGTCTCTGCTCTTGGTGTGCTTTTAACTCTTGTTCCATTCTCTTCTTTTGTATTTGTCTTGTGAGGATTATTCCCCCACCTACTACTGCTGCTGCCACACCAGCACCCAATGCAAGTTTTGTTCTTGCAGATTTCCTTCCTAACGCAATCAAATCTTCTCCCGGAACCTTACTTATCTTTTCTCCAATACCTCTCTGTGCCTCTACATTTCCTAGTGCTGCACTAATAGTATTACCAATACTTGATGCTACATTTACCCCTCTTTTTCCGGCCTTAACAAAAGCATTATTCTCATATCTCTTAAGTGCCTTGTCTCTTTCAATCAACCACTCAGGACTTCCTGTTACAGCATCTCTAAAAGAGGCATCACTTACCTTCTCTGCAATTTTTGTGGCCTTATAGATAGGAGGAGCGGTAGAGAAGTCTACTGGATGAATAGTAATACTCTTTTTCCACATCTTCTTAAATGCATCGTCCACCACTTCATCCGCTTTAGCAGCCTGAAGTTCTTTCCACCAATCTTCTAGTCCAGGATTAGATGCAAAATGTGGTTGAATAGTTCTCAGTTGAGTTCTATAATCAAACGACTTTGGCTTGGCCTTTCCCACACCAATCCTAGTCAGATGTTCCTCTGCCTTTTGCCTTACTAATCTTTCAAATGCTCCTTGTTCTATTCTCTTACTTGGACTAACGAATGTAGTACCAAGTTTTGCATTTATTGCTTTACGGGTCTTCTCGTCTTCCATTAAAGCAGAAATACCAGCCTTAGCACTACCCAGTCCAATCATCATTGCGGTTGCTTCAACCATTCTAAGCGGAAAACTTAAAATCTTGTCACCCTTACCGGGACTTGTCCAATAAGCATGTTGTCTTCGTAGCTCTTCCGCACTTAGACGGGCACCTATTGCCTGTTGTCTACTTCTTTGATGTCTTGCCAGCTTTATTTCTTCTTCTAATAGCTTACGATCTAAATCGGGATTAGCTTGGAGGGCAACCTCTCTTCTTTCCCCGTGTAATCTTTTTGGCATGATGTTTGATCTTGCAGCATGTTCATAATCTTGCCAGTTAAGATTCTGTTTTTGATTCTTTTTCATTACTGCCCTCCTCACTATAAATGATTTATAGCTTCAGCAATTACTCTCTCTACTGTTATATCATTCATACAAGACCTGTCGTTTATTGAGAAGCCCTTTGGACACTCAAGCATCCAAGTCTTCTTCTGCCACCAACAGTTATTACAAACTTCACTTTGGATATTACTTATTTCCTGATAACCAAAAAATGAACTTGGTGTCGGGCCAAAGATAATAACTGCTGGTATCTCTAATGCTTTACAGAAATGATTCCAGAAACCTTCTATTCCTAAGTGAAGTTTTGACCCGGCCACTATTTCGCAAGCCGATCTTAGATTCTGTGTACCTGTGAGGTTTGTACATCCTGTCATTGTCTCTGTTCTGAATTCCCCAATCTGAAATACTGCATCTAACTGTGCATGATAGATAATGAACTCTATTACTTTTTTCCATCTTTCTTGATACCACGTCTTTGTGGGGGCTTCCCCCCATGCCTCATTGCAGATTGTTATGTAGTTATTAGTAGTTCTCTTAAACTTAGTTTTCATCCTACCTAATGGTATATCTAATACTTCGGACATTAGTTCCAACTGCCCTAAACCAAAGACGCTCAATTCTCTGCAGCTATCTATATAGCCAGAATTGAGCGTCTTTAGTCTGTCACCCCACAGTATATTCTGTTCTGTCCTGTAGTTTTCATAGTCTTCCTTGAAGTATACTACAGGTATCGGTTTTAGATCATAGAAGATATCCCACTTATCCTTAACAGTTTCTCTAATCGTTTCTTCTGGTATTCTACTTGGACTAATAGTTATCTCTACTAACTTGTCTACGTCTTTATTCCCCGCAAACATCTGATAAGTAGACGAGTACAGATAACCAGTAATCTGTGCTTCTGGAAACTTTGTTCTAATACCTGACACTGCTGCCGTTGCCACCAAACCGTCCCCGAAACCACCTATTCGGGAAAAGGCTATTCTCATCTTACTTAGCTTTCTTTGCTGCCCGCTTCTTCTGGATTGCCTTTGCACCCTTCACAGCACCAGTAGCACCAGCAGCTAATGCTGCACCGCGAAGCCCTGTGCGAACACGGGCACCCTTAACATACTTGCGAGTACCAGGAGTATCAGTCTTTGAACCCCTACTCGCTGCAACCTTAACATCGCTGTATGCAGCACGTGCCTGTCCCTTAGCAGCACCATAGCCAGCCTTAGCACCACTAGTTACTTTGCTAGCAGCCCTCTTTCCCACATCAAGAGCAGTACCTAGTGCTTTTCCGACTCTCTCAGTTACTTTCTTGCCAGCCATTTCTATCTTGCCTCCTAAGATGATGCAAAGTCAAACGCCAGTGCAATAATAGCAAGCACTAGTGTCCCGCCTGAGCTATTCGTAGCCGTGAACGTCACAGTATTTGCTGCAGTATCCCTTACCCCCACCAAGGTAACACCAGTCGGGGAGTAGGTAATTGTATCAGTAGCCACAGACACCACAGTTGCAAATGGAATCTTGGTATGAATGTCCAGGTCGCTAATGGTGAGAGTCAGTGTCCCGCCATTTAGAACACTAGTCTCTGCAGACTGCTTGCAGGCCTTATCCAAGTTTTCCTTATATCCGGCCTTCGGCATGTATTGTCACCTCCGTGACTATAGGTATAAATCATTTATAGTCAGCAAACTTCTAGCCGGATTCCAGGCGAGTACCGAAGCCACTCTGCAGAAGACCAGAACCATAAATAGAGTACCACGCAAGGGCGTGCTTGCGACCGAAGTCCTGAACACCATTATCGCGAAGTTCTACAGGAAGACTAATAGCATAACCATAGAACATGTCACCAAACATAACCGCCTGATAAACATCCGCGCCAGCGAGACCAGAACCAGTCAGCTTGGGCTGCTGAGTAGTCTCAATGAAGATGGTATCTTCATACATCCCGCATTCACCGAGGAAGATCGCGCGGGCACCAGCATACTCGTTCGCGGAAATCCAAGCAGAGTCGTCACGAAGCGCCCGTGCTTGGTGAGGATGCACGAAGCAGACCCAGAACTCTCCGCCAACCTTAGGAACATTGTTAATGGCGAGAAGTTCGGCACCATCCTTAATTAGGTTGGTATCAAACTTATGGGCACTAGTAAGCGCAGCACGACTAGCTGCTGCAGTTCCACCAGACCACGCATACTTCACATTACCCACAGCAATAACCGTAGTGCGAAGATCGGTGTCTTCCTTCTTCGCAAAGTTGTGGCCCAGTTGAGTCGACGCATCGGCCATAACATCGGTGAAGGCACTCTGCAGAAGAAGTTCGGTAACACCAGCGGCCTTACCCTTCTCTGCAACAGTAATACTAACAGTAGAAGTAGCCATCGCTTCTACTTCCATATCAGTCGTCTCAGTAAGGTCGGTAGCGTCGCTAAGCCCGTCGTACTTCATAAACTGAATCGTCAAACCAGGAACTACGCCCAGTTCCTCACGAATTTCCGCGAACTGTGCATAACGTTCCACTGGCTGCGCCGCAAACATAATGAGACTTGAATAGACTGTTCTAATCGCATCGGTAAGGGCATAAGCCCCCGCCGTTGCCCTATTCCACTGGTTTGCCATATCTGGTGTCTCCCTTTTGTTTTAAGGAGACACACTACAAAAATATCCCTACTGCTCTTGTTTTAGAAGTTCTGCATTGATAACTTGATCTGCTTGATCCAAAACACCCATAAGTTGATTTTGGTCAACCCGTCCACCAGTTCTCATAGCTCTCTGTGCCATTTCCCGAACTGAATCTGCTGTCGGTATCACACCTTGTTGTAGTGTGCCGCCATTCTCTGGCCCGCCTAAGGCCGGATTTACTTCCTGTTGACTTACTGGCAAAAAGCCAGGTTGCTGCTGACTTTGTTGTGGCTGTGTCTTCTGCTTAAGCAAACTCCAAACACTAATTGCTTCTTCTAAAGAATTCTGCAATTCCTCATCAGTAGTCCCCTTCACCAAGGAATGAAACTCCTTGGGAAGAGTATCTTCCGGCAACTGACTAAGAATTACTGAACGCCTTGTCTGAATAGAACTAGTCTGTGCATAGTCCAATACTCTTTCGATACTTGTCTCAAGTTGAGAAAGTCTCTGCTCAAGTGCAGAAACACTACTTGCACTCTGTTGTTCCAAACCATTCTGTCTCGTAGCAATTGCCTCTAAGTTCTTTCCTTCAATCTCTGCCAGTCTTGCTTTTAGGGAGTTTGCCTCGGCTTCGGCCTCTTCTGCACGCTTCTTTGTGGCCTCAATATCCCCCCGCACCTTCTGTGATTCTTGAGCACGGGTTCGATCAAGCAGTTCATCCAGACCAGGAGCCTTCGACTTCAGAAGCTCTCTTGCTTCTCTGGGAAGAGGGTCTGGCTTTGTAGTTGTCGGTGTCTCGGTAGTTGTCTCTGGTGTTTGCGTCTGCTGATCCTCGACTTGATCCGGCATTTCTCTCTTGCTCCCTTATAAATGATTTATAGTCTACTACAACAGCCCCTTAATGGCTGTTAGGGGGACGTGCTCTCCATGTGGTCAATAAGACTACCACTATCAGACGGGTTATCAATTCCAGCCTCGGCATTGCGCACCGGCACTCTCGGCTTATCCTTGGAGGCACCCTTGCCTACCATAACTCCACCGGCCATCGTTGCATGAAGCTTACCATCTTCCACCATGTACATCGTGTGCGGACGAGTCCCTACACTGTTTGCTGGCATCTTATTTACTCTCCTTTACTTATTGTAGAAAACCTTCCAGACTGTCACTCTGATACTATATTATACTTCTAACAGGTATAATTGTCAATACCTATTATGCAACTTGTCTTTCTGGAAGTTCTATCACCACCTCAGGAGGAAGGAATACTGCATCTGTACCGTATTCTTTAACTGGTTCCATGTATACCTTTGCAAGATCATCTGACTCTAACATATCTGCTAAGAGTGCTAATAGAACACTATCTGACATTTCCCCCGAAGCCATTCCTTGTTCTATATCTGCCGCCCTCTCTTGATTCTCCAGAGACAACAACCTATTTCTCATCTCTTCTCCGGCTTTTCCACCCCTTGTAGAACCTTCTACATCTTTAGAATTAAACAGTGGAATCATAATACAACTACAAAATGGGTGTGGAGGAACAAAAAGCTCCCTCTCTACCCTGTCGTAAAATATCTGTACTCCTTTTGAGAAATTCCACTTATATACAATAGTTGGGATTTTTCTCTGTACAATCTGAACAGAGTTAAATATCCCTACTAAAGGGCTAAGTGTAACCTTTCTAATATTCTCCTTATTTATAATATCAACTGGACCCTCTTCTATTGGAAAGGATGTTTTACCTTTTTTTGCATCCTTGAAGAATCCAGTTTCATTCCAATCCCTAAGAGCTTTTATCTGCTCCGGCCATCTTCTTAAACTAACTTCTATTGGTGTACAGGCTATATCATCACACCAATCACGAACCATCTTGTATTTACCTAATATTACACCATGTCCTGATCTTAGATTCCACTTAACAAACTTTATCCCCAATTTAGCTGTTAAGCTAATAACTGCTCTCTGATAGGCCCTGTTTCTCTCACTTACAAATAGCATCTTCATTTTTCCACTAATTGTCTTGCCAATTACCGTTGCCGGAATAAGAGATTCTCTTTTTTCACTAATACCACCAGGTATTGACCTAACATCACTCAATGCACGCATACTTTCTGATACCAATGAATGTGAATCGCCTAATAAATCATTTATAGTCCTGTCTACTCTGTTGTTCAGATTTGGACTTAGTCCTTCTCCCTCATCCTTATCTGCCCTATATCCTATCCTATAATCATTAGGTCCCGGTCTAATCTTGTATTCTCTATCACCATATCCCTCGGGCTCTTCCCCAGGAAGAGTATCAAATGAAACCCCCTCTTCCCATATTCCTCTATCTTCTCTTCTTCTAAAAGGAAACCTATCCCTAATATGAGTATTCAGTATCTCTCTGTTGATAGAAGCAACATCTAATACACTTTCAAAATCCACGTCCACACCTTGTCCAACTAACAACCCAACAGCATCATCTATTCCTTCTTCTACGCCTTTTGATAATGTTGTGTGAAGTCTCTGTTTTATAGATTCCTTAAACTCATGCTCTTTAGCTGCATCTTCTACTAGACCCCTGATAGTATCTTTGTTTTTTGACACCCATTTACTTATTCTGTGGCCCGGTATCTTATTACCGTTAGGAAGTAACTGCTCATTTAGCCCCAATCTTATTTCATTGTCTTTTTCCAAGCCTCTTATTATCCTTGAGACCATAAAATTAGACTGTGCTTCTGATTCCTTTCTAGCCATAAGCATTCTTTTATCATTATCTATAGTCAAGGAATCAATAGTAGTAGTATCCATAATCTATTTACCTTGACTTCTTATCTTCTTCTTTAGTTGACCCCTTTACTGTTTCTTCTGGAGCCTGCATTGCACTTCCTGATCCCGGCCCCTGTTCATTTTGTCCTGTAATTGGTTCCCCGCCATATCCTCCCATCATTCCTCCATACATCTCTAACTGTTGCTGCTGAAGTGCTTCTGTTGCCGCCGCCTCTATTAGTTCATCTACTTCCTCTAATGGTACATCTAATGCCCCGGACTCAATAACCTTCTTAAGAACATTTCTCTTAGGAACAAGCTGCATATCCATAACTGAACGTGCCATCTCAAGTTCCATGAGAATATCTTTTGGTAGGATATTGGGCCATGAAGTTTCAAGTTGCAGTGCTCTCCAATCATCCCCCGTTACCCCAACTTGAATCATCATTCCTACCGGAAATGCTTGTTGTAGTCTTAAGTCTGCACCCTTGATAGCATTTCCTATTTCTACACTAAATCTTCCCTCTGTTACTGTCGGATCATATAACTGGCACATCTTCATTCCTAAGCGAGTTAGCTCTACCAACCCCGGACCATAAGTTGCTTTCTTTCTATTTGTTCTATGTACTATTGGCTGGTACTGCATGTGTAAGGCTACACCAGAAGTATTACTAATGGGCTGCATCTTTCCTAATGATGCTTCTGGCACCCCAGCCATTTCGTGTGCGGCTTCCTTCATGTGTGCAAGATGTTCTGTAGATGCACGAAGGTCTGCATTTCTCTCAATGTTTGTAATTTCCGCCCCATGAGTTTTGGCCGGAAGGTAGAGGATACGATTAGGACCTACCTCAATTTGTCCTTTCTTAATTCCGTAAGCGGCAGTAAGAGGGTATCCCATGTAATCAATGATCTGACCAATTGAGGTCGTCTTTTCATTGATCTCTTTTTGAATTTCTACAATGCCCTCAATATCACTAATACCTTGGGCCTCTGCCGCTAATACCATATTTTGAATATGAACAATTGGTATTTCGCCCAAAGGATTTTCCGTATGTGATATAACTGCAGAGTTTCTATATCTTACAATCTCCATCGGGGTATAGACTGTAGTATAGTAAACCTTTGTTGGTTCCCCGCCTGCATCATCTAAATACTCTTCTTCAATCTGAACAGTACGACACTCCATCATCTTTCTATCTTTTCCTGCTCTCCCCGGTTCCCAAAGAGGAATGACAGAAGAAGACTGGAGTGTTGAGAACTGCACAGTACCATAGGTAGGAGAATAAATGTCATCATCCCACCATACCTTTGTATAAACATCACCAGTTACTGAACCCATCTGCCCAAGTTCTAAGCCGAATAGAATCTTGTTTGTACCACTCCACACCTTTGAGATAATGGGTTCTACAAAAGGCCATAGGTCCTGGTTGCCTTTGAAACTAAATCCACTACCAAACATAAAATCATTGATCTTGTCAGTAAGTGCCTGACAATAGTTAATGATTAACTGACTTTCTCCCGGCTCCTCTAAGTAAGCAGCTTGCATCCCTAAGTAATACAACCATCTACGACGATATGCCTCCCGCAATCTCCTTTGTTGAGACGTTAGAGCAAAAGGAGTTTTTGCTACTGTATCTGCTGCGGAAGACATATAGGATGGTCGCATAGAGATAGCCTCAATTAGAAGAAATATAAATCATTTATAGCTTCCCAGTTAGCTAACGCCTAATAACTCGTTTGAATCCAGTTTCCATTCTACGCATACCTATTGAAGCAGATTCAAATCCTGCTCTATTCTTTTCAAACACGTTTAGAGGATTAGAATCTGAAGTAGAGTCATACAGCATATATCTTTTTGCCGCATCCATACATAACATTACTGAGTCTGGAATATCATCCTTTGCATCTTTTCTCTTTGGATTCTTCTCTACCTTTAGAATGTTATTAGCCTTGTGCTGTTTTCTCAGTCCTAAGAACTCACTTTTCACTATCTCAAATATCTTTGATCTTTGTGCATTTGTTGATCCCGCTACTTTTAGTCTTCCCGCCTGTATTTCCTGCTGCCCCTGTTTATACAACCTTGACTTATTAACTGAAGTAAACCCAACACCTTCTATCTGTATGTGCATAAGGTCTGTATCATGTAACAACTTATCTAAGAGAGGATCACCAACCGACCCTCCCGTTGCATCCGTGTGCATCTGAACTATATTGTATAATGACAAGAAATCCACAATCTGTGGATACTGAACTTCGTAGTCAAACCCGTTTAAGATTAAGAAGTTTATGATATGTAGATCAAAATACTTCTCATTCTCAATCTCAAATATTGTATCTAATTGAATATCTCCTATTGTAACAATTGTATCCCCTTCTTTTGCCCAGTCCAGTCCTGCTACTTGCATACCACTTCTTTTCTCTGCTACCCACCCAAAACTTCCTACAAACCCTCTACCTATCCAATCCCCTCGCCCCATGAACTGATCTTCCGTTAAGAACATTCCTTGTTCTGTGGGCCAGACAAGTTTATAACTCATCTGATATGACGTTGAATCTTCCCCTAACCTACCCCGCTCTTTGTGCAGGAACTCTCTATACCTTGGATTGTATCTTTCTACTACATCACTATCAAACCTAAAGTGATACCTTGGATCATCTTTATGTTGCTGAATGGTATCATAGAAATTGTTGTTGGAAATGTCTGTTGAGGCACTACCAATCTTTACAATCGTTCCATTTGTTGCCGCTGACATTGGGTGAATTGACTTTGTACAAACTGTACTATCAGCATCCTGCGCTTCATCTATAATAGTTAAGTCAAATGTATGTGATTCAATACTTGCATCTGGGTCTGCTGACTGAACCACTACAAATGACTGTGTACTATTTGGATGCTTAAGAGTAAGTTTGCTGGAACTATCTCCTACTATTGTTATTCCTAATGCATCTATCAATTCCCCGAATTCATCTGTTTGTATGTTTAACCTGATCTTATCATACAAGTTTGCTGCTTGTTTTGTTGCTGGTGCGAATACCCCATTCTTCATCCCCCGCTTAAATCTTCCAATTGAGGTATTCTCAAAGTAAGAATCAACAGCTAATGAAGGAAGAACCACCATCATAGGTGGAATGATTGATCCAATACATCTTGACTTTCCAGACTGTCTTGCCCACTCTCCGATGATTTCATCCCCATCATTGACTATTACACTTTCAATAATCCGCCAAGCAAACTTCTTCTGATAGGGATAGAAACCATCATCAATTTCTACATCTATTGCTTCAGCAAGATGTATAATCTTTTCAATGATTTCTTCTATATCATCATCTCGTGGAGCAAGACTACGAAGTAACATTTCCGTGTTTCCTAATACCAAGTTTTTCACTAACACTTAACTTCTCTTCAGATTCCACCGGGGCCATTGCTTTCCTTAACTTCTCCCCATACTCAAAAACAGCACGTCTTAGATAGACTACATCACTTAGTTTTACTTTAGGAGGTCTTTCTCTCGCTAATGCTTCAGCCCGCCGAAGAGTAGTTACTGCATCTTGTAAAGAGTCCATCAACAACTTCTCTACATCTTCCCGGTTTGTAATTGATACACTGATATTCTCTACAAGTTTACAGTTCCCGCCCTTACTGCACTTATCACATACATCCCTGTAGAGACACCCATCACAATCTGACTCACCTTTTAGAGCCCGTGCTTCCCTAAATGCATTTACTACTTCTACGTTTGTTAGTATCTCTTTCTCTAAAAAGTCACAAACTAACTTTGCTACCACCTTACTTCTCAGTGCATTTACTATTAAAACAATGTCTATATGATGATCTTCTTCTGGCTCCTCTTCTACTATTTCTTCTTCGCTTATTGGTTTACATTCCTCAACTACTTTTCTCTTTGCTTGTGGTCCGAGGAAAGCATCACGGGGCATTTAATCCTCCCCTAAATAGATAAGCATCATTCTTAATCTTCTTCTGGTATAAATGATTTATAAGTCTCTGGTATCCATATCTCAAGAACCATCCAACTACTGCCCCAAGTAAAAAGATTGCCCACGGAGTGTATAAATCATTTATAACGATCTGCATCTACACCAGCCCCATCGGAGGCTTGATAACCTTGCCCTGAAGTTGTTGCAACTGAGCCATCTTTTGCATCATTGCATTAGCTGTCATATTAGCCTGTGCTTGCATCTTTACATTCTCTACAAACCTCTCTGCTACACTAACAATCTCTTCCATTGACATTGCCTTCTCTACCTTAATGCCATCTGGATTTCCATCCACCCTAATTCCATTATCTGTTACAATTACAATAAACGCACCATTGATCTTTTCCTCTTCCTTATTACCAATTACTTGTCCCATTCTAACTTTCCTCCCTAGCAATATATACAACCTTAAACTCTAAACCACTAATATCTTCGTCATTGTCTCCCTTACCATTAAACCAGAAAGGTTCTACTAATACTCTTCCAATACCCATAGGACCTTTCTTCAATTCAATTGCTGCCGAAGCAATTCCCTTCATAGTTTGATTGATAGCCCCTGCTCCAATTGCGCGGAAGATAACCTTCTGACTTTTCTTGAAGGCATTAAGAACTGTTCTGCAAACTTCCTCAGTCTCTGCATCAGCCTTCACCCGTGAAATCTTCTCTACTTCTCCCATTTCAATTACTTTAATTTCCATGCGATCCCGAAGCTTTATCCCATTCCAGCTTTCTTCTTGTCATTTCTCGGGAATATGCTTCTGCCATCCTTTCGTGAGACAATGATATACTTTGAAGTTCCCTATAAAGGGCCCTCTTTTCTAAGTATACCATATTCCACTCCTGGTGTAAAGGGGCTAAAAGGGCTTCTGCCTTTCTATCCTCTGCCGCCGAACCTTCTGAAGCAGATAGTGCTCTTGAATATGCTCTATCTTTATATGTATGTGCTAATGTTGCTTCTGCATCTGCACGAGAAGCACAAACAGAAATATAAGCAGCCCACTGTTGAGCAGCAAAGTATAGCCTACCAATATCTTGGTCACTTACATTAGAAATATCCCTTGGTTGTGAAAGCAACACCTCCTTTGTTTCTGGTTTGATAATAGACTTTATTCCAAGTCTATCTAACTTCTCACTTACTTTTTGAGTAAACTCCTCTACTTCACTCTCTAATTGCTCCCTTTGACTACCTAACTTTACATCCCGCATAGTTTTCCACCCGGAAGTATATCAGTTAATACTTCTGCTTGCTTACAAATTGAGAAGTATTCACAGGAAACTTCACACTTATTCTTTGATGCAGGAAGCGCCCCATTACCCCACATAGTATTTAACTTAGCACAATGAGCTACTGCCGCTAATGCTATTTCCTCATTCATTAACCGAGGCTCATACTTAATCCAATCCAGACTATCACGATCCAACACTACCCACCAAATACTATGTAACTTATCTGCTTTTAGTTTATTCCATAGCCAACAATAGAAGTTAGCTTGACTCTGATAATACTCTGGTATCCACCCGTTCTTCATCTTCTTTGTTTGGAATCCCCCGGCTGTTTTCATTTCTAATAAAACTCCACGATCAATGAAACAGCCATCTATCCTTCCCACAATCTCTAATGAAGGATATTCCAACCTCTCTTCTACATATCCGAACCCCGGTACTTTCTTTAGTAGTTCCTGCATCATTTCATGTATCTTAATTCCAAACAACATTCTTCTTAATCCATGTGCCCCACTCATTGCGGGAACACCAGCACGATCAAGAAATGCTCCTCGTGGACAGTAGAAAATCTTACTTACTGAGAAATGGTCCTTGGGAGGTATCCACCTCTTACTTTCATTCGCATGTTGCTCAACTAATTTATCCAACATCTGTGTGTTAAGACCATCCTTTAATCCTTCATTACTCAATAATTCCTCTAATGCTTTATTCCTTCTCATTCAATATCTCCTGTAATAGCTTCTCTCTTTGACCGAAGAAACCTCTACTCTTCAATACTTCCTTAATAGCCGCACTACCACTTTTCTCAAAGGCTTTAACAATATCTAAATCTTGCTCTAACCTTAATCTTAGTGCTATCAATACTGCATCCTTGGTGTCTATTGCTAAGAGGCTTTGGTAGAGGAATTGTACTTCTCTATTACTTTGTGCCCCCACCATTCCACGAACTTCCTTTGCGGATGCAGCAATTACATAATCTACAAACTTAATTACATTTTCCCCAAACTCACTAAATCTTCCTGGCATGTCTCTGATCTTTTTCATCAGAGGTTTGAACGCATCTCTATAGGGTTTAATAACAGTCTTGATAAGATTGACTATCAAACTTCCATCAAAAGTACCAATATCAAGACTTTGAAGAAGTAAGGATAATCTTGAGCAGTCTCCTTCTACTGCCACAATTGTATCCTTCTTGTACAACACTGCTGCCGGATGATACATTACAAACAGCCTTTTGTTTGCTTTCTCAAAAGTCTTACCATGTAACTCCTGCATTGTACCTTCGATGCCAAATGCTGTTACTGCCGTCTGTCCTAAGAGTACAATTACCTTAGGTCTTACCTCTGTAATCTGCTCTCTTAGATAAGTAAGACATGCTTCTATCTCATTCTCTAAAGGCTTTCTGTTCCCCGGTGGTCTACACTTTACTACGTTAGCTATGTAGATCATTTCCCTAGTTAATCCTGAGAGAGCCAACATCTTGTCTAATACTTCCCCCGCCTTACCACAAAAAGGCTTCCCTGTTTTGTCCTCTGTTTCCCCAGGACCCTCCCCAATAAACATAACATCCGCTGGTATATCCCCTTCTCCAATAACTGCATTAGTCCTTGACTTACACAATTCACACTTGTCACAAGCTTTTACCCTTGCATCTACTCCCAATTAACTCACCCCTTTTCTATAAATCATTTATAGCTCTAATTCCCTGGCAGCCTTTTCCTTTTGCTCTGTTCTCTTATTGATTCTCCATGCCCAGAATGTTATCACAAGAAGCATAAACAAGGACCCATCAATAAAACCACACCAAAAAATTGGAATTATAAAGGTCATTCAAAATGCTCCTCTGCAGGTAAAGCTACCCAGATTTCATTTCCAATTCGGAATAGAAGTCTGGGACTTTGTCCTTCCTGTGCTGCCTCTTTCTTTATCTTTTGTAGCCACTCTTTCTTTACTATTAACTGTTCCTTATCTGTTTCCTTGATCTCTATTCTTTGGTCATCTTTATAGGCATCACTTTTACTATGCCATTTTGCCCCCGAGGCTGGAGTTTGATTCAGGTGAAATATCTTGCATATTTCTTTCTCCCCTCTGGGGGAGCAACTACCATCTAACAATATTCTCACTAAGTTCCTCCCTTTTCCCACGCCGCTTTGTAGATTGCTTCTTCTAAGGACTTAGCCATTTCTTTATCTTCGTTTAGCCCCTGCCTGAAAGCTACTTCACCTACTGCATACTTATCTTGATATTCATACTTATTTCCACTTCTTGTTACTAATCCATACACCATCCCCAGTCTAAACAATTCATCTGCCTTATCTATCTCCCCCGCATGATGGATACCATCCTTTGCCTTTACATTTCTAATCCATAACTTAAACTCACAAGTTGAGTAAGGAGCCCATACTTTGTTCTTTCCACAAAAACCTTTTAGCTTAATAGCTAATACAGGGTCCTCTGCTTTAGCATCCTTACTCGCCTTAATCCTTTCTCCCTTTCTCATTCTAATCTTAAGGGAGCACTGATGGTCTTTTCCTTTACCCCCCGGCGAATAGTCTGGATCACCATAACCGCCAATCTTCTGCCTAACTTGGTTTAGAAAGATTACAGCAGGGCATCTAAATATCGAAGCTGCATCATCAATCGGCCAACGATTAAAGGCACTTGCTAAATGCCTTACCATAACATTTACTGCCCTTGGCTGTGTCCCCGGTTGGATATTCTTTTCTCGTGTATCTGTTAGAAGTTCAGAAGTAGAAGTCATCATTGCAATAGAGTCTACAACAATAACTCCTATTCCTGCTGTAGTTATTAGTTCCCGCATTACTGCTTGTAAATCTTCCGAAGAAGGAGGCCTTGCAATAATCATCTTAGAGAGGTCTACACCAATCTTCTCTGCCCAGGTACTATCCCAGGCCCCTTCCATGTTAATGAAGGCGCCCACATTGCCTTCTTCTTGTGCTAATCGAATACAATTAAGGGCGGCAGTTGTCTTTCCTGATCCCTCTTCCCCCCACAATTCTGTAATTCTACCAGAAGGTATTCCCCACGACTTTCCTTCATCTGATCCCCCACAAAGAATATCCAATCCAATAATACCTGTTGAATATCTTTTATATCCTAATCCATGTGCATTAGATGCACGTACTATCTGACTACTTCCTAAGGACTTGTTTATCTTCTCTAAGAGTTTGTCTATCTGCGCCGTTTCCACTTACTCACCTCCTATAAATCATTTATCTCAGCATATTTCAATGCCTGATCTAATGCATTCTGTAAATCAAGATAGTATCCTGTTTTATATACATCATCTACATTACCACCAGATACAAGTCTCTTACCTAAATATACACACCACCTATCATCATAGTTCTGTTCCACCTTAATACCATATCCAAGTAACTTTATTCTTTTCTTTGTCTCCTCCATCTTTTGGAGAGATTCATTCATGCCTTGTAACTGCCTTGCTGTTTCCAATGCACTTTTTCTCCATTGATATATCGTATTAGCCATTATTGCCCCTTATGAAATTCTTTGTAAAACCTCTTTAGCCCAGACCTTCCTTTATACTTCTTATCTACATCTTCGGGCATTACTGCTATTCCTGTTCCCTGCATCATAGTTAATGACAACTCAAACTGCTCAAATGACTTTGCCACTTGAGCCTGTTTCTTAGTTTCCATTAGTAGATTTGTTGAAGCAAGTATAGACATTTTGTAGCCTCCTATTTAGCATCTGCCCAAGTCTTTCCAATCCCTACCTCCACCTTTAACGGAATAGGAAACTTAACCTTCCCGCCTAAATTCTCCATAATCTCTTTCTGTCTTTGTGCTACTTCTTCGGCCCGTTCCTCTGGAACTTCTAACACAAGTTCATCATGTACTGATAATACACACCTTACATCTGAATCATCCTTATACTCCTTATACAATTCTGCATGTGCTATCTTAAGAATTTCTGCTGCAGTTCCCTGAATTATGTGATTCAATCCAGCACGCTCTGCATTACTCTGCTTTATAAACTCTGAACTGTTAATATCAGGAAGTATTCTTCTCTTGCCACCAAGAGTAGTTGTGTATCCTCTAATCTTAGCAAGCATTATCTGTACATTATTCCACGAAGCTAATCCTGAATATGTCTTCCAGAATTTACTAAGATACTTCTTAGCCTCTGCTTTTGGTATCCCCAGCTTTCTACCTAATGCACCCTCCATCATTCCATATCCAACGGCAAAGTTAATTGTCTTGGCATTCTTTCTTAACTCTGGTGTTACTTCCCCAAACAATGCCATACAGGTACGAGAATGAATATCATCATCTTTCTCATAAATGTCTAACAGTTCCTGGTCCCCACTTACTACTGCTGCAAGTCTCATTTCAATCTGAGAATAGTCCGCCACTACTAATGTCTTCCCAGGAGGAGCTATGAATAACTGTCTTACCCCAAACTTATCAAAAGTTGGTATATTCTGTAGATTAGGATTAGATGAAGAAAATCTTCCTGATCTTGCCTGTGCCATATTTAGAGATGTATGAACCCTGTTATCTTCACCAACAAACTCATCTAATCCATCTATGAATGTACTTCTTAACTTCTGTGTTTCTCTATACTCTAACAACTTATCTGCTATTGGATGTAGACCTCTAAGAGATTCTACACTCTCTTTATCCACTGAAGCCCGGCCTGTCTTTTCTGCTCTTTTCTTTACTGGTAGCCCAAACTTACGATAGAGAATAACTCCTAATTGCTGTGAACTTCTTACATTAAACTCTTCCCCCGCTATTTCCTTAATCTCCCCCTCTAATCTCTGTTCTTCTCTCATCATACCTAATGAAAGGTTCTGTAGTCTTCCTTCATTTATCAATACCCCGGCCCGCTCAATCCAAACCACGGAAGGAACACAATCAATATCTATCTGATACGAACTCCATAATCCATTTGATCTTAATACCCTGCCAAGAATATCGTAAAGCTCTAATGCCTTCTTAGCATGAGGAATACTATATCCCATAATCTCTTTAACTGGAAATGTTAGCATTGACCTGTTCTTAGCAAACTCATCAAAATCTGGTGCTGCCCCAATATTGTAAGCTTCACATACTGCAGTAAGCTTTACACTCTTTCTATTAACATCGTGGTTGTATGCCATTAACATTGTACATGCAAAAGGAGGTTGCATCTCTATTCCTAATGCATACATACAATGTAACTCAAACTGAAAGTTATGTGAGATTTTATGGCTCTTTGATATAGCTAACTGCTCTAATAGTCTTATTGCATCCGGCCTATTAAACCTTGGTATCTCACTGTTTATATCTTCTAATGGAAGATACCCAGTATGATCTTTTGTTGCTAATGACACACCTAATACTTTAGCCCCAGGGAACTTCTTTCCGTGTGTCTCAAAGTCCAATGATACATCTTCTGATAACAGACGTTTCTCCCAAACATTCATCTGTTCAGGAGTGACAATTAAGCCTCTTGGAATACTTGTCCCTACCGGAGTTACTCTTCGCATTTTACCAACCCATTACTACAATTTGAGTATTCTTTCTCACTTCTTCTCTGTATTGAGAAACCATCATACTCTTAAGAATTCTATCTACTATATCAGTAATCTCTTCTAATAATACCTCATAAATACACATAGCAGTTAATACTATGCCAGCATCCTCTTCTCCAAACTGTGAATAAATATTGTATCCTCTCCTTCCTTTAGCCACTAATATTCTTAGCCCCAAGTTCTCTTCTATTTCAAACGGCTCATTGTCCACTTCGTTATCCATTATACTCCATTTCCTTTCTTAGCTCTCTTTCCTTTACAGCAATACTAAATAACATCATCAATAGATTCCCTGCATCTGCAGACCTTCTTACAACATGATAGTTAGTATCTGCATCCCTTACCTGTAAGTGATTCCTAACTGCACCCATAAATCCTTCAAACTCATAGACCAATCTACCACACAAAGATACAAAACCTAATTCTCCCCAACTATCTTTCCAATCATCTTCACCATCTGTATCACGTATTCTCATTTGTATTTCCATTTGTTCAGCAAACTTCTGTATCTCTGGTCTAAGAACTATCTCCATTATCTTTTCTCCTATACTAAGATATTTCTTGTATGATACTGAATTGCTTCTGCCAACTGTGGAATACCAATCTCTGTCTTCCCCTCAAGCATTGAAATACTTCTTGCAACTGAAAGTACAGAAGTTACGTCTCTTGGTTGCCAAATGAACTGGTCATAGGCTGTGCTAAGAAGAGCAAGTTGATCCTTTGGCATCTTTGATAGCCTTGTTCTTTCCATCTTTACTGTTCTTGCTTTTACTACCCTTTCTACTGCCTTACTAATATCTTCCCCCGGCATATTCAAAAGATCACCAAACATTACTTCAGAAGCAGCTATTCTAATAGCCGTCTTACGTAGAAAGAAATCTACAACCCCCCGAAGATAGTAGTTAATCTCTTCCACTGAACAATAACAATTACCCCTCCTAGAACCAAGATACCCGCATCTACACTTGGGAAGTACCCATAGAAAATGTTCATCTTCGCTCATTATAGAAAGACTATCCATAACTTCCAATTCCATATTCACAGCCACAAACAATTCCTTTGCTGCTTCAGCTAACTCCCACCCTGGTGCATTGGCATTAGCTACTAGACCAATATTATGTCCTTGTACTGCTGCTACCTCAAATGCCCTAAGTACATGTCCGTTACCATACTTTGTTACTTTATTCCAAGCTACCATTTAACTCACCTCTATATTATAATTCACAATACCTGGTAAAATATACATGCACACTTCTCCATCACTGCCCACCATTTGTAACTTTCCTCCTTCACTTACATCTTTTGCAACTAAGGAGTATAAGATCAATGCATTACGGATAACTTCTGATACTGTACTCTGTCCAGTCTTTTCTGCCAGTCTTTGTAGCCCCACAAAATCATCTGGATTTAGAAAGAACTGAACTTTTTTTCGTACTACCACTTAACTCACCTACGTTATAATTGCTCCGCAGTTTAGCCACTTAAGCAGCTATAAATGATTTATAATTTGGTGCGCCCGGAGGGATTTGAACCCCCGACTCTCTGCTTAGAGGGCAGATACTCTATCCACTGAGTTACGGGCGCACAAAAAATGGGAGTTCCCAGTAGAGCACTTTACACTTTAAGTTACTCTTAGCTATTCCTGACGAGGGAAGGAGTGGAAACCCCCGAAAGTGTACTATCCTGCTGGGGAATACAGGAACCGGGAACCCCCTGAACTCAATTACTTCTTAATCTTACGACGATACCTCTTCCCATCTTTCACGAAGTATTCGTACTCTTCCTTTGGCTCCTCTTTCTTAACCTTTGCAGTGCGCTTAAAATCTTCCACCTCATCATCATCCAAGAGACTTACATCCTCACGAACTGTATCCTCTTCCTCTAACGGAAGAGTTTCTTGCCCATCATCATACCGTGACTTCCTTTGCTTACTACTTTTCCCGAGGAATGCTGCTGCCTGTTCGTAGGTATCCACCTTTAGAATCTTGTTGTAGTCGAATGGTTCTGGATCACCCTCAAACTGAGGACAAGGCGCCCACAAATTCTTTGTCGGGTTCCACTTCAAGTTCCTGATGCAAGATGCATAATCATCTGCAAATACACCATCACCCACCAAATCGGATGGTTCTACGTACTCAGGAACATAGTTAGTGTGTACTCCTTCTCCTGAGCGAGTGATGATTAGCAGTGACCCCTTAATTCTTCCCCGCTTGGCAATCTTTGCAAGTTGAAATACTGCACCAATACGCTTAGGTGAACCACGCCACAACCTAAGTGTCCAAGGGGCAGGTTCATACTTCTCGTCGCCAATAGTGTAAGGCCACTCTCGACTATCAAGAACTGACAAATGACAAGTGAATTTGGCCGCATCTACATTGCGGGCAGTTTGTGCTGCCTCACAGTAGAGACAGCCTTCCCCCATGCAGACCTTCTTTACCTGATAGGTGTTGCCACCCTTTGATACCTTAGTTACAGAATGCAAGTTGACGTTAACAACATCATTATCCACCACCTGAATTAGTGAGGATTGTTTATCCTTCAGAAAGAACTCAGGAGTAAAGAATCCTCCAGACGACTTATCAAATGAACCTTCTTGTGCCGACAAGTATTCCAGTGCTTCTTGAATTCCCTTACTGCTGTATCCCATTTACTTTATCCACCTTTCTTTGAACGCAATGCTTTCGCAGCTTTTACATCTTCCAGGATCATGTTGTCAACAAACTCTTTGATCTCCTGGTAAACCTCTTCCCTGTTTCCCCCCACTGCCTGATTGTACGGACACTTACAACTTGCCTCAAACTTCACATGCTCAGTTCCACCCACATTGATTGTCATACTTTGTCCGTATGACACCTCTGCTAACTGGACAAAGTTTGCGCTGAATTTAACTTCTTGAGGTTCTCCGCTAATGACTTCATCCTTGCTACAATAACGACCAGGGCCTCCGTCATGTTCCTCAACAAGTTCATCATCATCTTCCCCGATTTCCTCAACCCCCTCATCCTCCTCTTCAACCACTTCTTCCTCTGTTTCGTTAGTCTCTTCAACCTCTTCGATTTCCTCATCTTCTTCATCCAACACCTCTTCCTCTACTTCCTCTTCATCATCTTCTACTTCAAGTCCTTCCTCCTCACCGTCCAATACCTCCTCCTCAATATCATCATCCAACACCAGTTCCTCTTCTTCCTCAACCTGTTCCTCTACATCGTCATCTTCGATATCCAGTTCCAACTTTCGGCTAACTACTGTACTCTTCTTTGCCTTCGGCTTTTCCTCTGCTGCTTTCCTAAGATCGCGTGGCATCTTCAATCCTCCAACGGGGCATAAATGATTTATACTCTTCGAGGACGCTAATAGCTTCCTCTCTTGACTGTACATGGAATATCTTGTCTGAGAAATCCATCCTTGCTTCTACTGTTTGGCCTGCTTTACGTAAACTTCTGTCATCCCTTAGAAGTCTACTTACCTCCTTAACTTTATCAAATAACGTCCCTGGTATCTGCTCCTTATGTGTTGCATCTACCCCCACATCTTTGAATTCTGATACCCAGAAGTCTTTCTTAGTATCATAGTCCCACTTAGCAACAGGAGGAGCTTTGTACCCCCCGTCTGGTAATGTTACCAAATATCCATACTTTCTACTGGGTCTTAGATACTGTCTCATGTCCCAATATAGTACCCCGAACCTCCACATATTGGGGCGAGGGACTAGTCTTCCTGTTGCTATGAAATGCTCCTCCCACCACAGTCTATGAGATTCTACAATTAGATCAATTTCCCCTTTCGTATATAATCTCTGTGCTGCAGAAATCTTACCCCCTCTAACAGAGGGCTCTGCAATTATACCATCTGCCTCCCATCGGTGTACAGTATTACGCTTTCTATCCACCTTTCCCATCAATACGCCTATCCTGAAATACGGGATCGCCATAGTTATTCCTCATCCGATACTGCCGGTTTCTTATCAATAATCATTGCTACCTTTGTTGGAGGAGGTCCTGGAATCATTAGTGAACTAAGAACTTCCACCGGAATCACTTCCTGTTTAGCTAACGCAGTAAACTTGTCCACATTCAAACTTTCTACTACGTTAATACAATCTAAGTTCCTCCCTTTTGCATATTCCATAGCCCGCACATCATCTAACACCCTTCCCCCACCACGAGTTGTTAGACGAATTCCCATATCCTGTGACCGTGACCACAAGAATGGTTTTCCTTCTACATCTTTCTGCCAAATCTTTTCTGCAATCTTTTCTACTTGAGGCTTCATATTCTTAATCTGAGCAGCAATATCCTTCTCTGCCTTCTTTAGAGTTAGATATTCCTCAATCAGATTAGATACGTCTGCTGGAACCTCTGAAGGAGTAGAATCTACATCATTCTTATTGCTCTTTAATACCTTTTTTTCTGGTTCTGTCAACTCAAGTTCCTTGTGTTCAATTTCCTTCTTCTTGCCCAAACTACTAAGGTCTCTTGGCATTAGTCTCCTCTTTTCTTTCCGTTCCATGTTGGAAAATCATCTTCGTTACTAACATCATTAAGAAAGTCTTTATCTTTTGGAGTAATGTTTGTTACTCTTCCTGACATTATTCGAGGTTTCCCATCTGGAAAGAATGTCCTGTTCTCTCCTCCCACCTTCTGATAACCTTCACTCTTCTTATTATCGTGACACCTATTAGCTGCCTCCTCTGTTTTATAAACCATACCACATACTGTACACTCATAAGCTTCTATCTTTCTACTGGGCATCTTCCACCTTCTTCTTAATAGCCATTTTACCTTCATGGCAACATAAATCTGCTGCAAGTTTTCTTAGCCACAATCTACGACAAAGTACACACTGGTGTGCTTCTACTTCCAAACTAAGAATTTCACCATTTACCCACTGTGCTGGAGTTAACCCTTCTATTTTTTCTTCACTCACTAAAGGTGGTAGATTGGTATTTCCAGCAATAATCTTACCATTGGGAAGTTCTTGAATATCCCCACATCCTACATTAGTAGAAGGCATCAAACAATCCTCCCATCAAACTTCGTTTTGTTATCTACTAAGAAATCTAGAATCTTTGGCTTCTTTCCTTGTTCTTCGGCCCCGTCGACAACTTGATCTGAAACATTTCCCTTCCATTGTGAGGTTAAGAACTTGTATTCATCTAATCCAGGAATTAGAAGTTGTATTGCTACAACTGTTTTGTTTCTTGAATCTACTCTTCTAATACGAGATATTCTCTGCACATACTCTGAGTGGCCCCAAGGTACATCTATGTTGATTACATACTTTGCCTCTGGTACATTGATTGATTCCTTCCCCGCATCTGAGGCTAAAAGAACTGCTCCTTGTTTTGTTGCTTCGTCTCTGAACCTTGCTAACTGTACTGCCTTCTCTGTTTCAGTCTGCTTCCCAGTATATATAAATGATTTATACTTTGCCGGTAGTCTATTTCTCACTGCTCTTAGTCCTGATAGGTACCTACAAAAGACTACCACACTCTCCCCGGTTAGTACAATATCATTTATAAGATTTAATGTCTCTGTTACCTTTATCCCTTCTATACTTCCACTACCATCTTCAAACTCAAAGAATGGCTTTAGTTCTTCTGGTACTTGCTCCTCTGTATACTGTGGATCAATCCCTACACGATCTAAGAACACTAAGAACTTGAATACCGAACCCGCTCTTACATTCTTTCCGTCCCATTCCCCACTTTCCATTAACTCATCTAATTGACCCTTGATTATTCTAACACAATAATCGAGAAACTTCTGCTGATCCCTTCCGGGTGATAGAGGTAATACCTCTTCGATCAATTCGGGAATCTGCTCCGAAACCTCTGGACTATCATAGGTACGCCGTACCATGCACGGTTGCACCTCTTTATACAAACCATCCAGATTTTTGTAGTCTACTATTTTCCCGAACCTGTTTGTTACTAAGTAATCCTCTTTGAATTGCCCCCACAATCCAAAGAAATCCTTATCCACCCATTCCATTATTCCAAAGAGATCATCTGCCCTATTCCAGATTGGTGTTGCTGTTAGTGCTAATCGTACTCCTGCTTTTAGCCCCAGCCCCTTCATTGCTGCTGATCTTCGTGACTTCCTATTCTTAATTCTATGTGCCTCATCAAATACCAAGACAGTCTCTCTACTCGTTATTGCTCTGAACAACTTAACATCAAAGTCTTGTAGAACCAAACCTTGTGTAGTAACTAAGTAAAAGGGAAGTCCTGCTAAGAAGGTATCTGCCAACTTCTTTCTTTGTTGTGGCCCCCCTTTGTATTCTACAACTGAACTATCTGAGAATATACCAATCATTCTTACCCATTCCGATGGACGAGGACAGAAGATTAGTACATTCTCCACCTTTTGCTTTTTGTGTAGAAACTCACACATTGCTATAGTTTCTACCGTCTTACCTAATCCACAAGCTGTTGCATTTATCCCACTACCCATCTTTAGCATCCTTGCTACATCATCTACTTGGTATCTATATAATTCTCCTTTGAACATATTACTTTCTCCTAAGAGATGTACCTGCGTAGTCATCTGCTTCTCTATTCATACTTCTCGGGCACCACATAAAGGATATAGCTACTCCTCTATCTATCAACTCTCTCGTCTTTTCTAGAATTCTTTCCTTTAGTCTTATGTGTGATAGGTGAGTTACTTGCCAGATTCCCATTAACTGAAATACCACACAATTGCTATCTGAAAACACAATAGCCTCTGTATTAGGTATTCCCTCATCCTCTACAAACTCTGAGATAAGTCTTAGCCCCAAGAGAACTGCCATATACTCCAACATCACTGTGGTATAGTTTACCAGAATTTTCCTTTTGTATTTTAGTGGAGGTTCTTCTGGATGGATAACATCGGTATTCCACAACACTGCTACTGAACAACCTCTTTTATTTTTTTGTGGCCCCGCACCATCACACTTAACTATTAGCATTGATACCTCCAGTATGTATATTATACCACATACCCCTATATATGTCAAGGCCCTATCCCACAAGGTATTCTAGCACAAACCTATAATCCATTGGTAGTGGACTAAGATAAGAGACTATGCTGCTAACATCAACACCAGCAGAAGTCAGTAAACACTTAAGAATACATCTCTCACTGTCAAAATCAGAATTACCACAAAAATCCTTAAAGCCAATCACCCCATTATCAACACAATATTCCCAACTCATTAAAATACCCAGCATTGGATATAATGAATATCTAGACTGTTTACATGTAATAGTCCATCCATTATCCTCAGCTAGTTTCTCCACATCCCTGTTCTCTGGATATAGAGAAACTACTACATTTTCCTCCATTCCCCCACTACTCCACAAGGGATCATTTGCTATTGAAACAATTACTTCCAGTTCCTTAATCATCACAATCAACTCCTATTCTAATTTAGTTACTACTATTTCCCCTTCCCACCCAGAACAGTCTTTATGTCTAATAATATTAGCATCCTTATCTTTTGTAAGTTCTGGCGCCCCATCAATATTGAAGCAGGTATAACTACCACCAACACATTCTAAGTAATGACAATCCTTACAAAATCCATCATCACATTCTTGTTCCACGGTAATCAACTCCTATCTATAAATGATTTATACTGGTGACACACGTTCTGCATTCTCCACCAGTCGTCTAATCTCTCTTCGTGAAAGCTCTCCAGGATCACTTCCTATTTTCTTGTTTGGAATATCCTGCCATCTTACTACTGAAGGTAATACTCCTTTTGCTACTAACTTATCTACAATCTCTTTTGCGCATCTTACCCCCGCCAAGTCATAATCTGTGAAAATCACAATATCATCTATTCCTGTAGACAGTACCCACTGAACTTGTCTATCACTAATAGACGATCCCATTAAGGCCCCGCCAGCATATCCTGCTTGATAGATATGCAATAAATCAATAGGACCTTCACAGATTACAAACGTATCACATTCTATCCATTTCTTAGTTTCACACATACCATACAAGTAGTTAGATTTCTCAAATCCGGGAGAGATTGCCTTCTCTCCAATCCTCTGAAGTAGTATACCAACAACCTTACTACTTGATCCAATATCTCTACTTCTCACCGGGTACATAATTTCCTCGTCATTACTTATCCTTATATCAAACTCATTAACAATATTATAAGATACTCCCCTGGATTTCATGTATCTTTCAAGCTTCTTTCCAAGCTTGGTTCCAGATTGACAAAATCCACCAACATGCTTCCGAAAGAAATCTGTAGTCTCTTGACTTATAGTATCTTCTAATCTCAATTGTATATCATCATCTGTAATATAGAAATCATCTATTGTCTTTCCAAGTCTTGCTGCTAAGGTTTCTAATGATCCTTTTCCGCAGCCCCGGAAGCAAATCCACTTACCCGTTAGTGAGTTAATTGAAAAGGACACTCTGTTATCTTGATGAAAGGGGCATAGACAATGTATCTCATTTCCTGATACATTTCTTACTTCTATCTCCCAACTTGCTATTAGGCTTTGTAGTTCTTGACCCATACTATCACCCTTAAATCAACGAGTTATCTTGCAGTGAGTCCAACTCATCATCTGACAGTCTTTCCCCGCGACCTTCAATTGCATCCTCAATGATCCATCTACTTCTTACCACTTTCATTGGTTCTCCTTCATTCACATTTAGTTTCACTGTAAATGACATTGGATCAAAGTCTCTGATCTTACGTGCTAATACTCCAAGTTCTGAAGTTCTCCTAAGAGTATCATTTATCATCAATACCAATGCTACATCCAGCCACCCATTGATATTGTATGATCCTGCAATATCTGTTAGTCTCGCTCCTTTTCTTCTCTCTGCCCCCGCCCTTCCCATCTGATGTGTGATTACAACAGGTACACCTGTCTCCAAGTTAATGCGTTTAATGCCTGCAGAGAGTAAAGAAAGCTTCTCCCACATTGCTATGTGCAAGTCTTCGTCTACCAGATCATACCAAGCATCTATCAATACAATATCTGGATTGTACTGATAAATCTTCTCTCTGATAGATGCTATCCCCCGAGAACTGGGTTTGATAATGGTAATCTTTCCCGGTAGTTCCTCTACTGTTTTTACAGCCCCCTTTAGAGTTTTCTTCTCTTGTATTGTCAGCCTTCCCTGCCTAACTCTTTTAGCGGGCAACTCAAAAAGAAGAGAAAGAAATCTGATCCACACTCTCTGTGGAATCATCTCACAGCTTATGAATAAAACATTCTTTCCTTTCCTTACAGAATTCAAACCAATATTCAGAAGGTTCCAAGTCTTTCCTGTGTAGGTAGGACCAATAATTCCCCAGAACTCTCCTGGCATTATCCCACCAATTTCGTCGTCCAACACATCAAACCCGGTAGGAATTGCTGAAGCAAAATCCTGTTCCAAGGAGGTAATCAAGTTGTATGAGTCTTTCAAATCCCCACTTGAAATATCATCCATAAATGATGGACGACATACAATGTCTGCATAGAGACCAGTAGTCAATTTCTTGCATCGCTCCGGGTCCTCTTTAATTGCTTGATTCAGTTCATCTACATATCTAATATATCTACTCCTTTCATAACTCCATTCAACCTCATGGAAATAATGCTCAAGTGGTTCCGGCACGGATACAGAAGGAAAGACTTCAAACTTCTCCTGTACTGTATCCATTGTAGGAGTTGTATTATGCTCTAAGAAGAACTTCTCACAATAGTCCCACACATTCTGCCACCTAATGAAAAGAGTTCTCTTTACCCCCACCCTAAGAGCAGATTGCATTCCTATTTCAATTGACTTATTTAGCAAATTGACTTCTGGGTCTGCTTTTCGCATCTATAATATCCTTTGCATATTTCGCTACATCCCCTACACCAGTCCACATACGAGTCAGAAATCTCAGATTAGAAAGTAGGCATGTGTCATCAGTGAATATCCTCTTAACATCATGAATAAATGCTCTTGTTTCCCAGTCATGTAAGTCTTTACAAACCAAAGGAAAGTCGAATGGAAGATCAAGAAATTGTAATCTAATAGGAACTACTCCTCTTGGAGAAAACACCTGAACATTCCAGCACCTATCCTCATTCCATAAATCATTTATAACTCCCCAGTCTACGCTGTATTTCAAAGACCAAGGACTTCCTTGCATCAGACATCTTACATCTACTCCTACTTTTGGATAGTGTAACATTTCTTCTCCTCTCTACTTATAAAGTTTATACCTCAGCCTGCCATCTGACTTTGTTGTCTTCTTACTACTCTTTATTTCTATTAACCTCCTAAAGTATAGAACTGTTACATATATCATAACTGCCAGTGAAAATGTAATAAGAAACACTGCTGAAATTATCTGTGCTGCTACCCACATTTCAGTATAGTCATTATGCACCACTATTCATCTCTCCTATCTATGGAGTATTATTACGAAGTATTTGTCCAATCTCTGTAATTCTATATCCAACATTTCTTACCTCTTCTAATAGCATTCCTCCTCTGTCATCCTTCTTACTTTTTTCCATAGAGTCTCTAAAGATACAAATCATCTCAGCTAACTGCCAACTAATAGCAATTAGACTGCTTGCAATAGATTCGGCTGGAGAGTTTTCCCTTTGACTTATTGCATCTCTTCGGTAGTTATCTGCGAACTCCTGTCCTACAGTCTTATCACTCATCTTTCTTTCTCTCCTTCAATTCTATTTCAACTACCTTAGTAAAGTAATAGCAAAACAATACAAATACAATTACCCAGCATAGAAACATTGGAGTTAATAGAGACTGTTTCATTGAAATCATTGCCATAATACAAAAGGTCAAAATACCAAACCAAGAAATCATCCACTCCTTTAGTCTCATCTTTCTTTCTCCTCCTTAATAACTGCATTTGTAAAGCTAATACAAAAAACAGTATATCCTACTTCCCAGGCAACAAGCAGTAAAATGAACAACAGAGGAGGTTTTTCCCCCGGTAATGCTATGAAAACCGTAGTAAACATTCCAAACCAAAACATCAACCAACTACTCGTTAGCTTCATTTCCTATTCAACTCCTTCAATTCCCATCTTTATTTTTATCCTTTGCTTTAACTCTATCTCTACTAAGGACTGAAAGATAACATAAAAATGTAGATAGAGGATACACCATCCAATACATAGTGGACCTACACATTTTGGATTAAACGATACTATGAATATGAAGCTCAGTGTTACTGCTGCAAAGACTATAACTACCGCTGTTATAGCTTTCATCTTCTCTTCAACTCCCTAAGTAGAATACTTGCTTCTTTTTCTTGGAACTTCTTTTTTATTCCTTCTGGACCCCCAAGTGCAATGGAATTGAACTTTGCCCTCCTTCTTCGCCAATACTCATCCTCCATGATGTTTTCTAAGAAACCTTGCAACCTCTCTGATCCAGCCAACAAGCCAAGAGTGGGGTCTCTTATTTCTGCCTTAGGCCAAACTGGCTCATTCTCCTTTCTACGATCTACTACCCATTCCATAATGACCATTAAGTCCGCATGTGTCCTTAGCACTTCTAAGGCCGTGTTTAGCTTGCCGTAACTAACGGGGCCTCTCTTTGCTAAGGAAGTTCTTCCTAAGACAGTTTCAAAGAGGGTCCTCCAGTAATCTAAGAGAGTAGAAACCTTCCCCTCTCTAAGAGCTTTAACTGTTATTACTTTTAGAGGACTAGTTTCTTTTTCTTGTTTAGCCCCCTTTTCCTCCTCTTCATCTACTACTATAAATGATTTATATTCCTCCTCCTTATCCTTAGCTCCGTCATTCTGTTTTCCTTTAGAGTCGTTATATACTTCGTGTGCCATTTTGGCACTTAGCTTTTCTATAGTCCCTATACGAGTACGTGCCATTTTGGCACTTAGCTCTGTTTCTTGGACACCATCTTCCTCTCTATTAGAGGCCATATCATCAAGAAATTCCCTAAATTTACTGTCTTTTTCGTACATCTCTGTTAGTGTTTTGTGTAATCCTGGCAAAGGATCATAGCTATTTCGTGAACCAACTCCGTTCTTTCTATTAGTTTTGATAACAGAAACCATACCATTTTCGACTAATCTCTGAATAGTTCTAACTACTGTTCTTAGTCCTATCCCTAAATCATTAGCAATCCTCTCTTCACTGGGAAATGGTGTTGTATTTCCAGGTCTTAGGTATGCACAAAGATATACATATACTAAGAAATCTGCTGCTTTTAGCCCTATCTTCTTTACATTTAGAGATAGAAAATTGGGCAGCATAAAAAATCCATAGGAAGACCTTGAGGCTACTTGCAAACTCCAGTATATATTACAACTTTCTATATACTTTCTTGCTTCCTCCTCTGTTATTACAAACACCCCCTACAATAATTCTTGCAACATTGGGACCTAACATACTCCATAGAGAATCCATTCTCTGCTTCTTTACAAGGAATGTTCTCGCATTGAAGCTTCTCATCAGTGAGCAAGCACGTTGTTCCTACTCCTATATCAAGAAATAAACACGACATCGAACAATACCTATCATTCTTATATCTAACAGTTACTTTGTGATAGATATAAAATTCCTTAGAAACTGCATCATCATCTCTTATAGTTACTGACATTCTAACCTACCTCCAGCTATAAATGATTTATACTACCTCCTACACTTATCAAATCCTATACTTGGTTGGAGACCAAATCTTGTATCTAAGGAGATTGTTCTTCTACAATTACTACATTTGTGATGTGTATAGATATAGTCCTCCCCTAAGTGCTCTACTGTTTCTGTCCTACTTCCGTGCTTTGTCCTTAGCCACACCGTTAGAAGTCTACTCTTTAGTTCAGAGTATGCCTGTACTGAACTCTTTTCTGGTTGAGGCCTACCATCTACAATCTGCCTATCATCTATGATTTCCATACCATGATCTGTTTCTGCAAACTTATCCTTTTCCATCTTTATCCTCCTCGTTGATAGTAGGTCTTAGATACTGTACAAAACAATCATAGCAAACAATACTTGCCTTTTCCAACTTACCCTCCGAATTAAAGTTATTTCCAATGATCCCTCCGTTAATTCCAACAGCAACATTACCATAGATGGTAAAATACTTGTCACTGTTTACCGGAAATTCGGCGAAACACCTCATATATCTAACAATACCATGTACTTCTCCACAATGCGCACATCTTGTTCTTTCTAGTAAATCAGGATTAACTGTAGGAGTTCCATCTATCTTGGTACTAAGCATTTCTCTGCTCCTCGTCTTCCTTATTTACTAAATCAATACATTCTTGACACCTCTGATACCCATCCTCAGAAGGATAGATAACCCGATCAAACAATGCACAAACTCTAGCATCGGACAACCTAGAAAGAAACTTGCATTGTCCCGCACATGCCTCTCCTATCATGCTAATAGGAACTCTCATATTCACCCATACAGTTGCTACTCCCATTTAGTTATTCTCCTCCTCAACTATAAATGATTTATGGGTTCAGTATAATTACTGAGTACCCACTTTTTGTTGCATATACTATCTTCTCCACTCCTACCAACTTTAGAATCTTAAGACAGTTCTTACAAGGCTTACATAACATCTGATTTCCATTATGCTTTACCCCATTTATTACTACTGTTGCCCCGCCGGGGCCAACCTCTAGAGAAAGGAGAGCATCTACCTCAGCATGTAATGACCAAGAAGATACCCCATATCTCTTAGATACCCATTCACTCTTACCTGAATATCTATTATGCCCTTTCCCTATTACCTTTCCTCCCCTAACAATCAAACATCCCATCTTCCACCAAATAAAACTACTCTTTAATGCCTCCTCTTTTGCCTTACCTATCAAGCGCAGGTACTGATCTCCCTTCATCATTCTTTACTCCTTTTTCCTCCTGATACGTAGTATACTCTACAGAGGTAATAGTCTTCTCTACTGTAATCTCCTCTGTAGGATGCTTCTTTTGTAAACTACGTACCCTTGCATTGATCGTTTGAATAGTCTTTCCCCTTATATTCTCCACTACATCAGTTCCTACGAAAATACGCCATTGTACTGTAGTTTGTTTTGCCATTATGCCTTCCCCCATACAAGAATGTGTTTCATCTTAGTTGTACGAATGCACTCAATCCAAACCTCGTTGCTACACCCTGGAAGATTTAATGCCTTTAGTTCTCTTGCTCTATGTAGAGCATCTGAAAGACAATATGCATCTTCAGTTTCCTCTCCCACATGAATAACATATCTATTCTCATCCTTAGATTCCACAAGTCTAGTATACCAGTCATATCCTTCTTGCTTTTCCATGAATTCAAACCTCCATTGGTAAGAAAGGGGCCTCCTCTTTCTAAGCAGAAGGCCCCTTTCTTTTTTCTACTTGACTTTGTATGCTACCTTACATACTACTCATCGTCTACATCAAGTTCCTCATCGTCGTCAAGTTCCTCCTCTTCAACCTCCTCTTCCTCATCATCCAACACCTCTGCTGCCTTCTTCCCCTTCTTAGCCTTCTTTGGCTTCTCCTCCGGTTCCGGCTCAGTAATATCGAAGGGGAAGACCTCAATACCAAGAAGGGCCTTACCCATAGCAAGGACACCGTCAATGTAACTGTCCTTACTGTGCATGGGGTTAATTCCGTACTTCTCAATCCCGGCAACCATCTTCGCAACCTTACTAGCCGAATAAACAAACTTCGGCTTGGCATCTCCATCCAACACCTGTGCTGCCTCTGCCTTCTTCTGCTTCTTCGACTTCATAACCTGTGCCTTGGGAAGACCACTACCCCGCTTTGGAATTCCGTCTTCCTCCTCAATCTCCACCTCATCGTCATCCAGTGCCTCTACGGCACCCATCTTAGCATCTTGCTCTTCCTCCGACAACTTGCTAAGATCACGGGCCTGTTCCACCGAAAGGTTGCCTTCTGCAAAGGCTGCAAAAACCTTCTCAGAGGCCTTCTTGTTAATGTTGAAAAGCATAGATACATAAGCCTGTGTCATGCCTGTCCGTTCCGCTGCCGCAGTCTGACTAAGACCGAGTTCGCCCTTCTCAGTATCCTTACCACAAAGTTGTGCAATTGCCTGAGACCGTTCATATGGCTTAAGGTCCTCGCGCTGCATGTTCTCAATGATATTAGCAATTGCAAAGTTCTGCTTAGTCGTAAGAGCATCATCAACCTCACTAAGAACTACAACAGGAACCTTACCACCGGGGAAGATATCCGCATACTTGGAGGATTCGTTAACTACTTTACCATCACGAATCATAGTGATACAAGCGTGACGGCGAAAACCACTAACAAGAACGTACTGCTTTCCAACCTTTGCAATCGTCAAAGGTGTCAAAAGACCCTCAGTCTCAATATTAGACTGAAGACTTCCTAGTGCCTTGGGTTCCATAGCCTCTGGTCCCCGAGGGTTCACGCAGATGGAAGGATCAATGACGATCTTGTCAAACTCGATCATTGCCTGCTTGGTAGCCTGAGTAGCCATGATACGTTTTTTCCTTTTACTACTGTGGGGTTTCTCTTCTAACGAAGAGGGTTGTCTCGGTACTGCTTGAGCTATAAATCATTTATACGCCACTGTTAGGTCAACGAATTGTAGGTCACCTCCTTGAACCTGGGAGTGTTATCATATCACATAGCCCTATCTGTGTCAATAGGGATGATTTTGGCCTATGCAATCAACATATTGTAGGCAAGAGCTTTTCGTCCCCTACTTGACTCATCATTCACAAGGCCATTCCAGAGAACAGACCTCTGTGTTGGTTCCTTAAAGGAAGGATACCAAGTCTCTTGCTCTGTCACTGCTTGCAAGAACGCATACTTGGTTCCTGCAATTGACTCGTCTTGCTCCCCCACTTGGAGAAACAGGTCGTTAATTTCACCCCTTTTGTCTATAATCCTATCTACTTTTTCCTCATTTTCCTCTTTATTTTCCAGTAGTTCCTCAGAAATGGGCCATAATGCCTCTGCAATCTTGCTCTCTAAATCATCATCTATCTTCTCCTTTGCTAAGGCTTCCAATACCTCCTTAAATTGCTTATTCCACCTGAAGGAAATCTTCAGTGCCATCCTTGCGTCATCTACTTTATCCTCTACATCCCCCACATGACGAATCTTCCAACTATTCTGTGTAGTCCCTAACGCAAGGGATAATGTATTCCAACACACCACCCTTACATTAGTCACCACTGCCTGAAAGGCCAATGACTTATCATGTGAGGTTGTAGTTAGCAGATACGTCTTATTTAGATCATCGTTACCTCCGATTGCGAACTCTTGACTTGTTAGTTCTGTTAGTGCCCAAACAACCCTCCCTTCTTTTAGGCTTCCCGCCGTTTCAAACTTTGCCCCCTTATCAAGCATAAGCAAGCGATCAATGAAATCAAACAGAACAGAGTTCTGAATAGGCTCATACTTATTTGTAACAACTGCCAGCACCTTGTTGTTATCATCTCTTGTGACTGCAAGATGCTCTGGAATCCATACCTCTCCATCTACATTCTTAGTAAAGATTGGAGATGTTCTAACCCTCCAGTCAAGTCCTGCCAATTGTTGTGCCTCTATTGCATCTTTTGGATAGTCCTCTAACACTACACCCAATCCATGCCACATTGGTTCCCTAACACTATATCCTGTCTCGAAATAATGACTCATTATTCTTCCTCCTAATCTGAATTAGCCCGCCCAGAGCGGGTTAGATTTGCAGAATATGACTCCAATGCACCGTTCTTACGAACAATGAACCAACCTCCTGACTTCCTGTGCTTATCATTAACTACTTCAAGCTTCACGTTTGAATGTTCTGGATGTCGAACTACTCCTCTAACAAGTAGTTCTGGTGAGGAAGGTATAGAATTTCCTCCAAAACTTGTAGTAGCAAATTGTCCTACTGCTACGTCCGTGAATGAATGACGACTACTTGCTACAGTTGGATATAGACTATCTACCCTGTTTGATACATAATCAAACTTTAGGTAAAGGTCTACCTCAGACCTTAGTGCAATTACCTTTTCACACATAAAGTCCTCAATCAAATTGCTGTTATTCTGAAATATCCTAGTATTAGGCTTGTTTACTGCTTCTACTGGAATGAAGAACAGGTCTCCTTGTCTCTTAATCCCCCGCCTAAGGATTTTCCTCCCGTTAACAAGATAAGGGATATTGATCCCAGGACTATCCTCCATCTGCTTTAGGTTGTTAAGTTCATTTGCAGTTAGATAACATTCTTGAGGAATTAGGTCACTAAGATAACCGTTCCTAATCCGTGAAGAAAAGGCAAAATTCTGCTTATTCTTCCCCCAGTATCTACCGAAAACCCAATAGTTTCCCCTGATATAAAAGATGTGGTAATCTCCCCAATCAAACCCCGCCTCAACTCTTAGCTCATCAAGGTTATGTACCCTATCACTTGAGAGATAATCCATCCTGTCAGTATTGATTGGCATATCAACATTACCAATTACTCGCTGAAGGACTTCAAAGGAGGTAGAGATAACAACAGGTACTGGCCCATCATTACCCCAATTATTTGTTGCCCGAATTTGAGAATTGATCTGTCCTCTTGAAGGAGACATCGGAGGAAACTGCCCAGTAGTTCCATCCATCAGGATAAACCTCCCACAATGAATGGCATAAATGTCTCTACCATACTTATCTGAGTACAAGAACCTTCCCTGAGCACTAAGAGAGAATCCTTGATACAACTCCTCATCCCCATCTGAAATTCTCTCTGCCCACTTTTGGATCAATTGCCAGTTCTTCATTCTACTCTCTCCTTTTTGGTTGGCCCGTTTTGAGAGACTATAAATCATTTATGGCTCATCACACCAACGAAATCAGTACAAAAGCGGCCAGAATAAGGACAAAAAGGTACAAATTGTCACTTCCTTTCAGTAACTTTCACTACTTTCCATACTGAAGAGATAAGTCCCCTAGTACGGATGAATTCTCTTGCACCCTCTTTGTCCTTAAACTTCTTGGCCTCCTTCCTATCATGCGTACTTTCTGTTTTAGTTCCTTTTTGTATATAGCACCTGAAACCTGCTATTACTGCCCGGATATAGTACATTACTCTTCTTCCTTAGGATAGATCAATTTGTTGACAGAATCAACTTTGTGGCCTGCTCTTTGGGCTACAAGAAAAAGAAGGGAGTGAACTATCTCTATATTCTGCCTACGTAGATCATTGATTATCTTAATCTGTTCCAAATCCGTAGCACAACCAGTAACACATCTTAACTTTGGATTATCTGCAATAGGAAAGTTACCAATTACCTCTCCTTGATACTCTGCCACCCATTCATTCGGTAATGACATAGTTCCACAATGAATATCTCCCCCGAGTTCCTTAGCAACTTCCATACATCGACCAGTATCATATAACTTGCTCACTTCAATTGGCTGTTTCATTGTTGTCCTCCTTCTCTAGTTTTAGTTCTCCAATATTAAAGACATGCCCAGTGCAGTGAGGACAGACAAATGGTCCATTCTTTCCGTGCTCATTCCAGTTAATAACGTATACCTTAGTGAAGTCCTTTAGACACTTTGGACATCTTACCATATTGATAGCAATCTTCTTCCAATTTTTGTACCCGCCTTTGTCCTCTCCATCCCTAATTACACCACATTTCTTACACTCTTCTGGTGAATGAAGATGTGCACAGTTATCACATTCCTTCTCCTCTTCCTCTTCTTTGTTATTCTCTTCTACTTCTTCCTCCTCACTGTTATCAATCGTCACATAAACCACACTACTCTTTGGAATGAATACCTTCTTATCAAACTGTCCATCCTTTCGCTGTAATGGACTAAGTGTTAGAAAATCTCCCCTCTCACTAACAAAGCTACTGACTACCTCCAATATACTCTCAAGACTCTGTGTCTCTGGTACCAATCCTACTACTTCTTCTCCATTAACCAGCTTTGCAATTACTTTCATCTTCATTCTCCTTCTCTGCTAGTTCTAGTAGACTAAGTAAATCCTTCTCTGCTTGTTCTACTGACTCTGGATTGAAGATACAGAAGTAGATCATTTGTCCATTCTTCTGTCTCTTCCCAGAATCCACTGTAACTACTACCGTTGAATACTCCTTTCCCACTCTAGGTGTTAGAAACCTAAAACAGATTGTAGAGTCTGTATTGGTTTTAGCATAAGTAGCAAATCCCCAGAAGGTCCGTGCATCACCGCAATCATGGTAATTGCCTTGTGGTGATACATGATTAGTGATGAAGTCTCCCAGTGTAACCATTTCCTTACTCCTTTTGGTATTTGTTTGGTGCCGGAGGAGGGACTCGAACCCTCAATCCCTTTCGGGCAATTGGGTTTAGGCCAGTCGTGTATGCCAATTCCACCACTCCGGCACTAATTACTTACTCAACAACAGTAATATGCAAAATCTTATCCTTTGGGATATACATCCTACAGATCACTTCCTTAGTGTGCCGAGTAGGAGAAGTACATCCTACACAAATGTACTCCTTTCCAATAGCAGCCTCAATGATCCCTTCTGCTAAGATGTGATCTGTAGTATCCGACTTTGGTACTGTTACCCCTTCAATCTTGGTACCATCTATTAGTGTAACAAAGACTGTCATTTTGCTTCCTCCTTCGATTATAGCAGCTAAGTGAGTAGCAGCTATAAATCATTTATAGGTCTCTCTTAGAAATCTTATTCTAGACTGATAACAAATGTCCTCCTTCCATCTTGGGTTTCTTTCACATTCCCCCGGACTTGTAACATCAATACCATATAACTTTATATAAGCTTGTATCACTTTTTGGGGGCAATCTCCATAAAAAGGTGATACAAACTTAGCACACCACTCTCGTATCTCCCCCACTCTCCTTTCTACATCCAGGAATGCTAGCATGTTTAAGAACTTTTGTGATGGTGGGTATATCTTTAGGGTTCTTTCCACCCCCTTGTATACCCACCTTGCTTTTAGTGTCTTGTTACATATCACTCTTCTTCACCCTAATTGCATCTTGATTCGCAACATACCTACCAGCCCTCTTGGCAATCTTACGTACAAGGTCCTTCCTACTTGTATATCCAGGAAGTTTTTCGGTAGACACCTTACAATCCAACACTACATTTTCTTCATAGATGGCCAACCATACGCCTTGGTAGAGTATCAAACTCCCACCGGCAAATCTAGCAAGACGACTAGGAGTATAACCAGAATTCTTGATACTAATGATCTCAAACTCATTGCTAGTATAGTTAATGCACTGATAAATCTTATTTCCGGGAGTAACTAGCACTTTACATTTTCCTCTACTAATACAAGTATCACAAAGACTTTCATCTTCCTTTTCTTCCTTTTTCTCTTCTTCTACCCCCAGTTCTTCTGCACTAAAGACATGTTCCAGGCAATAAAGACAGTAATACTCACCCTCACTCCTACGAGTCTCAATTACCTCGTGCTTAGTAGAATAGTGCTCGCAAAATGGACATAGTACCCAATTATCATCCTTCTCTTCTTTTGTAGCCTCCAATTTCTTAATTTCACTATCACTCCGAGACTTCTCTCTTGACTTCATCGAAGGTCGGAAACTATATCCGGGATTTTCCCCCTTAATGACTTCAATAACAATCCCAAGATCGTCACAGCAGTTAGAACTTGTATCAATCTTCTCCATAGACCGGCACTTTACTTCTGCTACAATACCACAATCGTCGTAGAAATACACTACGATTCTACGTTCCATCTTTCCCAACTCCTTTTGGATTATTTGGTGGGCCCTCCGGGATTTGAACCCGGAACCTAACGGTTATGAGCCGTTTGCTCTAACCTAATTGAGCTAAGGGCCCACCTATAAATCATTTATAGCCTTAGATTACGCTAAAGCTTATTGTCCGACGTGAAGTACAATACAACGAAGAACAACGCCAATACAACTGTCAGCACAACCATCATCATTACTTCCTCACTCACTTGTACTCATCTCTTTATCTACCTCATAATCATTACATCCTTCACATTTAGTCTGCACCCCAGTCCAAATCTTTCCACTACTAGTCTTTTGTGTACAAGTTTTCCCTTCATCCGAGATAATTGTACTTCGTACTGGATGTGAGCCAAGATACCACACCACTTTCAGAGGAACTCCATACTTGTCTATCAGTTCCCTAAGAGAAGCCACTCTTTTTCACCCTTTCTTATCCATACCAATATGGTTCATTGCTGCTAGCACAGTACACAGAATGCCCCAGAAAAGAAGAACACCCCCAATAAATTCATTACCCCATCCAGGGTAATGTGAAGCGTGTGTATAGAGCGTAAGACAAGACACTGCCACTAGAACTGTAATGCAAGCCACTCTTTTTCACTCCTTATGTCCACTTTCGATATGCCTAAGCATATCTTCAATGGTATTGATCGGAATTCTATCACAGCCTCCACCACACTCTTCCATCTTGTAGAGAGCATCTTCTACTCTAACGGAAAATCCAGGTAGGTATTCCTCCTTGACAATCTTCTTCCAAGTTCCCTCAGCAACACCCGCATAGTGCCATCCTTCAAACGCCCAGATTAGCTCCTTTGTTTCTCCATCATCCTCAATCAAGTAGAGTGCATCATCTTCCATATCAGGAGTAGGAAGATTAAGGATATGTGCAAATGCTACATCCAGCTCAGAGAATACCCAAACATCAGGCAAACTGCTATACCCGTACACGATCTTGTCACCAAACGGGTTATGTCCGGTCATGTTTCTAAGAATGAAACTCATCTGTTCTCCTCCTTCATATCATACTCGACTGCATAGCAGAAAGGACAAGGTCCATCTACTATGTCAATCTTCTTATATCTATGCTCCACACATAGATAGTTTGCAAAGCCGTAGATTTCCTCATCTACGGCTTCGTAACAACATGGTTTTGTTGCTTCCCACGGATATTTCTTCCAGTCGTAGTAATCCGGCTTTAGATCACGGCACTTGCAGTATGGGATACCATTTATCGTTATATGTCTCATATCTACTTCCTCCTTTTTAGTATGACCTAAGACTGGGCATAAATCAAGTGTGACAGTTATAAATGATTTATACCCAGAGTTTAGACCTTACTGCTTAACCTCTCTCTGCCGGAGTATCATTCTCATCGTACGCCCCATCAGGAACATGTGTAATTGTAGTTCCCCTTGGCAGCCCAGAATAGGGAACTCTATATGCATCATCGAGACTTACCTTCTTATCCTCCTTTGCTTCTACATCCTTTGAATGATACAACATCACAGTTAGATACCAAAATACGCGCCTGAAGTCCTTGGAGAGGAAATCAGTTCTAATTCTTCGTCCCTCTTCCATTAGGCCCCGGAAGAATTCAGTACAGGTTGGATTGATCTTCTCCTTCCTAAGAAGGAAATCGTCAACCAACATTACATGGATACCACACATATGTATCCACAACGAAACTACATGAGGGTCCCTTGTGTACTCTTCTACGTCAACAGATGGAATTCCAACAAATTCCTCACCATCTTCAGCCGGATACCGAACAAACCCGTTATTCTTTAGAAACTTACCAGTATGCTCGTGATCTTCTGCAAAGAAATCCAAATCTGCCGGGTGAGATAGGTAACATGCTGAGCCCGTCAGTACAAACTCCTCTGCAAAACGTTCCAACATCTTTAGAACATAGTAACGTCCGAACGACTGGGCATTATCAATACCTGAGAACATGTAACTCACATCCTTCTTTAGATTTCCCCGAAATTCGGGGCTACAAAAAACAGAAAAAGAAAAGTCCAACCCTCCCTTAGAGGTTAAATTCTAAGGGAGGAGTAGAGCTTTCTTCCTTATTCTACTACCATTGCCTCCTCTTCTAGTCTTTTGTACATTCGATATACCCTCTGAGGAATCGAATCGTCATACTTGATCTTGAATGACTCTGCTTCTCCCTTGTTTTCTTGCCTCCCTTATAATATTGGTAGTTCCTCAATGTCTTTCCCATTATTCTCCACACTCCTTCAATAGTGCCTTCAGACCATCCCATCCAATGTAAAAGTTAGTGAACATCTTAGTTTCTTTGCTTAGCCCGATTACAACTATGTTAGAAAACGCGCACCATTCCCCACAGATATAGCCAGAATGCTCCAACATTCCTAAGAGAGTCATCAAGTCACATGACTCCCCATTTACGTCGAACGAGTCAATACTACCATCTTGGTGTATTAGATGTACAAGCAGGTCTACAAACTCGAATTTCATACTAGTTTCCTCCCCATAGGATGCTTGCCTGCAACCTTCATCTCTTGACGCTTAGATGCACCTATGAAGGCACACCTAAGGGCGTGTTCTGGACAACTTCTCTGATTTAGTTCTGCCTTCTTGTGTGACTCTGCTAACTTCTCTTGCCACTTTTCCATCTACTTCTCCTCCCCCATTGCAGATTCTTCTAGTTTACGACAGTTGTACCCGGCCTGCAAAACAACCATAAGCAGACCAGGTAGTGACATGGGATTTGTTACTACCATTACTGCGATATTCGAGAGTACCTTTGGAGCAGCAGAATCACTGAACCAAGGCTTCAGAAACTTCTCTGCCTCGGAAATGTCTCGTGCAAACTTCTCAACATCTCCCTCCCCCGATCTTACTAGATTTGTCAACCTTTCTAGCATACTACTAACCTCCGCCACTTGCAGGTCTAACAATGACATATTACTACTCACCCCTTTTGGTTGTTTACAGCCCTAAGTGCTTAAGCTTTCTTAGCGGGGGCTAATTAGAAAGAAGAAAGAAATCCCGCTAAGAAAGTTTGAGAACTTAGAACCCTAGACTAGGAGATTACCGCTGTCTCAGCAGGCATAATCTCCTGCTTTACAATCCACTCGTTCACCTCCTTGACCCATTCCTCAAACTTACCAATATAACTAGGAACATCCCGCCTAAGTACCTTGAAGTAACAACCACCATTCTCCAGGTGTCCCCAAAACCCGTAGAAGATGTTGGCGGTGTCACCAGTAACACTAATTGGGAAGTCCGGCTTGCCCATAGACTTACTTATCACTTCTGGAACTACTCCAGTAATCTTGCATGTCACTTGTTCAAGAGGATATCCCTCTGGGATCTCCACCTTGATTGAGAATGTAGGCTCCTTCTCGATCTTCTTTTCCTCCTCAATCTCCTGAGCCAACACAACCAATCCCTCCCTTCCCACATAGATGTCCCCTACACCTCCTTGTGGACCCAACCACCGATAGATCACGATATGATGTGACATGCTGTTGGTAAGTCCAGTAAGGGTACACAAAAACTCATCATCTAGCTCCCCATGATGTGTAACATGCCCAACAACACCATTACTGTTGCACAAAAACACCTCGTAGTTCATTTGTCCCACTCCTATACCCTTGATTTCCCCCGAAAAAGGGGGCTACAAAAGAGAATCAGAAAGGCTTCAACTCACCAAACTCATTCACCTCCTCAAATCCTTGTGGTACTAAGACAAGACCTGTTACTTGTTGAGTTACTGGTTTTTGCTGAACTTGAGGAACTACGCTTCCTCCAATCTTCTCGGCTTCATGCAACATCTCGTGAAGTTCCTCCCACTTTAGAGTAGTACGAATAGGACTACACCAACCATCTTTCCCTGGAGAGGATAGCAAAGTAAATGCCATCCTTACTCCTCCTGTCTTATCGACGGGAACAATCATTATGCACCATCCTTCTTCATCATCTCTTCAAGTTTCTCCAGGATTACTCCCAGTTCTGTGGTGTTGAACAGTTTGTCCACATCTTCCTTTGCATCTTTCAGTTCCTTGCCAGAAAATATCCTCCACATCTTGATAACGAGGATACGACTGAGGTCATGTCCGTGGTCATCTTTCATCCACGACCATAAGCTTACATCTCCCCCCACCTGAACGGCAAGCTTGTGTGCCTCCTCGTTTGTACCCCAGATCAGAGCTTTTCCACTCTCCCACTGCACCATCCATATACCCTTGTCCATGTTACTTCATCTCCTTTTTTTTGGCGGGCTAAACTTAGAGAAAAGAAAGAAACTTCTCTAAGTAGACCTAAGCACACAACAGGTATAAATGATTTATGGGCATGTAATCATGTTATATTGTTGTATGCTCAAGTCTTCCCTTGTACTTGATTGGTGGTAATAGGTTCTAGACTCCCTTTTTCTAAGAAAAGCCGGGGCTAAATCTAAGAAAAAGGGAGAAACAACCTACTTCCGCAGTTCGTAGAGCCCTTCCCATCCTGTGTAGTATTCATTGGTAGCAGTATTCTTCACTACTACCCTGTCAAAGAAGCAAGTGCCATCAAGAACGTAGGAATCATGCAGCCAAGTCCACAACACCTTAATATCACCCCACAACTGGGGCATTAAGATGCCTATGATACCGTCTTCGTCGCAGAGGTAAATCTCGTACATTTACATCCCTTCTTTCTATCACATTTCCCGCTTTTCGGGGGCTACATGAAAAAAAGAAGGGAATGGATACTAAAGGTCGCACTTAGGACAACAGTGAATCCATCCCTCAAATAGTACACGCTTCCTACCACACTTCTTGCATCTTAACTTCTTATCTAAGGCCTTCTTCTTAGCCATACTTCCTCACTCCTTCTTTAGTAGTCCAGCAAGATACTAATAGGTTCTAATAGCCTTCTTTTCCTTTTTTCTTAAAACCGGGGCTAAAGATAAAGGAAAAAGAAGGCTAATACAACCTACTTGTCGAGGTTGAGCACCTTGGTGATGTAGGAGGCCCTCTCCAAGAGACAGATGGTGGTGTGGGCAACCAGACCGTCAAACCCCCGAGCGTATACGTCAACCTCCGTGCATTCGTAGCGGGTTCCCTCGTCCCTCGGCCCCATAGCCCAAATCTCGGAATAGGAGAGGTAGACATGCTTCCTGTTGATACAGGTGAACCGCCTCCTCTTCATTTCCTCTGCCGTGAACGGAACTCCTCCGAACTCCTTCAGTCTTGCCATCTTTGCCACTCCTTTCGGAATTTTGAGACCTAGTAACATCCACCAATATCTCAGATTTCTGAATTCCGCTAATACCTGTCCACCTACATCTCAAATTTCCAAGACCTAATGATACTCTTCCTGGACCTCCCTCTATATCCTCATACTTAATGACTTAAGGTAGTCCCTTTCATTCTAAGTAGCAACTATAGCTACGTAGTAGCTAAATTACGTAGTGATTATAAACCATTTATGGATGTATAACAGAGTTACATATCCATAAATGAGTTATAGCAACTACGTTGCTTCACTGCTACGCAGTGATAACTGCTACATTGTACTACTCTGCTGCCCGGATTAGGTCAAGAATAGCCTTGAACGTGTCTAGTGAGATCTTCTTCTCTTGCAGAAGTACCAAAATGTCATTGAACTGCATCTGGTTATCAGCAAGACTGTCCACTGTATCCATAATATGATTCATGTACTCCTCAAGGGTGTGCTTATCCATTAGATATCCCCTTCTTTCCTTTACTTTAGCCCCCCAAAAGGGGCTACAGAAAAAGAAAGACGAGTAGTTTGCATGGTGCAGCATATGACAATCTCAGAAATCTGAAACTTACACCTACCCTTCCAGGACCTCCCTCTATACCTATTACTTAATTCACTTAAGGTAGTCCCTTTTACTTAGAAATCCCCAAATCACAGGTATTGCTGCTACTTGGTAAATAAAAAAAGCACACAATATCGGGTATCTATATGCTTAGATAACAAAAAAGGGAGGAAACACCCCTATCTGCGCTTTCGCGCAGTAGACGCATAGCGTCTATAGGAGTGCCTCCTCCCTCTTCCCCTGTCTGTGTCGTGGATGTAGCAGGTGTGGCAGGATACGGCTACGCCTTGGACGGTTTCGGGGTGTTGTCAGCGTAGGTCTCGGCGGCCGCAAGGTCGACCTTGAGTTTCTTCCCCTCGGGGTGATTCTTGCCAATCCACCCAATCAGACCGTCCCTGTTCCCCTTGCGGTCAATCAGAGCCAACAGCGTCTTGCCGTGGGAGACAACCTTGCCACAGGAGGGGAAGGTGAACGCGGGAAGCCCGTTCCCCGCGGTAGCGGGCACAACCTCCTCGCACACCTCTTCCTCGTCGTCCAAGGCCTCGCTGGTGGTGTCCTCGCCGGTGTCCATCGTAGCGGACGGAGTGGGCGTCTGGGGGTTCACCTGAACGACCTTGCCTGCCTCAAGAGCCCGCATGCGCTCGATCAACTGGGCCTTGGTGAGGTCCTCCAAGGCGGCACCCTTCGGCTTCTCCTGCTGCACGATACTGGCACCCTTGAGAGCGAACCCGGGGAGATTCGTCACAGGGATGACATCAGCGAAGGATTGGCTGAAGAGGCGAACGGACTTGTGGCCCTTGCTACTGACACACTCCTTGGGGGAGGGGGAAGGTGCGAAGATTGCGACGATATTCCCCTCCTCGTTCTTGAAGCACGAAACAACCTCTCCCACGTGAAACATGTCTGCATTCTTGTCCATTTTAGTTCCCTTTCCTTAGCAGAATATCACTACAATGTATACTTTCCTTCGCAAGAAGGCAGTAAACATTGAAATGATACCGAATTCTTATTCCCCATAGCAGAGGTGAAGGCATTATAGTCATTCCTTGTCAATAGACACAAAGTTATACGGACTATGTCCGTAGAGTGCCGAAGCACTCATATCATTCCTTTCCGAAGGGATACTGATATAACACCAAGGGGTAAACTCTTGTGCCTACCTTGCCTAGTAAGGGCTGAATCATATATATCTAGGCAAAGTTCACATTTGTGACCACTTCGGACCTCCCCACTATGATTGTAGGGAGAAAGGCCACCTTGTTACTAGAGGGGGTTCAGAATTGTACTAAGGGACGATAACCTTAGACTTTCGCGCAATATTGACTATATTCCGCCACAGAAGGGCGTCTTGCGCTATTCCGCTATGTCAAGGTTCCATACCTGTCCCCGAGCGCATTGCGCTATAGATTAGGGGACTGCCCCACTCGCGCACTATATGGGTGTGGGCGGAGGGGCTGGTGTCTGACCTGGTGTGCTATCGTCTCTGCACTATTCGCCGGATGGTAGGAGTATACCTCTTTTGGGGTAGACAGGACTCTGGAGGGGTCACCTATAAATCATTTATACCCCCTTCTCTTAGGCTATAGTATCTCTCCTTCCTCTCCTTATCCTCTCCTTCCTCTCTCCTCTTACTCCTTCTTTACTAAATACTTAGTAGTCTTCTCTCTTTGCCTGCGGCGCTGGCCCCCGCCTTGGTTTTTGGGGCTATTGCAGCTATTACTGTTAGATTGTTGTTCTATTTCTCTAATAGCTTCTTGTATTGTCTTCCAATCACTTTCCGTAAGCTCTTGTTGTTTGAATATTCTTTCATAGTCTGGTATATCTATTTTGATAGTGATCTCCTTCTTTTTTTCTAGTTGGCCCCGAAATTGGAGAAAATTGAGAGACTATAAATGATTTATAGGTGAGTATAAATCATTTATAACTAAGACTAAAGTCATAACTAGTAGTCATCTAATATATTAGCTGCATCATCTAATACATCTTTAGAGAGTTCTATAAGTTCTACTTGTATATACTCCTTAGACCACACACGGGCCAGTCTAAATGCTTCTGATAGTTTCATTGTTTCTCTTCTTTTTCCTATACTCTCCCCTACTAGTATATCTACTGTATATACTGTCTCATCCTTGTTAGTTCTCTTATCTATTCTTATTTTCAAGGTAATCTTCCTTCTTTTTTTTATAGTTGGCCCCGGTTTTGGAATTTTTGAGGTATGTAGGCTATAAATGATTTATAAGCAAAGCTTTCAGTTATAACTGCGTAGCAGCTTAGTTCCTATAATCTATACCTTTATGCTATCTGGAGGAGGTGGAGGGTGCCTAAGCCAACTTTCATACCTACTAAGTTGAGTTACTAAGTAATAGTCTTTATATACTTCTATCCTATATTCCTTACAGTCTCTACCTACTACTATTCTATGCTTAGTATCCTCTTCTTTTCTTTCCATCTTTAGCCCGCCTTTTCTTAGATTTTAGGCTATAAATGATTTATAGGCAAAGCTTTTAGATATAACTTGAAGTCTTAGATTATACTACATCACTAAGTTCTTTAAGTACCTCTTTTGATATTTCAATACAGGTTGCTTCAGGAAACTGCTGTACTAGTCTATTAGCTGCTTTAATTCCTAATGACAGACTAGATACTCGTTCCATCTTACCTATACTTATTCCTCTTAGGTCTACACCTACAATATCCTTTGATACTCTGTATATTGCTATTCTAGTCATTATTCTTTTCCTTTCTGTTTAGCCCCGATTATAAATCATTTATAGTTTAGGACTTATGTACCTAATGGTCTAAATCACATGTGGGGGCTTTGGATCACAGTGTGCTAATAGGATATCTATTGTACAAGGAATTACTTCTTTTTTGAGGACTGCCCCATTAAATGCACTATGTACATAATAGTGAGGTACTTTTACTAAGTCTGTTCCCTCCTCCCTAAACCAGCTTCTATTCATTCTTACACTCTCTGCGAAGTTATGTAGCTCTTGGATATCTCCATCTGTTGTTAGGTGTGTTCCATCGAAGAAGATCATTTCTTTTTTTCCTTTCTTTTGTAGCCCCAAAATCGGGAAAATTGAGACATTATAAATGATTTATACCCCAGTTATAAATCATTTATAGCTTAGAAACCATGCCTCACTTTACTAGCTAATCTACTTACTAATAGTTGTACTACCTCCTTATCGTGCTTACCTAGAAGACTGTAGTTAGATATAATCTCTGCTACCTCAATACTCATTTCTGGTGAATAGCTAAAACCTCCCATTAAGGTATCAAAACTAATATCTAGTGCCCCTCTTATCTTAACTAGTGTATTATAGTTAGGAAGTCTTCTATTATTTTCTAACAAAGAAATAGCAACGCTAGTTAGTCCACAAAGTTTTCCTAGTTCTGCTTGAGATATTCCTCTCGTTTCCCTAATTCTTTTTAGTCTTTTAGCAAATGTTGTCATAATCCATTCTCCTAAGTATAAATCATTTATAGACTTAGTTCCTATACCCTTAGAACTTGTCTGTTTCAATACCCCATGAGTCCCATCCTGCTCTTTGTGTTCTAGCAAACAACTCAATATAAGGACCTTTCACCAGCCTTTCTATCTTCCTATACATTATCTCTGGCTTCCTACTATGCTCTCTTCTCTTAGCTACTGTTAGTTGGGTAACACTCTTATTTTCTCTTTTTGGATGGCCCCGAGTTGCTAAAAGACACATCTCTGGATTAGCCCTTGTCCAATATCCTGTTCCCATAAACTCTGTACTATCTTGATTTAACTTAACCCAAGTAAATGCTACTGTCTTATACTTAAATCCCCAATTCTCTATTACATATAGTCCATCCTTTAGCATAGGATCAGTTACCCACATCAATAGTACACAATCAGATAAACATATTCTACCTACATCTAAATAGCAAATATCATCTAATGACATTACTGGATAGTGATTAGTTGCTGCTCTAGTCTGATTAGTTTCTGAATATGTCTTAAATGACCAAGGAGGATCAGCATATATTACACCATACTTCTTATAAGGAAAAGGAGGAGTTTCTACTTGTGTTTCTGAGTATTTTGGTTTCATCTTGGTACTATCCTTAGGTTCTCAGCAGGAATAAAATTTCTAATATGCCTAGCAACATTGTTACTTTGCATTTCACAAAACATGAACTCTATATATGCATAACAACAGTTATGGCAAAGATCAAACTCTAAATTGTTTCCCCTACTACCATCCTCCTTAATATCTACCGTAAACTTTAGTTGTCCTTTAGTCCATTCAGTAGGTTCAAACTCTTTACCACACTTATCACATACAAATACTTCTTTCTTAGCCATTGCTATTTATCCTTTCTCTCTAGAATATCTTTAATATTTCTACAGCAATCTCTACACAATCCGGTTTCTGATATTTCATATACAATCTTATCTGTATTTGGAATATCCGTTCCTGGTATATACTCGGGAATAGACTTGACAGAACTAAACTTCTTTCCACATCTAATACAATTAGCCATTACTATGCTCCTTTAGCATATTCATTATGATTATAAATGATTTATAGTCCTTAACTACATTTGCTAGTTCAAACATACAACTTACGTCAATGCATAACTTCAAATTCATTGTTTCGGCGGCTCTAATACAATAGCAAATAGCATCTAAGAAGTTAGGTTCTACTAGACTACCATTAGGTCCATCTATAATACAACTACCATCTTCTCTTCTTAGTAAGGTAATCATCCTATAATCTCCTTTACTTCTTCTACAGCTTCTTCTATTCCTTTCTTAGCTTCTGTAACTGCCTTCACAAGTTCATTATAATCCTTAGTAAGATCACTAAATGTTGTTCTAATAGTAACTGGTTTAGATGTTGTAGAAGTTGCATCTCCTAGTTTAATAGTATCATCTAGTTCATCTCTTAGCATCCTTAATACAGGAATAGATTGAATACTAATAGCATCTGTAGGACATGTATCTAAGAGATATTTCAACGCCTCAGTTACTTTGTTAAAGCAAGGAGTAGATTTACACATATGATAAGATAATACTAGATTACCTGATAAATCATAAATAACAACTTCATCATTTATAATAACTACCCCATTAGTAGGTACATCATATAAGATGTGATGTCGTTGTCCTTTGTATAACATTTCTCTTTTCCTTTCTTGTTTAGCCCCAATTTGAGGAACTCAAAATAGTAGAGCCTAAAAAGCACACGGTACTCCAACCACTAATTGCCGGGGCTAACGGTTAGTAGGAAGGAGTACCGTGTGTGTACATCAAAGAGCATCACTATCCTTTTATCCAGTAAGACATTTATATACTAAGAACGTTAGACTATAGGAACTAAGCTGCGTAGCAGCTATAAATGATTTATAGCTTTAGTGTGGTCCTGCTACATCACTACCATCTATATAACTATCCATCTCAATAATCTTATTGTCAAGATCATCTACACTACATTCAATATCCATTACCGTACTACTACTTGCTAAGAAGATGTTAGTATGTGTTTCTGGGTATGTAGCATCAGCATGGTATGCTGTAATATGATCTATGTTGATCCTTGTGCCACTGACTTCAATAAAACCTCTAGGAATAGACATCTCTATTCTCCTTTTGTTCTCTTGTATAAACTCCAGACTGCTTGGCCCCACTCAGTAGAGCCTTCAGCATATCTTTTACCATAACTAATCACATTATACTTTGTAGGTCCATTAGCATCTGAACCATCTGAATTAGCAAACCTCCTAATGATTTTAGCAGACCAGATTGCTTGTGTTCTCAGGTCTGTTCCTCTTGCCACCTTAACACCATACCCATAATCATCTCTATCTGAACTTGGGTTCTCATGTGTCCTAATGGCTATTAGCAAATTAGGTGATACATTGTGTAGTGTACCAGCTACAATAGCAATATGCCAGTTTCTTAGATCACCCTTAAAGAACTTAGATGTAGAAGAGTAGATTGGTACTCTTACCCTCTTGCCATTAGATAGATGTTTGTAAATATCATTTACATGATTCATTACTGCTGTATCCCATGCTATACTATTTAGTTGATCCTCATTAGCCCACTTGTTGAATTTATCAGCTAAGTCATAACATGATCCATTGTTTCTGATTATATATTCATCTTCTGTTCTACAGTAGTTGCTGGCAAATGAGACGGTTGCTAATAGCAGTGCTACAATCACTGTTCTCTCTCCTTAATCTTAAACGGTAGTTCTTTACACTGAAACCCCGCTGCTCCTTTATGCCCATCTCCACCATATCTTCTTGCAATCTCTGATACATCTATAGTTGTTGAATACAAACTAACTGTCCAAAGATAACCATCAAACGAAATACAAGAGCAGATTGGGTATAGATTCTTCTCTATACTATTAAACATATCCGAACTTCTACCATAGTTAATAGCTAGGATAGTATACCCTTCAAACTCAGCCTCAAATGCTCTCTCTATAATCATAGAAGCATTAGTAATATCTAGCTTACGTCGTATCTTGTCACCAACACTTGTTGCCCATTCTATTTCTTTAGCATCTGATAAGGAATACACCAGTGTCCACAACTGATTTGAACTAGGTGTAGTATTATAGCAATACTGTAACCCATAATGAAAATCTTTAGTTTTATCACCAAACTTAAATGACCACGTATCCCAATCTCCTATCAACTGTACAGCCATTGGAATGTCTAGACCATTGTACAAATATCTCCAAACTAATTCACAAGCAGCCATTCTTTCACCATCATTACCTGCTGCTCTAATACCAGAAAGATATTGTGGATAGATATTACTATTACAATTTTGGTGATGATCTATCCAGGTTACATTTGGAGTAATACCAAGAAGCTTATCCCAATCTCCTTCTTTCTGTAAGTTAAAATCTACAATATAAACAACTTCA